CCGTTGTACGTATCGCATTGAACGACGTTGGGTTGGCCTAACGGAGTATTTATTAGTTCGGTCGATACAACCGTCAGTAGGTTAACGTCTTCTGCCAAAGCAGAGACTGAATTGAAAGTGATGTTCATTCTGGTCTCCTAGTTTTGTGGTACGAACACCCAATCCGTCGTTAGTCGTAAAAAACATCTCTGGGACCGGCGTGCCAACAACAGGACGACAAAGTATTTGTACTCTGCTCACTTCCTGTCGCTTGCTATTCACAGTGAGTTCAAAGTCGGCTGTGTGAGTTTCACCGCGATAGTCCACCATAGCACGAATCTGCAACACGTCACCATCGTTAGCAACCAAAGGAAGCGGCGTTTGGATTCTGAGCACAGGTATGTTCGATACTTCTGTGCTAGGATTTCTGGGAGTCAGTAACTCCATAGAAAAACGTTTTAAATCTACTTTTACATTCATAGTTTAGTTACCCTTCTGCTGTGCTAGAATCTCGGATTCCTTGGTAAACCAATTTAGGGTGTTTGTTTTCTCTATGACTTCAGAGATCGGGCGTGACGGTAGGTCATTAAACATCTCTTTGCATAACAACACAGTACCGCGAAAGACACGATCCACACTGACAAACACCAACGGCCCTTCTCGGTGATGGAACCGGATCTCTTTCTGCTCCCACCCGTGTAGGTGAAATAAACCGACTGGACTTAACTGGAAAAGTTCCACGTCTGTCAGTAAGGCTCTCGGTAGAGGGAGATATGCCGGGTATTGCAAGATCGGACGCATTGTCTGTTTGTGTTTACGGTCCTTCGCTCTGTCTTTTACCAGCTGAGCGTAACGTTCTTTGCGAAGGTTTGTGTTAAACTTACGAGCGTGCCGTTTCACACGTCTGAGGAGTAACTCCCTTTGACTTTCGTGGTAGTTCTCCTCTACTAAAGAGAGTAGTTCTTTATACCGTTCTATAGATAGGACTACTAGCTGAGGATTTGGATTTACGTTCATTCGTTTATTGCTCCTTAATTACAGCAGCTTTGAGTACCGGTTCAACTGTTAGCTTCACATCGGCCTGCGAGGCATTCTGGCCAGCCGATAGAAAAGAAGCAGCACCGCCAGCGACAATGAAGTTAGTTACGTCACTGGGTACTGGAATCACGCTAAATGTGTACACGAAAGGAGTTTTCTTTCCTTGGTGCTCTAATTCACCGTGAAGATAGCCTAACTCAAAAACTGGTATTACCAGCGGGAGTTGAGTTTGATAGTGCACCACTAATGATTCTTCGGGAATCCTGCGGGCGCCTATCTTTTCGTCAACCATTACGACCGCAAAACTATCAACGGTTATTTCTACCTTCTGGTTCATTCTGGATTCCCATTAGGACGCAACGCCCTTGCAAAGCCGTACACGTATGGGTTTAAGTCTTCCTGTCCGTCGGGTTGAGGTTTTAACTTAAAGCCATTGCGGAGTGCTAACTCGCGGATTTGGTCATTCGTCCACTGGAACGCCACACCAGCCGCTTTGAGTTGTCTCAAGATAAAACTCACGTACTTGATCTGGTGGAAACAATCGTGCAGGGAGTCGTGAGGCTCTCCTTCGAAAGTTAAAGTTTTCTTCGGGTTGATTCCAAAGAGATACCCTACTTCTACGACAGTACGGACGTCGAGTTCTTTAAAGAACTTCCATGGCAGTGGTACACCAGAGACTTCAAACGCATTCGCGAGTATCCCTAAATCAAACCGAGCGCCGTTCCCCCAGAGGACGGCGTCTTTGCCGATTTCATTCAGGAACACCGCAACGAGGTGAAGCGCATCTTCTAACTCTAACCCGTTCTCTAACGTACGAGATAACGGAAGACGTGTAGTATCGGGTTGTCTTAACCACCACGCTACAGTACCACCGTTTATTTTTAAACCCGCTTTGAGTAAGCTGTCTAAACGAATCGGCACTTTTAAGAACAGACCAGACTCTCCTGTAAAGCGATTAAACTGCACTAAGGAGATCTCTACAAACGCAGCTTGTGAGCTCAGTCCTAACGTCTCGATGTCCACCATGACGTCTTTCCAGTCGAACTGTGCGACTTCTCCTTTAAGGAGCATGTGTAGCCCTTCAAAGAAGTTTTCGTGGTACCACTTGTCTGTCTTGAGTTGGATACAGACTTCGTCCTTTTGGAAGTTCCGTGTCTGTAGGTTCAAACGGGGGTGTTGGGTTGCTTCACTCACGGGTGGTCTCCTGTATAGGTTTTAACACTACTGGGCTGAATTTAATCAGTCGAGTAGCTTTATTTTCATAGAGCTCCGTGTCAAGTAACAACACGAACGAACCATCGGTTTGTTTTGCAAGTACCGCCTGAAAAGGAGAGAAGGACTCCCCTTTCAAGATCTTACTTTTCGAATAACCGATAAGTGCTCCCATGGCGGTAGCGGACAAAGTGAAACACGTGTGGTTGAATGGAGTGAGGCCAAACCGAGGAATAGCAGCTTGAACAAACTCTTTGACTAAACCATCGGCTGTGTCGGTCTCTTCGTACTCTAAAGCAACGGTTTCTTTCAGCTGAATATCGTGGTCTCCTACTAAAGGGGTAACGAACACCCCTTGATACACGAAGGGTTGGTCTTCTTCAAGTAACCGACGACGAAGCATATCCGCTTCGCTAAAGTCTTTGTTCTTAGTGATGGATACGACGTTGTCCATTCTACTCGCCTCCGCGATAAGTGTACTCAACAGCAAGTTTGAACTTGACCTCTACGGGCACAAATTCCAACCCATCGGGCGTAGCGATTGTAAATCCAAGTGGGTCGCCTACCCATTCTAAAAATAAACTACCTGTCCATTTATTGGCTTTGATCATCAACGTGGGATCACAAAAACACAACTGGACGTTGTAAAGTCCAGTGACTCGTAAACTTACGGCTTGGTGATCCGACCACCCTTGAGTGAATAACTCTAGAGAAAGATCTAGAGGAGTCCCATCGAGCATACAGACAGCGAGGTCAGTGATTTGTGCATGTGCTGCGGTTACTTTCAGATCGGTAATTTTGATGTTCATTTAAACCCCCCCCCTTTGGATCACCAACGATCGGCTATGCTTTTGACCATGACTAACCACTGTTTACGGTACGTTTGTGAAACGATTTGATACGCCAAACGTTCATAATACTTCGGTTTATCTGTAGAAAGAAACACGGTATCAAAGTGGTGTCTACAGTGGTCTTCTAAAGTCCTCACTAGCAATTTCCCTACTCCAGAACGCTGCCACTGCCACGCTACGCAAAGTTGGTTCAACGAAACGCACTCTGCATCAAACGCACAAGGACTGGCGTTAAGAAAGCCGATCAATACCCCATTGTCAACGTACACCCCAAGCGTTACACTTTTAGGACGAGTTAGGTCTTCTAGAAAGCGATCAAAGTACTCATTAGCTACAGCACGATTAGTGAGTGTCGTTTGGTGTGCGCCTAGAAAGATTTCTACAACGCGTTGATGGTCTGTTCCTTCTATGACAGCCACGTAACAGGACGTTGTGTCCGTATCCCGTAAGACGTGCTGAGTTTGGTGCGCGTCGCTCATTAGGTCCTTCAGTTCAGGTGTGCTCATGTTGGTTCCTTTTCTGGTTCAGAAAGTGACTTTAGCCAGTTGATGAATTTCTCACGCTCCCATCTCGGACTTCCTCCCAATTTAAAATCTGGGAGAGGCACTGCCGTAATATTCCCGCGAGAGTCCCTAAGTGGCACGTAGTCAGGGTGTTCCGGAGAGTACCGCATCCTCTCCAGAGTACGACGACTAACGCTTAGAAGACGGTATATGTCAGACAGTGTTAAGTACCTCGGTATTTCCCAAGATACACCACCGGAAATAATCATCATTCTACCACCGCCTCGTATAGGTTAAAGGTAATGACCGGCTCTACGCTCCGGTCGGTTAAACGCTCGCTGATGTAACAGAACGGTCCGTTGTCTGGGTGGTCTAACCACACCACGAGGTTGTTGTTCTCAAAGAAACTCAGCGCTTCGTAATAGTTTCCACGGCTAGGCCAGACGTGGGAGATGGGTAGTTGTGTGGACAACTGCTTCACTAACGGGTTCAGCGTTTTAAAGTGCGCTCGAAGTACCGCGTCTGTCGTAGGAGAGACGGTGGTACCGATTTTGATGTCGACGTATTCGTACATGGTTCAATCCTCTTCTTCCCAATCGATGCAAGCGGTCGCTACACGAACCGATTCATCGCCACTGTATGGGGTGACCAATGAACACTGCAACCACACCCGGTCTTTAGGGGCGCAATAAGGACTATCAAAACAGACGTACGTTTGTCTCCAGGTCAACAAAGGAGCATGGCAGTTGTTCTTCACATCCATTGCTTGGGTTATTTTCCACTCAACGCGATGCTGGTGTTTGTGTTGTGGGTTGCGTGTTTCCCAAACGTTACAGACCGCAAAGAAAGTTTCTGTACCGGAATTCATTCCAATTTCAGACAATTCAACTGAGATGTGTGACGGTACCAAATACACCAGGTTCTGCGCAGCACAGGTGACTCCACAAACGGTAGTGTGCATGAGTTCCGATGGCGGTAAATCAATTTCGATTCGTTTCATAGTCTACTCCTCAGTCCCGTTCCAGGTACTTACAGAAATGTCCCGGTTTGTTCGGCGTGGATACCCATACGACCACACATTCCTCTTTAGGTTGTACGACGATGGGATTGTTTTTAGCGTACTCAGAATCACTCAGATCGACGTGAATACAAGCAGGTTGATCGAGCATGCTCTTTTCACCAAAAGCGCTTAGAATCAATTCTACGGCTCTTTGTGGGCAATCTTGATTTAGTACTTGGTACATACCGTTTATTCCTTCTCTTTTAATCCGAATGAGTTTATAACAGGAGTGGTTTTTAACAGCTCTTGTAAACGTTCCCACTCGCCCTCTACTGTCAACGCGATGAAGTCTATCCCACCAACAGTTCTTGGTGGGGTACCCAGGAACCCAAGGAAGACAGGTTCTCTTTTAACTGGTGGTTCATCAGGAACTTTAACCTCACACGCCAATCCACCGCGATACACATAAGCGTACGTTAAGCGATCGTCAAAGTCGTCGTCTTCGTGCGCCCATACCGCTAACAGTTGTCCTTCTTCAGCTACAAGAAACGGAGAGACTAATGTAAAGAACGCTTGTAAGCAATCCGGATACACCTTCCCTTCTCTGTGTAACTCCAGTTTCTTCCGATCGACTTCCGTGGTCAGTAACTCGTAGAACCATTCTTCGTCCTTAAAGTCTTCTGAGAAAAAGAAATGTGGACGTTGGATTTGTTCTAAGTGAGTATAAGGCCAACCTAGAGACAAATCAAAAGGAACGTCCTTCTCGTAGTGGTGTTCGATTGCTTCCAGGAACTCAGGTATCCGAGGGAAGAATTTTCCCTCAGGGTCTTTGAGTTTTATCTGAACGTGTACTTTATGGCGATCGCTCATGCTGTTATTCTCTTCGTCCTCAGACCACTCGACCTCGGCTATAATCACACGTCCCATACCCCTTGGGTAATCGACGGTAAAGTCCGATACCTGCGCGTGCACTCTATCGCTAGGTGGCGTGTATTTATCCGACATATTCGCGTACGTCTGTTTGGACTCCACGGTCACCTCTTCCAGATTGGAAGAACGTTCACACGTAAAACGAACCCAAAACTCATGAGGCTCGTTTACGCGGTAGGTGTTAAAGGCACCTTCGAGACAATACGTGCATGAGTCCACAGCGGTAAGTTTTGTGGGGGTGTACGTACCTCCTTCTGGCAATAACACCGACAGTGTGCTTATGGAGAATTCTCCATGCTGTATAGTGAAATTCTTAGGTAAACGTACGTCGTATTCTTTTAGTTCCATGGTACTCTCCGATGGTTCTTTAGTTTAGTTCCTAAAGATAATGTAGGTCTATAAACACTTCGATTAGTCTATGCTGTGAATTATGACACAAAAAAAGAAACGGCATACGGGGAGGGTGTGAAACCCTCCCCGCTTTGCGTTAATGGAGCACTCTGACTTTTACTTTTTCTATCTTAAACAGAATACACGCAGTTTCGGTATCTTCGTCCACGGTTTCGATCGCCATGTAGAGTACGTCGTCTGTAGGCACGAATAACGTACAACGGACTGCTATATCTGCTTTGGCTTCACTGCAAATATAAAACAACGTCAGGACGCACTCTAGAACTCGATCAGGAAACGCGTTCAGCTCAAGCTCGACAAGCGCTGAGTCAATAAACTCACTTGCGATGTCTCCAAACGCATCTCCTGCGCCTCTCACGCACTCTAGACACAGCACTTCTTCCAGTGACCCTTCTGCTTCTTCTGGTGTTGTGAACACATACCCTTCTACGATGTACTGTGTAAGCTCCCCGTTAATTAACCGCACTAAGTGTTCTTGCGTATCCCGTTGCTGTTGTGTGAGGTGTTCGGTCTCTACAGTCTCTACTATCGGCATAGCGTACTCCTTTTTTCTTCAGATTCACTGGATTACTTTGAATCCACGATCGAATATTGCTAATCTCACTAACTCTTCAATGAGCTCTGGGTCTTTCGCACACGTGTATTTAACGACTTCTCCATCCTTTACCATGATACTTAATACCTCACGGTCTCCCATTAAGACCCTCGCGTAATGCGGAAACATCACGACTTCTAGATCCTCACGCGTACGTACACACATGGTGGATTTCCCCATACCAGGAACATCGACGATTTCATCGGAGACTTCCTTAAAACCCGCCAAATGGTTTTGTAAGTCATAGAAAAGCGGGAGCAAACGCTGTCGTTGCTCCCGCTTCATCGCTTTGTGTTTTAACCACAGATACCTTACCAAGTGTAACAGTAACACCGAACACGCCCCTACGACAATTCCTAACAGCAAAGTTTCTGACATGTCTCACTCCTTACGCAAATGCTTTGTTGATTAATTGTTTTGCTTCTTCTACGTCACCAGTAAACACAAAGTGTGTTACTTCCGTGGTTCCGTCCTTTCCCGTGTGGTGATGGATTCTTACTAACTGTCCTCCCTGGTACGACAGTTGCACGTAGTTCTCACACACGTACACGGTGTAGCTTCCTTTCCCGTAGCTTGAGACTTCAAACGTACGTCCTGTCTCTCCACTGGTGACGTCTCGGGCGTACTCGTAATGAAACCCCCAATCCGCTGGAGTGCTCAATTTGTATAAAACCTCTTCTACGTAAGGCTTGTGGCGATTTTGTTCTCTTTGTTCTAGATCTGCCAACCAGCCTATTAACAGCAGGCCAGCGAACACCGTCAACACAACGTAGATCGTATTCTCATTCATTTCTCTCTCCTCAGTTTTTTGTTTGTACGTAACGGTCTAACAGTTCCCAATTCAATGGCGTATACAAAGGTTCTATTTGTAACCCTTCTTTACTGAACGTGAGTACCTGCCCTTTGTGTTTCTCTATCAGCCCTAATTCGGCTTTCCCTAGTATCCGGTGTTCCTTTTTATACACCGAGTATTTCTTCCATCGAGCTTGCATTTTCTTTTTATCTCTGGTGTCCTTAAAGTCTCCAGCAAAGAAGCTCTGGAATAAACCCAACTTTGCTGTAGGTAAACCACACACCCGCACCACGGCTTCTGACTGTTGGACAAAGACTTGATCTACAGCCTGTTCTTTTAACGCCTCGAGGTGTTCTACTAATTGTCCTTCTGCGTCTTTAAAAACCTTCAGTACTTTCCCTACCGTAACACGCTCCCCTACGGTTTCTGTTAAACGTTTCGCTAGACTCCCCATGCGTTTATACAACAATGAAACGTCCTCCACCAACAAGTGTTCAAAGAACGCAACCTGCGAGCAGCTAGACGTATTCCCAAACGACTGCGTGTACGTAAGGTCTGGGTGATACAACACTTGTAGACAGGCAGATATTTCTTTTGGGGAGATTCCTAATTCTACTTTCATGTATTTACGGATCTGTTTGTTCAGTAACTTATCGAATACCACGACTGGTTCTTTATGACTGTAGTCTCCGTATTTCATCACTCTACGCATGGTACGTATACCTTTGATTGATTGTCTCTACCTGTATATTAAATACCTGTAATTCTTTCCAGACCGCATAGACGGGAGGGGTGTGTCCCCTCCCTCTTAGCTACTGGACTCTCGTCTTAGGAGAAGGGTAGTGGGTGTAAGCACCCACGCTACTCCTGTCTGTCTAGAGAGAGTACTACCTCTCTCTAGGGATAGGGATGGTGAGTGTCTGGACACTCACACTACTGAAGGATACTGTCTGTATTATGACAGACAGTTCTCTCTCCTGTATCTGTAGATACAGGGAATAAGGATATCGTTCATAGAGAGGATAAGGAAGTCATTCACTACGTTCATTCCTCTATACCTTATCTCTCTATTCTCTCTACTATATTAACTAATAGTTACACACACAAAAAGCCCCACCCCAACCCCTCCCATTGCTGGAAAGAGGCAGTAGTCAGTGACTACATAGTATACGTAGACTCAGTGTAAAAAATAACTATTCTTTGATACAAAGAGTAGTGAGCGAGGTGTGTGATGCAACAATCTGTAACCATTCCTGCGAATGGGTATATAAAGGTTTTAGTGAACGTACGTCCTGGTGCTGTGTTCTCTGTAGTGCCTGGTGTAGGAGGACACATGCACGTCGAGTTCACGGTAGTCGACGGAGGACATCGATATCTGTGGGATAAAGCGAGTGTAAACAGTCCTACGTGGCATGTGGTAGACTGTCCTATGGCTGAAGTGTATGTAAAGGCAGACGTAGCTGCTGGTGTATTTGAATGGAGAAACCCATGAAACAACCGTTAACGAAGAATGAATGTATCCACGAAGTCGTGGTGGTAGAAGGTGGGTACGTGGATGACCCGAATGACTTAGGGGGAGAGACCAACTATGGGATCACCAAAGAGACAGCAATGAAGTACAAACACTGGTGGGCTCACTACAAGTGGGACGGAAACATGCGGACAATGCCAGTGGATTTTGTGTATGCGGTGTATGACGTGGAGTATTGGCAACGTTTGAACTTAGACACCATCGCAAAACGCTCTGTAACGCTCGCTAGTCGATTATTTGACTTTGGTGTGAATGCTGGTATAGCTAACGCAGCACAAGCGCTACAACGCAGTTTAAACGTGTTAAATAAGCAGGGTACTTTGTATCCTGATATTGAGTTAGGGACGATCATTGGTCCTGTGACTCTAAAAGCGTTTGAAGGGTATGCGAATACCGTGACGAAAGACTCAGCTGGGTTTGAGAAACTGACGTTGATGATCTACGGTTTACAGATCGCACACTACGTGAAGATCTCGGAAGAGCGTCAGAAGAACGAAGACTTTACACGGGGGTGGGTGAACCGTGTATGGAAAGCATTCTGGAATTACGCGGAGTGGTTGACACCTTAGGTGTAGCATAGAGGGAGGCGTAAAGCCTCCCTCTATGCTGGGTTTGTAACCAAGATACGAACTCGTTATTTTGCTCTTACGTAATCAACGAAGCTACCGGAAGATGTCGCGCTTGGTGTTCCCGCCAGAAAACCTCCAATTGTATTTCCCACAAACACTCTCTGTGACGTCAATACCGTCGGCATCGAATGATCGACTTCCACGTAGTTCACAAAATCCGTTGTCGTGTAAAAACGCCCCTCCTCGCCGTTGGTCCAGTGTTTGTTGTCGAAGAAACCTGCGTAAGACAAGAAATACGTTTTGTTGGCCCCGAGCGGAAAATCGGTCATAGTAGCACCAGAGTTATTACTATAATAAAATCCTCTATTGCCAGCCGCATCGGAGTAAGGCACTATATTTCTAAAAGACCCACCACCAGGAAGTAGATGAAACGAGAAAGTCCTAGGTAAACTCAACCCACTCGTGTCCACAACCGCACCTAACGTAAAACTAAACGTAGAGTCGTTGGCATAAAGCAAACGGAACGCGGTACCTCCACTAAAACGCGCCATAACGACGTAGTTGGTACCGTCCCAAACAATTCCGTAGGGCCACCAGTTAGACGAGGTGTTCACGTCTACGGTGACTCTAGTCGGACTTGTGTTGGTCAGGTTGTTGGCTTTCTCGATGGCGAATCTGGAATGTGTGCCCGTGTCCGATCTACTTTTGCGGAGCACCGCAAAGTTATTAGGGCTGGCAGCATACCAATCAGGCCAACCGTGCGTCCCATCCGCCACAGACGACGACGCGATGGTCCACGCGACACCGTCCGTGCTATGCCCAAAAATCCAGGTATGGTCGTTTTGGGAAGCTAAATAAATCACTCTGTTGAATCCGGGATGCCAAAACCCTACGTTTAAAGAGCCGTTGGTGATTATAGTTCCAATGTTATTCAAAAAGAAAGACCACCCCACCCCACCATCGTCACTGACCACGGTACCTTTAGGACCACCACTCGCGCTCTGAACTGGAATTACAATCCTGCCAGTGGATGGTATCTGACACGGAGTTGCGATTCCCAAAACGTTACCATAAAGAGTAGGTAATACAGAACTCGTACTTAAGTTTAGTCTTCCAAAACGCCAGAACGTCGTATCGATCAGATTTTGGTCCGATAGTACAGTACCCGTACGCACATACACTTTTGTACCGTCGATGTGCACGTGAGGCGTTCGTTCATAGAAGGTCGTCTTGGCCCCAACAGCTACATCACCACCACCGAAAAATCTCGCTAAATTACCCATTGGGGTAGTCTCCTTTTATTTACGGAATGTAAAGGTTGTGGTATCGAGCGAGTATTTACTCAACTCTACTTTTAATGCGTCTTCCCAGCCAGTCCCTGGCGTAGGCTCTTTGACCCCAAAATACGCCTGAAGAAACTCCGTAGCTTCTGGAATAACCTTTTCAGCCACATACCTTGCTGCACTCCCACCGTAGTTATTCGTAATGGCAGCTTGCGCGTCGTTACTAACCGCGATTGCTTCCTCGTTCTGTCCCGACTGCGGGTTGTATAACGCGACCCAAAAGTCATTATCCATTCCTAATTGAAACTGGATAATGAAGCGATCATACGTCGCTACGTCTATTTTAAACATACCCTACCCCTTACGGAAGTAATTTAAAACCTTGTGCAGCATCGTCTGAAAAGCCGTAACGAAAAAGCCACAGTAACTGTTCCAATACCCCCGTTGGGTACTCTGGAAGCGTTCCACCTGTTGCTTTTAAAAGCTTCTCATTCCCTACACGGATGAAGTCGTCTAAGAACGCTTTGGTATTCCCGTCATAACGCTGAGTGATTTCAGCTTCCACGTAGTCTATCGCGTGTACTAGCTCAAAGTCACTTGACGCACTGCTAGGACCACCAGCAGTGATTTGTTTTACCATCACCACCCCCGCAGGGATGTCAGGCGAGCCTGCATTCACACCCACAGCACACACGTACCCATTGACGACACGTATCGTGTCTTCTGGGGTAGGTAAATACCCTTTCATACACACTCCTTAAGAATCAGTAAGTCGAGTGGGAGTCTCCCCCCACTCTAGGTTATAACTGCACCACCCAATCCGTACCATCACGAATCACACGCAGCTCCCCGTTCACACTTTCGAACCATGGGTTGCTATCGGTGGTTCCATCTGGTAAGTAGAAGGTTCCACTGGTGGTTGTAAAAGTCACACGATTGGCGGTAAACGGTTTATACACCACGACATGGTCTTGGTCGATGAACGTGTTGTCCAACACGATCGACACGTTCCCTAACCGCGTATCTGCGTAGAGTTTTCCTTCTCCAGCGACCCGAGTGAGGTTGCGTGTACCGGCTGTTGCTTTCGTGTACGTAGCGACTGTCGGCGTAGACGCTTCTGACGGTTGTAATACCCCGCCTACAAACATCCATCCCGTGGTCCCTCCCACAAACACCAACCGACTGGTAGTCCCACTTTGGTTGACGTCGACGTCTTCCACTAACCCCATGATCGACTGTCCGTTTCTCTTCAGTACGAGTTTGTTTAAACCAAACTTACTCGCAGCGTCGTAGAAACTGACGGTGTCATTTACAGCTGGTGTGGCGGGTAACGTTAACTCCACGATGCCCGCAGTGGTGTCTACGCCGTACACCGTCTTACTGACAGCTGTCGTATTCGCAGAGATCAACTGGAACGTTTCCCCCCCAGCGGCGTCTCCTCCCAACGCAGCAAGAGAAATCTCTTGTTCTACGGTGAGATACCCGGAGCCCAAGGCAGCGGCAGTTGCGATACCTACCGACGCTACGTTGTTGTAATCGACAATCTCAACAAAAAGCGACATGTTTGTCATCGCTTCGGTGGCGTGTACGTCGATGTACGCGAAGTTACCTGTGTAGCTTGGATGGTAGACGATTCGGATTTTATCAAACACAGCCCCGGAATAGTTACCGTAGTCCAACAACTTCACTTGTGGGTTTTGTCCGAAATAACACGAGTATTGTACACGTACAACGCCATGATCTCCCGATACACTCCAACGTAAGTTTAGTATGCCGTCAAATCGGTTAATCCCAGAACTGGAAGAAACAAGCCGGTACCACCCATTGACTACCGTATTAACCGTAGCGCTGCTGGTTCTAAGTGCCCTTGAACTTAAGTCATACGCTTGTTTGACGGCTGTAGCAGATGCCGACAACGTAGAGCTGGTTGTAGAAACACTGTCCGATAACTGGGAGATACCCGCGACACTGGTGGTGGCGACGGGTAGTCTCGCTACCGGTACCGTACCAGTATTTAAGTTACTGGCGTTGGTGTAATACGAGCCTTCTTGGTCGTCCAGTAGGTCGACGTTTAAGTTGGCTACTTTGGTCGTAGACGCAACGATCAACGGCGCGGTGCCTGTAGCGATTTCGGAGATCAACACATTCGCACTGATACGCTCAAAGAACTCACGTGCAGACCCACGCACTGCAGTGTAGATCGTGCCTGTAGACGTGCCTACAGCAAGCCCCGTCCCGTAGGTGATGGTGTGACTTCCATTAGAAGCAATCATCTCCGATTCAACATGGTAAACACGATGCCAAGCGTCATTCCAGACCTGGATTTCGTGTTGACCTTGTCCGGTTTGTACTACTCGTATTTGACTTCCGGGACCAAACACATTTGCGTTGTCTGGTACGTTCAGCGTTGTTCCGCTCGCGCGTACTAAACTTACAGTGTAATAGCTGGTCTTCAGAAATTCCGATGCTGTCTGTGAACCAAAATTGTTTTGCGGGTCGACTAACTTAAATCGCCACGCGACAGCACTATAAGCACTATTGGCTAGAGTAACTGTAACCAGAGTTCTCCATGTTTGTTCCGCACCCCACGCTGGCGACCATGCATATTTGGCAAAAGATAAATTCCCGTAACGCAACCCAGCCGCCAGCACTTTCATCCCAGTTAAGGTTTGAGTACTAGTGATGTCTACCGCATCCGTCAGTCCGTAGCCCACCACCGTAGTGGGATTCGTACCTGCTGTAACCCGCCCTTTCGCGTCCACTGTGACACTGCGATACGTACCCGCAGTCACTCCACTGTTTGCAAGCGTAAGCGCACCTGTGGCGTTCGCAGACCCGTTAAACGACGCCGACCACGTACCATCTCCTGTAATAGCGATGGTTCGTGTGTTTGTCAACGTTAACGCACTGTTTACATTCAAAGCGATGGCGTCATTGTCTAATAACCGAACTCGTTTATCAACAATAACCAGTCCGGTTAAATCACCGGCGGCGAAGTTAGGTTGGTCGCTGTATAACGTGTAACTAGCAACGCCTGCAGAGTCGGTGTGTATGACAACAGCAGTCAGTTGGGCGTACGTGGTATCCCAACGCATGTAGAAATCCACAACAGTAGGGCCTGCATTAGAAACAACCACATACCCTAACGTAAAGTGAGGGCTTTCATCCCCCACGATTTGTGCGGTAACAAATGGGTTAGAACCAAAAGCGGCCTGTTGTTTCACCCGTAACGTAATTTCACACGCCCGTAAAATACCATCCCCAGATCCGACAGAGGTCCCTTCCAACAAAACAATCATTTCGCTGTATAGGTTCGTTATCGTCATCGTGGAGATTTTCGTCCAACGTCCGCTGAGCGTACCACCGGAATTCGTTGTACTGATACGGCGTTGTAACTGACTCGCTGTGGCTGCGTTCCCTGTGGTATTTTGGTTGAGTGTAGGAATGTCTGCCGCTACTAACGTCGTACCACCTGTCACACGTCCTTTCGCGTCTACAGTCACTTTCGTGTACGTACCCGCGGTGACTCCTGAGTTCGCCAAGGTTGCAGTGCCAGACACGTTTGCAGAACCATCGAAGTTCACCGTCCAGCTGACGTCACCCGTGGAGGTGATGCTTCTGACGGTTTGTAGCTTCACTGCAGTATCTGCGGTACCCGCTGCGGGGTTGACCCACACGTACGCACTACCCGACCATCTGTACAGCCGGCCTGTGTCTATCGCGAGATACAGTTTACTGGTTTCTCCAGTGACTGGGAAGGACGCGAGTGTAGCGTACTCCAACACGTCGTCCACGTAACTCGGTAATTGCGCTGCAGGTACTTTACCATCCGCACCTAACGTCGCTACGCCGTTCACGGCTCCTTTTTCACTCAATGGTATTTTTGTCAGTGAGGAATCGTAGGCCGCTTTGACAGCCGAAGCTGTTGCAGCCTCAGTGGTACTGGTGGAGGTCACGGTGTTGTTTAATTGCACCACACCCGTCTGTGCTGTCGACGCGCTACGAATGGTTTGGGTGCTTGCTGAGGTAATCCGACCTTTTGCGTCTACTACAATGACCGGTACGCCAATCGTACTACCATACGTCGCTGCTGTTACACCGGAGTTACTGAGCGTAAGTGCGCTAGTCACGTTACCGCTACCATCAAACAACACACTCCACGTACCGTCACCAGTAATAGAGATCGTCCGTGCTGTGGCCAGTTTAGTCGCTGTGCCGGTATTGATGGAGTCGAGCGTGGTATTCACCCAGCCGGTTCCGCTGCGTGTCAGCACTTGCCCGTCTATCGGAGACGTCACCGTCACGTTCGACAGTGAGTCCAACGTGTGGTTGTGCGTAGACGACGCAGCATCGGTAATCCCGTATCCCGCTAAGGTGGTGGGCTTGCCTGTGGTGATCTTCGACCAGTCTAATGCAGGAATGTCTGCCGCTACTAACGTCGTACCACCTGTCACACGACCGTAGTTATCTACAGTGACTTTCGGGTACGTACCGGAGGTTATCTTTAAGTAGAAGTTGGCTTGGTAGGTGCTGTAACCAGCTGGGATAGACCCTAACGTTCCGACTGGAGTCAACGACCATCCTAACATACTACTGGACTGGACGTCCATTTGAATTGCAGTATGCGTACCCGACGCTCGTAGTTCTACAAACGCATAGTTTCCAGCATAGGTCGTGTGGTACACAACACGTACTGCATCAAATCCACCTGAACCAAAACGACTGAAATCCTTCTGGATCGCTGTGGGTTCTAGCCCATAGTAGATCGATGAGTCAAAACGCACAGAACCGTGATGGGAACTGATAGACCACCGCACCCAGAACTCTCCCGTGCAGCGATCCACACCCACCGGCGATGAAGCGACACGATACCACGTACCCGACGTTGTGTTTAACGTCCCACTAGTTCTTGCTGCGTGAGGAGTGGTGTCACGCAACACTTTCCCTTGGTTTGCAGTTAATGCTAAGGTGGTGCTGGTGCTGGTTAAGTTGTCATTGAGTTGTACTAAACCCGTTTGCGATGTAGTTCCAAGACGGACTGAGTTGTGAGCGATGGATGTCACCCGCCCTTTGGCATCTACGGTGACAGTAGGTATAGTTACGTTGTTACCAAACGTACCCGCCGTCACGCCACTGTTCGCTAACGTAAACGCCGCACTGACGTTTGCAGAGCCGTTAAAGTCCACAGTCCACGTACCGTCACCGGTCGTGGAGATCGTTCTTGAAGTCTGTAACGTCGTTGCAGTCCCAGCATTCCCTGTAACAGAGATACCCCAGGTTCCTACAGCGTTGCTCCCATCCAGTAACGCACCATCAGAAATTCCGTATCCAGCAAGTGTCGATGGTTTACCTGTGGTAATCTTCGACCAATCTAAACTAGGAATATCCGCTGCTACTAAAGACGACCCGTTGGTGACTCGTCCTTTCGCATCTACGGTGACCTTCGGATAGGTGCCTGCAACCACACCAGAGTTACTGAGTGTAAGTGCTCCTGTGGAGTTCGCAGAACCGTCGTACGTCGTGGACCACGTCGCATCGCCTGTAATACTCAACGTACGCGCAGTCGCGAGTTTAGTCGCTGTGGATGCATTACCAGTCAGCGCACCTATAAAGGTAGGTGCTGTAATATTCCCCACAAACAGCACATCTGGTCCAGTAACGAAGTACGAAAACACAACGTGTGCGACTCCATCGGCTCTACGGAAGAAACTCACCCGATCGGCAGCTTCCCCCGTCGCGAACGCTGGAGAAGCGTCACCGTTGTAGAACATACCACCACCGAACGTGGTCGATTGCCCGACGTAGACATATCCAGTTCCCTGGACGTCCCCGTGGGCCTCAAAGCCAGCTCGATGTGCATCGCCCGCTAAAGCGCGTACGACCGTATTTGCTGCACGGTTCGTTGCACCCACGTCGACATTTCCGTCGATTGTCCCGCCGGCTTTAGGAAAAGCTCCGATATCTGCTAAAGTAAACTCCACATCCGCAGAACCGTTGACTGATCTGGTTAGTAAACCAATGGTGATGTTTCTTGCGGTACCCCACGTCAGTGTGGTGATATTCGCTGTACCATCAAACGACGTCCCGTTGATCGTCCGTGCGGTTTGTAACTTGACAGCGGCATCGGCTGTACCTGAGTTTTCATTGATCCAGATATACACACTACCTGACCAACGATACTGCCGGTTGTCATCCAAAGCGACGTAGATCTTTCCAGTCTCACCTGTAGCTGGAAATGCGGCTAAGTTCGGATACTCAAGAATGTCATCCACGTAACTCGGCAATTGAGACGACGGCACCAACCCCTGGGCATCCAACGTGGCTACGCCGTTTGCTACCCCACGTTGTGCGAGAGGAATCATCGTCGCAGCGTAGTCGTAAGTCACTTTCACTGCGTTGGTAGTTGCTGCCTCAGTGGTACTGGTAGAGGTCACGGTGTTGTTTAATTGCACCACACCCGTTTGACTCGTCGTCGCGCTACGGATTGTCGTGTTAGAAACAGCGGTGATTCTACCTTTCGCATCAACAGTCACTGTAGGAACAGCAATGCTGGTGCCGTAACTCCCTGCGGTAGCGCCAGAATTAGCCAAAGTGAACGCTAACCCTAAGTTGGCAGAACCGTTGAAACTTCCAGAGGCTGTGCCATCACCAGTAATAGAGATGGTCCGGGCTGTAGTCAGTGTTGCTGCACTACCAGAGATACTAATCGCCCACGTACCGGTAGCACTCGTACCGTCGTTCTTAGGCACGTCGGTAATTCCGTACCCGTCACGCGTCGTAGGTTTACCTGTAGTAATTTTACTCCAGTCTAGGTTAGGGATGTCCGTCGCACTTAACGTCGTGGCAGTAGTCACACGACCTTTCGCGTCTACTGTGACTTTCGTGTACGTCCCAGTGACTACGCCAGTGTTCACTAACGTGACAGGAATCGTGACGTTTGTCGTACCATTGAAAGAGATTCCACCGGTGGCGTCACCACCCACGGATAACGTCCGTGCGGTTTCTAAGCGGGTGGCTGTAAGTGCGTTACCCGACACAGACATAGGCCATACGGAACCGTACTCTGTAGAGTTGGTTGCAAGTTCTAAACGCGCACTGGTCGGATTCCACCCAATCTTCACTGCAATCGCCGGACTCTGTCCTGCACCAGTACCTTGCTGTACTGGAATGAACCCTAAATTAGGTTCTTTAGAATCCAGAGCTGCTTGCAAACCCGTCACTGTAGAGATAGGTTGTTCACCGGTGTGGTTGGTACGGGACAATAAAAACGCATCCGTTTGGTTTTTCGTCGCTTCGGCGGCTATGCCGTCTAATTTCACGTAGTGTGACGTCGACATAAAACCCGCTTGAGCACCGGAAGCTAACGCGTGGGCGCTACCTCCTGCACCAAAGTGGCTATTCAGCTGAGCTTGTAGTTTACGAAACGCCTCAAAAACACTATCGGTGGCTGCAATAGCGGCTACGGTACCTGGGGTAAAACCAACCAGTACCGTGTCACGCACTCTCGCTTGCGTGAAGTAGAGGTTAGTCGCCCCTTCTGGTACAGCGTCACTACTGACGACATCCGCAGAGTCTTCATACCCTACTCCTGGGACGTAGTTATACAACCGTCCGGTATCTATGGTTTTGTAGGTGTATTGCGTACTGCCCGTGACGGGTAAGTCGGCAAACGTAGCGACCTCGACGATGTCGTTTAAGTACCCTGGTAAATTCGCGGTTATATTAATCGACGTCATAACCGAGCTCTCCATGTAGTGTCATTTATTTTTATAAACCGAATGGTCATTACGTTGCTGTAGTTGACAGACGGTGCAGTTTGGTTGTTAAACAAGATCAGTTCGTTCGCTACGTCGTTTACTGTGATCACCGCAGTAAAGGTATCATCCGCTGTGTCTACTGTAACGATACTGCCGATAGGGACGGTATTTAGCAAAGGCAAGAACACGTTGACGTTGTTTGCTGTCACCATGTAGTTCCGTCCAGGGAGTGCAGAAAACACATCGGTGGAGACGAGAACCACTTTTGCGTTCTCAGTGAGTCGATTGACTTCTTCTGTCAGGTACGCCACTTGCGCTTGCAATGCAGCAGAGATCTCTATTTTCTCTGCGATATCCAGTAGTGCGTCTCTGACGTCTTCCATGCCATACAGCTCACTCGCGTGGTGTAGGTGTGGTGCTGGAGGAAACTGCACTGGCGCACCGACTAAGTCCACCCACGCCACAGGACGGTCGTCTAAGTTTAATAACTGTAGGTACGCTGCAACGGTGTCGGGGTAGGTGACATACGACCCACCAGGCACTTGGTAGTCAAGTTCAACGTCGCCGTAGACGTCAGGATTTAAAAGCTGGATGATAAAGAAAGCAGCATGCCCTGAGCGTACTGTGATCTCAGAGTTCAGCTCCAAGAATCGATAGTCTTTGTTTCTTTCTAAAGGAGTGGGGTTTCCCACTTGCCGTAATTCAAAACCGTGTCCGTAGAACACGCCTTCACGTGGGACGATCGTCCTTTGCACGTACTGGGGGATGGTCCATTGTTCACCTGTAATGCGATTGCTTAACGCCTCAGCAGTCAGGTCTAATGGGTACTTGTTTAACGCCGGTGTACTCATTGCTCACTCCGGTCCTCAAAAAAAGACGTGAATAAAAGGCGGAGTGGTATGACCCACTCCGCCCACTGCTTTGGTGTTTTACAGTTGAATCACCCACTGTGTGGCACTCAACTTAACCAGTGTGATTTCAGCCGGCGTGTTTTCTACGTAAGGGGCGTTGTCTACGGTTCCATCAGGCATCAGCAGGTCTGCTCCTGGAATACGGTAGTCGACTCGTCCTACGGAGAATGCTTTTTGTAAAGTGACTTGATCTTTGATTGCATACGTTGCGTGATCTAACGTCACGGTGACCGAGGTGTCTCTGGTATCCACCACGTACCGTGCCACTCCTGACACACGAGAGAGCGTCAGTGTAGGAACGTCAATGGTATCGCCTAACAAGATCGTGTTCGTTCCGGAGACCGATGCTTTTCGTTGAGCTAGATTAATCATTCTAAAATACTCCATCGATCTGCAGCAGTTTTCATCACAAAGAACGAGCGATCTAGGTTACAAAGGGCAGAGGTATCGGTTACACCCCACCATTCGAGCAGCTCTGCTCCTCCTGGGGTTTGTAACGTCCACGTGTGTCCTGGGGTTTGACTGAAAACGATTTTGTCTCCAAGCGCTACTGAGCCAATCGCTGGAAGTGTTGCAACCAGACCATCTCCGACGTGGTAGTGCTTTGAGACTTGTACCGTAGAGTCTACAGAGAGAAACGTACCAAAAGCAAACCCTACACTTTTATTGACGTTAGGAAGAATACTGTTGTACGCATTCTCTACGTTACCTAGCCGTGTGAGGATTTCTGTGATCTGAGCTTCGTTTCCTTGCCCCATAGCGTTGAGGATTTCTGTCAGCGCATTAACAACGTGCTCCATTCCGTAGAGTTCACTCGCGTGGTGTAGGTGAGGAGACGGTGGAAACTGGACAGGTAAACCGACGATGTTCTGCCACTGGACAGGACGGTCGTCTAAGTTCAGCGCATCAAGGATCAACTGGATTGCTGCAAAGTTACTGGAGTACGTCCCACCGATGACTTGGTAGTCACAGGAGAGTGCTCCTTCAATCGCTGGGTTGATAATGTTCACGATCGCGTACACAGGTTTACTGGAACGGATCGTTGCATCGGAGTACAGATACAGTAACTGGTAGTCGGTGCCTTGAGTCAGTGTTTCTCCGCCAGGCAAACGAGTGAGGACTAAACTCTCTCCGTAAAACGGTCCTTCGTATAACGCAAACGCACGATTCCGGTTGAGTGGAATCGTTTTCAGCTCCCCTGTAATACGGTTAGTAAGTGCAGTACCCGTCAAATCCAACGGGTACTTAGCAATTGACGGATATGACATCTCTGACTCCAGGGTTTACTTAAGATGGACGGTCGGTAAGTTTAACAACCATAAGTCCTGTGGAACGATTCGGTTTAAGGACTCATCGGTACGGATCAGTGGGATACCTGCTTCCTCGAATACAAAAGGTACGTACTCACTACAGATCCACCGATTGGGGTTATGCCAATCCCGTTGGAAGACGATCCCAAAGATGGCTAAGTAGTCGTAGTGTTTTCCAAGCTCTGCCTCGGCGATTGCTTTGGCGTTGAGGTAAGTGGCAGCATCTACAGTAACCGATACCACAGCAACAGATTTGTAACGGTCTATAAAGTCGTTTAAAGAAGTCGTGATCACTCCTTTAAACGCAACAGCTTCATAGACTTTCGGTTGACTGAGGTAATGCGGGTGGTCAAACAACAACCCGCAGTGACTCCACTTTGACCACGTCCATCCACGAATGGCTTTACCGCCTATCTTTGTACTTGAACCAAAAATGATCTTCAGTTCACATTCCATGACTTTTCTCCTTTTACGGGGTGGACGTAGCGTACTCATGCTAAAAACGTGATGTCGGCAGACACTACTTTAAACGGAGCTCCGATGGCCTTCAACGCCACGTTACAACGGTCAATCAGAATTTTCCAGTCTCCGCCAACGTCAGGTATTTTACCCCAAATAGTTAACTCGCCGTCTACAATAGTGGCGTTGAGGTATACTTCGTCTGTCGTCGCACGGCCAGCAGCGTGTCTCACGAACGGTAATTTTAAAACCATGGGTTGTCCTTCCAACGGATGTCCTTCCGGCCACACGTAGCTGATCTCCAGTAACGGCGTGCCGTCTTGAGCTTTTAAGCCGGCAGATACAGATAACGTATCTGCCGGAGAGCAGTAGTAAAAGCCGTTGGGATACGGCAGTGCCTCAACTCCCGCCACAGTTACGTTTTTATTGGGTAAGATCACGTCGAGTCTGAGATCGACCGCGATTGTAGGTTGTTCGCGCGCGTCTATGATGCTATTCGTCATCGATCGTTCCTCATTTTATTCTAACGTAATCGTACTGACCCGATACACTATCGTACACTGAACCAGCAGCCGGAATACTTATCACACCACCCCCGCTAGTCACGGATGTGAGTGTTTGATTGGGTAGCGACATGGCTCCTCTCTTTCCCTGTATGAAAACATTGGCAGCACTTTTCACTCCGTACGGACGAATGGTTGTCATCTCCCACGTAATCAGATCCGCTGTTCTCCACACCTGAGCGAGTGGGTTAGTACTCGGATGCTCGTAAGCGTACCAGTACCCGTCCGCATAAAAGGAGGTATACAACGCAAAACCATTGGGTGATACCACATCAACACGCGACCAAGAAACACCGCTGTCGTTGCTGTAATAAAAACCAGAACGTAAACGTACTGGGTCGTAAAAAGGAACACAGAGTTTATGAGATGCTGGGCCCAAGAAAAAGAACCCGATGGTCGCGTTAGTTCCAAAAACAGCTGGAGCCGGACCATCCGTCGACACGTCCATCGATATCCCAGCAGACCAAGTCCCAGTCGCGCCGGTAGCGGAGCGATAGGCTCGAAAAATATAAGAGCCGTTCGACCACAACGCAACTACGTTTGTGCCGTCGTGTATCAAATCGATTAAATTTGGTTCTGTGGCTGTGTAGCTCGCGATTGTTGGGGCTCCGGTGGTTGAAATCAGTGCGATGTAAGCTGTGTCGCTAGATTTTGTGTTCGAGTGAGCGTACATTCGGGAAGAATCGCTCGTCGTGCGCACTGCCGTGCCGGCGGCAAAAGCGATCGCCGATCCTCCATTAGCGGTACTCCACGTTATCGCGTCGGTCGACGTGTGTATTCTCGACTCAGAATCAACAGCGAAATACCGAGAAATTCCTGGGACGTACGCATTCCCGATCACTCTCTGGTTTTGGGTGATCGTAGGACTAACAGTACAACGCACCCACGTCAACCCTCCGTCATCGGAATACCATGCCGCACAATCCGCGGCATTACTGCCGGTGTGGATTAAACTCAACCTGTTAGAAGGCCCCAGAGCATGAAATGCCGCAACGGTGTTCTTGGCGTCGCGTAATAAAACATTGAGTGGTATCCAAAGTTTACCGGGCGTCCAGTAAGTTGTATCGTAGTAGTTCTGGTCTCTCTCGAGGAACCCTACTTGTAGGTAGACTCTACCACCAGTTTCGTAACGCACATCGGTGGTACCTCGATACATCCTTATCAACTCACCGACTTCAGCGCCAGCGGCGCTGCTGTTGGGAAAAAATTGACTAAAATCAGCCATTTATAAAACTCCTCACACACCAGCTGTGGTGGTTGCAAACAGACGCCATTTATTCAGAGCCGTAGAGTAGATCAACCGACCCCCCACACGAGACTCATTCACGACTAACGTGCCATCTGTCATTATGTTTTTACCATTCCCATTGAACGTCATTGGGTTTGTTTCGAAATCAGTGTCGCTCGCGACCCATTCCACCGCTTCACCATCACTTGGATTAAACGGCAAAAAGTAGGTACACGGACCTAACGCGTTGTCTGGATACAATTGAATTCCACTGGCAAGGTAAGAGTTATTCAGCGGCATGACCCATTTCCCACTCTCCTGCTCGAACGTGAATTCCATCAACGTGTTCACTACTACCCCAGCGTTTAATACCACCACGTTTCCGCTGGTTTGCGTGTAGTTAGCGACATTGACAGCTAAGCCGTCTTTCTTCACCGTCACAGTACCCGGTACGTACTTAAACCGATACTCTGTTTGACCAGCGGTAGCGACGATCCTCACGTACCGACTTTGATGCCGTGTACTTGGGTTTAACAAGAACCACTGAGCACTACGATGTACCAACTGGTAACTACAACCCGCTTTGATATCACCTGGCGCTAAAGGACGTGTGTTGTCTTTATACACCGTCAGTGCAGATAACGCACCAATCTTTGCAGTGACTGGACCTGTGTTGGTGTATGTCGCTACGAAACTGATCAACAACCCTTCTGCGTAGTTAGTAAGGGTGTACGTCCCCGGTTGGTTGAGTTCCAACACGTTATCCGTCCCACCTGCAAACCCAGTACTCGCACCAGAGAGCTGGGCTTGGAACTGTCCTGTGAGCTCCGATTGTTTCACGTACTGTGCGTGGGCATCTGGGTCATTTCTGTGCACCAGTATAGCCTGCGTAATCGCTGCGCTGTTGCTCGTGATGTTCTGCGCGATCTCACGTATCGCGTCTACGACTTCATTCATCCCCACTAAGTCACTGGAGTGGTGAGTGTGGAGCAATGGGTCATACACGTACGGTTTGGCCGCTACGCTTTCCCACGTGGTGGTACGGGGGTCTACTAACACATTCGCTAACGTGTTGAGTAACTCGATTTCGTTTAAGGTGTAAGGACCACCTAGCGTTTGGTACGTGAGTTCTAATCGACCTGTGAACGCCGTGTTCGTTAACAGTAAACTACCATACACCGGCTTAAACGGTTCGGTGTTACTCTGTGCTTCGAACGCATGTGTGAGCACAAAGTCGATATTCTTCGTTAAGTACAGTCCGCTTGTGACGTCTTTGACTAAAACGCTCTCTCCAAAGTAAGGAGCGCAGCGTGGGATAATAAAATTGTACACACGGCCAGGATCGGCAGTGATCTCATGCACTTCCCTCTCGATTTTATTCGAGACGGCCTCTCCTCCCGGATCAAGGGGAAAGGTATAGCTCAGTTGTAACATATGAATGATCTCTCTTCGATGTACCGTGGGTTAACATAGAATTACCTCGGTCTTTACCATGGAGTAGCCCCAGTGTATAGCTATATTACCGCCTTTGTACAGACGTCCGTTTACGACGGACAGTACCGTCAGACCGACATCCAACACCTGCAATTGAACCAAATCTTTTTCAGGTATCCACGGGGGTACGTCCTCTTAAACAATGACGTCTTCAGTCGTGAGGAGACCTTAAACCTGTACGACTTACCAGAAATCTGGAGAACCTCAGAGTACACACTCAACCAGTTCTTAGTCCAGAATGGAAACTTGGTGTTACCGACCACCACCAACCCTTTGACGTTTACGTGGCATAGAGCGCAGTACTACAACGTCCACTACGCTACGTTTAAACAAACGCCAGTGAACCGAGCGTTTCATATCGACTACGAACTCTCGTATGACCAACAGATTGACGTGTTACTCACGAAACCTTCCGTGGATTACTTTGCTATCCAGCAAAACTGTTTATTCACCGCAGGAGGTTTACTGCACTTTACAGAAGGAGCAGTGCATGGTCTTACAGTCTACGATGCAGCAAGAACCTTACGCAAGAAGAATGATAACCAAATGGGGATCATTGACTTCCAACGGGTGTCTACGCTCTCGTGTGTGAACCTGACTCGACACGACGTCTACAAACAAAAAGACACACAGCCTTTGTCTGACGTGCTGTACGTGAGTTTACCGGAACCGATCAACGGACGAAAAGTCCTCCTTTCTATAGGAGGGTTTTTAGTCGTACCCGATCAACACAACTTTCTGGTAGGGGACCAGACCTACAAGATTGACTTCAAACGGTTTAACTGGCTAGAGCGATTCTTTATCCTCCAACGGTTAACGGACATGGACTGGGAAATAGAACACTTAGGGGAGTACGCATCGAAAGAGCAAGTCTTTGCCGATGAAACTATCCGTAAACTGTTTGACTTGTCTCAGACGTTTGTGATCTACTTAGACCTGGAAGAAGAACTCTTCATTACCAGACACCCCGTGGAGCAGTCGAAGTTACCTGGACTTTACTACAGCTACGAGAAAATCGGTTTACCATTACTTGGTAGTGAAGGCAGACTCATCGATTACAAACACAGTAAGTTCGCTGGCGTGTGGAGTTTGCAAACCAACGACTACATGGATCGTACCAACATTTTCCATTCTACGGATTGGGTAGAAACTCCAGAAGTCGTAGGAGAGTTTCCAGATCCAAACAAACCTGCGAAATACGCTGGTGCGCATTTCTTGGTGTTCTCTAAGTCCTCAACGGAGACCTAACTCTATGTTTAATTTATTTAGTATACCGATCTCACCCGAAGGATGGAAAACCATCCGACAGGTGGTGTTGTTTGTTCTGTGTGTGGTGTTCCTTGTAGGGGGTGGGTATTACCTCGGGAAGAAAGCAGAACAAACCGCACAGGCGGAACGTAAAGTCGTAGCTCTGGAAAAGTATCAAAAAGATACGGAAACCCTCCGTGAGCAGCGAGATGAGTTACAAAAAAAGTACGCGAACAAAACTGAAACCGTACGTATTGAATACAGAGAGGTAATTAAGTATGTGGACAAAACTGAAACTGAGCTTGTGGATCAGCTTCGCAATGATAAACTTAGGTTGTCAGTCCGCCTCCGTGACGCAGAGGCCAGTGCCGCCACCGCTAATCTTGCAGCCTCCGCCATCGGAACTCATGCAGAACGTCGAGCCGAACTTCACGAAGAGACTGCTACAGCTCTTATCCGTCTCACCAGCGACGCTGATAGAACCGCAGTCACCCTTGGTTCCTGCCAACGATACATCCAACTCCAGTACGACCAAGTAAACGAGTATAACTCAAAGAACGCTGAGTTTTACAAAGAAAACGGGTATACCTTTTAAAGCAAAAAAGAAATGAAGCAACATATAGAGGAGTCCCGTTGTGGGACTCCTCTATGCGGGTTAGTTTACGCGCCTACGCTTTGGTCTACCTTGGATAAGATAAAGTCAAATTCGTAGTCTGCTAACTTCAGGTTGATGCGGTTTCCTTCAGCGCCTAAAGTCGACAGGTCTGAGTTTTGTATCAGACTGACTAGACGGTACAACAACCAGAAACGTACAGCGCCAGTTTTTACGAAGTTTGGTACGTAGGTTAATACGTATTCAACGGCTGTCAGTAAATCGTCTGGGTCTAAGTTACTGTTCGGTAACACGGACACAGTACGCTTCCTGTTCACAACCATCGACAATTCAAATCTGTCGCTGTTGGTAGGTTTGTCGGTGTACTTCGTTTTACCATCGGGAGCCAAACCAATCTCAATGGTGAAACCAGGGGCGATTTCATTTAAGTTCAGTCGGTTCCACTCGCTGTGGGCGTAGAAGTAACCGATGTCACTGAAATCCACAGCATCGGTAGCTAACGCTTTTAAGATTTCAAAGTGTTCAGCTATCCGCGTTTTGTAGAAGTCCAGTTGTGGTTCGTACCCGCCGATGTTTTTATACGGCACCAGTGCGTCAAACGCTTTTGGTAAGTCACGCATCAGTAAACCAAAGTCCGGATACTCCGTCTGGAAACTCAGTTGATGTGCCCAACCCGCTGGAGTGTGAATACCGACATCGCCCGTGTCCACATTAACGCTGGCTTGCCAGATGTAGTGAAATGTTGGTAAAAGTGCTTGTGTGGTTGTTGGTGTAGACATTAAAGTCTCCTTTTGGTTGATTGCGTTGTTGTTTTAAACAGAAAACCCAAAGACCATACGGATCTGTCCGTATTCTTCGGTGAGCCGTTTTACTTCATCGACCAATGATACAATCGGGGTTTTCAGAACCCCCAAGTTATTCAGAGCATCGATGTTCCGATGGTACCACTGAATCAGCAGTTCACCATAGAGCCAACTGTGGGTGTGGTCACCAATGAACAACAGACCACTTTGAGTTCTTGTCTTACCCATAAACACAGTTTCAATAGGGTTAGTTAACTGTATATGGTCGCCGTTTACAAGTTGTAGGTCGTCGGGTAGTCCATTTATCCTCACCACAGAAGTGTCCACGCCGTGACTTTGCAGATAGGTTAAGTGGACGGTTGGCGCGCCTACCAAGGCCGCAAACAAAACGTAGTTGCGGCCAAAGGTCCAGTTGTGTGATACATCCACCCACCGCGTTTGTTCGCCGACCTGTATTTTCTTCTGAAACGTACCGTGTATATCAGTACCCATTTAAAACCTCACTTATGGACGTACACGTCGTAATAGTCAAACTGAATCGCTGCTCTGTGGTACGGGTAGTCCGTATCAAAGTCGCGGTTTGTCATCAACCCATAAAACACACGAATGTATTCCCATCCTAAACTATCTGAGGGCATGAAGGTTTCCTGCAACCATTTAAAGTCACCAGAAGTCACATTCGATAAATCGTTCGGGTTACACCCACGAATTTCTTCGATGCAGTCTGTACCTGCTGGGTTGTACGCATCGAAGTACAAATACATACCAGAGACGTTCAGGAAGAAGTACGCATGCTCGCCGTTGTCGCAGAAAGTTGGAGTTAACCCGTGAAGTGTTTTCAACACCGCCCCGACAGCAAATGCGGTCACACCACAATCGCCAGAGTTCATCTTTTCTAACAACACCGCTTCGTGTGGGTGGTTAGAATTAAACGGAATGTTCTTCCGGTGGACTAACCCGTAATACTCACACCACCTTTCGAAAATGTGTGCGACTAAATGTCTCATTGTCCAGACTCCCATTTCACGGCTAATGAGTAATGTAACTCATGTAGCCCTTGTTTTAATAACAGTTGGTCGACGATAGGTTCAGAACCTATTTCAATTCTCTCCAAACGACTGAGTAACGCTTCCCAAATCATCCACTCTGGAAACCAACCTAACACACCCGCGGTAATACTCTCATTCAGCGCACCTAAGTCTCGTGTGTAACGAACTTCAGACGTCGCTGACTTGAGTATCAACACAACCTGTAACTCAGAATCCCAATAATAAGGCTTTAAGTTACTTAGCTTGGTGTAGTACTCTTCGTTATTCCAAATGAGGCGATGCCCAGTCCGCTCTGTTTTAATCGGCTGTACCGCGTAGTCGATATCATCCAGCAGATTCTCAATCGCTGTCAACGTCTCACCGTCACTGTGGGTGATATCTTTTACTACACTACGTAGTTTCAGTAACTCATTGCGACCAGCCACCGTTTTTGTGAACTGGAGCGAATCGAGTTCTTGACCAAAACCTACGTATGCTCGTACCGAATTGGGTATTTCCGGTAAACTGACGTCAACTTTCCAACGTCTGGTGATTAAAGTGTTTTGTGACATACTCCCTCCTTTGGGGCAAAAAGAAAAGGGACCGAAGTCCCTTTTCCGTATTACGCTTCTAACGCGTAGGTTTCATCACCGGCGGACTCCATAGGTTCGGAAGTCTCCACTGGCTCTGCTGTACCGCACGCCACTTTCAGTGAGTCAACCAACGCCGCGTCTAAATCGGTAGGACCGGAGTCTGTACCCACTTCAGGTTCTGGTTGGGTTTCAACCTCAGGCTTACGGCGTTTCTCACGTTTAGGTTTGGCGATAGGCTCAGCGCTGACTGGAACTACAGTGGTTTCTGGTGCTGTACTCACTGGGTCTTTGTTAAGCTCCGGGATAGCTGCTTTTAATGCATCAGCCATCACAGAGTTCACTGGAGCTTTCGGTGGGGTAGGTTTACGCGCAGGTTTCAGTTCTTCCTGTTTTACTTCCACTGGAGCTTTCTGTTTCTGTTTAGGAGGACGAGGAGATTTTAGCCCGGCACGCGCACGTGCCCATGGGTCATTCGGGTCCAGAGTGACTTCCACCGGAGTCTCCTCTTTTACCGTAGAAGCGACGACAGCTTCTTCTGACACACGACCAGCAAACCGCACCGGTTCAGCAAACTCCACGACGAACTCAATTTCTAACCCCAATACGTTAATGCGTCGGGTGTTTTTCATCCGACCGTCTTGCCAGTGACGGAAGACTTCTAACGCTTGGATGGTCAGATACACACACAGCAACTCTAAACCGTGCTCACCCAACTCACGCTCACCTGCAATGTAAATCGCTGCACTACGCACTAACGCATTACTGACCGCATCACCTGTACCGTGTAACACCACCGCACGCTTGTTACGCTGTCCTGAAAACACACGCGTTGTAAACGTATACGGAATCGACGTTTCCGTGACTTCGACCCTCGCTTGTGCGTTGAAACTCACACCCCACACACCGCGGGTGTCTTCCCAACGTAGACCGAACTCTGTCGCTTTTAGTTTGTGTTCGGAGGCTAAGGCTTCCGTGGAAGTCATCAAAGACATCTGTCTGATCAAACGGTCGCATTCACTTTTAACCTCAGGGTCTCCTTGGAACAACTCCATGAATGCTTTCAGGTTCATCACACCGTCCCACCACGTGATAGGGTAGTGCTCTTTCATCAATGTGGTAACGTTCCCTAACTGAGGAACTACACAATGACCAATCACACCACCGTTGAACGTGGTGTTGATTCTGAATCCGTCGAACTGTGCGATGTCTTTGGTGGCTTTCTTTGTATTGGTATTTTCCATGAGTGGGCTCTCTTTTGTTTAGAGTTTTTTAATAAACACCTTTAAGGGAGTGGGGTACCGAATCCTACTCCCTTGTCGTCAGGTGCTGTCGTTGTGTGCAGGTAGGTGTACACCTACCAGCGGATTTCTTGTTGCGCACGTCTGCGCTCACGAGCGTAAAACGTCACTCCACGTACCAACACGCAGAGTAATAAAACTAATGCTTGGAAACTCGAGTAAGGCAAAGCGACGATTACTGAAAATATCGCAACCCCTATCCCATTGGCTAACAAAGTTAAAATGAACACCCTTGCAACCAAGTGGTTGGTTGCTCCCGGTTTATCAGGCAGTGCGATGTAGGCTATCCCTAAAACCACGAGTGGTGTTATCACACAAAACCACTCAATGGGATTAAACCCTGAGTATTCGAGGTAGTACGACACCCACGCAGCAACCCACGTGAAGGCAGTTAGAAATAAACTCATTTGTGTTTCTCCCTGAGTTGTTTTAAGAGCGCTAAATCGCGTTGCAGCGCAGCTAACTCTTTCTTTTTGAGAGTGGAATCCATTTGACTGGACTCCACCACGAATTTTCGATACGCGAGGTCTTGGGAGATCCTCGCTGCTAAACTAGCGCTGTTCATTCTCAAACCTTTTGGGTATGAAACTAACCGCGTGAGTAACATAGGTAAGAACTTCTGACACAACAATAAACCCCACGATGTTTGTGAACCACGCCCAGGGAGTTTCTGCATATAAGAGAAATACAGAAGCGCACACAGCCGTATGCGAGCACGCCAACATCACCACCGTATCCTTCGACGTGATATAACGACCTAAACACCATCCTATCACCGTGTGGTGTCCTGCAAGCACCAATGCAACTAACGCCCAGCCTTGGAGTTCTGGGAACACCCATTGCGCCATAGCAAATATCGCACTAAATACCACCACCATCCTGACGTGATCAAAATTTTTGTAATTTAACATCTTTAAATCCTCCTGATTGACGCGATGTCTATCGCGCTTCACCGTGATATTAAATACCTATAAAAAATTCGAAACGGCATAAAGGGAGCTACGTAGCTCCCTGTGCTATGTTTTCTAACCATCCGACGGAGGTGGAGGTGGGCGTAGATTGTACTCGTCGTCAGTGGTAGGTTTGGCTCTTCCTTTGGAGTGTCGTAAGTCGGCTAGTTTGCTCACGAGTGAACCCGCAGGTGTGGACTCGACCACCGCTTGCATCAACGCTTTAGTTTCGTCGTTGATAATCCCAAAGTACTTCCACATCACAAACCCTGGAACGATATACGGTAATACCATTTGTTCCCAATCCGGTAAGGTCTTTGTGTGATAACTCACCCAGAGAATCATCCCGGTGTACGCGAGTGTCAGCACGGTGACTAAGAAACACATCCCTATCGCGACTAACGGTTTTAAGATCTTTCCCGATCTAGACCGTTCGAGTTGTGTTCTTGCTTCTTTACGCTGACGTTCTGATTCCAAACCGTCGTTAAGTTCCCACGCAAGTATCTTTTTCTGGTGGTAACTTTCGAGCGTTTCGATTAAGTCTCTGGCTTGGTTTCCAGTGAGCTCTTTATACGAATGTTTGAGTGTGGTGTGTTTGTTAATCTCTTCGACTAACATCGCTCCTTCTGGGAGCGCGGAGCGAAGGTATTCGTCTCCCAACAGTGTTAAATAACGGTCTACCTTCATCATAGCTCTCCTGATCCTAAACACAGGATTGGACAAAAAAGAAAGGACCCGAAGGTCCTTTGCTTTTGTTTACCGACCATTAACGCCACGCTGCGGCCACACAAGCGTTCCGAAAGAGACCGGATCGATGCTCTGTGGAGCCCTAAATTCTATCGGCGGTTTACCCTGAGCTGGAACTTTAATCCGAGCAGCGGTAGCTGACACATACACCGACGAGTGAGTGTCTGTAAAGTCATCCATGTCCAGAATATCCGCCGCGGTGGTACAACGAGTCGTGTCAAGTTTTGCACTATTACCCATCAATACTTTTGCTGTGAGTGGGTGGTCCGTAGCGATTTGTAGTAGACCGCTTTTGGTAATACCTGACACCAGACGGTCACCTTTCTCGGTAGCGAATGACCCACCGCCGATATCACACTCCTTCACACCACTCTTGTCTTCCCGTGTTGAGCTGATTTGCACCGCCCAACGTTTGAGAAGCCGGTTGAAGTCCACTTCACTCATCCGCCGACTCCGTTTCCTTCTCTGGGTAAAGTACCTGGACTTCAACCGGTGGTCTGTAGTCACTGAGCACACCCACACCTAACGTCTTGACGTGAATGTAGTACTTCACCTTCGACGGAAGATTCGCAGCGTTAGACGTACGGATCGTGCTGTACTCACCGCCACGCCCTACTTCAGGTAACCCGTACTCAACGTCCAGCTCCCGAATGCGACTGCCTGTTTCCGTAACAAAGTACAGGATCGCATTTTTGGCGTCACGACGATCCATCGCATAACCCCAACCTTTCGGTAAAGGATTTTCTGGATCAAACGCAATGCCCCATTCTACGTTCACCCACACTGGACGAGGCACGTTCATGACGTTCAGCAGATAGCCTAAGTCATAACGACCACCGAACGATTGAATCTGGCGAATAAGATCAATCAGCATATTCGGACTTAACGCCTGTTGGTCTACGTAATCCAGCAAGAACTCGCCAGTTTCAGGATCTACGATCAAGTCATCGATGATTTCTTTTGCTTCTGAGCGTTTAAGCACGCTGTACTCAAAGCGGAACAAGAAACGTCCTGTGCGATTTAAAAACGCATCAGGAAGTTTATCCACCTCGTTCTGTGTGATCAAGAACAACGCTTTTTGGATCTTCGCGTCACTGAAGAACGTCAGCAAGTCGTCCTGCTCGGCTTTCTCCGCGTAGCGTTTGTTGAACTCATCAAACAGAAACACGCACTCGCCGTTGACCAACTCATACAGGAAGGTCAGCATAGACGCAGGTACGGTGTGGTCAATCACAAACACAGGGTGTCCGTTCTTCACCGCTTCATTACACAAGTCATACGCTAATACGGATTTCCCCGTACCTTTCATCCCCAGTAACAACACACCCACCGACTCCACACGACGACTGAGTGTGTCTAAGATCAGCTCTTTACGGCGGTGGTGATCGCCGTAGATCTTAGTGGGCATTGGGTAGGGGTCAACGTGAATCAACGCTACAGTTTTGTCGGTGGTTTGCAAACGATACATCGCGGCTGGTAAGCGCTCTGTGGTAGGAGCTGGGTGGAAGTGTTCGACTAACACACCGTTGTTCATCTGTACTAAACGAATATTTTTATTAGACATGACCTGCACCTTTTATTTGAGAATGGGAGCATAAAGGGAGAGTCTGTACTCTCCCTCTGGATTAACGTGTTAACACGTCGATTAAGTTTTCGAATGTTTTATGTGGGACTTCAATCAAGCGATCCAGTAAAGGACCTCCGTTTTCCAACACTTCACGGTGGTTCTGATCGGAGTACACCACTTTCGCAACCGCTAGGTCGATGAGACGTCTGGTGTCACGAGTACCCCAGTTGTCTGCGTGGTCGCTACTTTGGACTTCGGCATACGGTCTGCAGGTTTCTGCAACCGTTTTATGTTGTCCTCTGATATCGTACCATGCGTCACCGATTTTAGAGTACACGTGACCTTCTACAGGGTCGTACCAAGCAGCGACCACGTCACCAAAGATCGACTTCAGGATTTTGTAGAAGTTCCAGCACTGCCCTTCTGTGTACAGTAACGTAAGATCTGGATGGGATTCGCGAATAGACGTGATGATTCCCAGTATCCAACTTTCATTCGGTAGATACTGCTGGTTCTTACTGAAATCCACCGTAGTGACCATTGTCGCATAATTGGCCGATAACGAAACCGCTTCTCCCAACACCCAATTCGTCGCTTCTTCCGTGGGTACTAAGGTGGTGGTTTCAGTATCGTAGTTCCAGACCGGTTCACTCGCCTGTTTTGTCGGCGTTACATTTTTCGCAGGAGACTTTAACAAGTCGTCAAGAGGGTGTTTGCCGTCGTAACAAAGCATGGCGAGAGTATCCAATTCATCGGTTAACGTCTTCCACGTTTGCTGTAACCAGAACCTCCCACCGACGTAGGTAGATACACGGTTGGGGACTAAACCCGACGTTAAGTACTCGTTGGCGCGAGCAACAACTTTCACCGACTCACAGTACTCCAAAGCTTGCTCCAGAAACCGTTTGAGTCTCGGATCTTCTACTGGTGTCACGGCCGACACTACGATGTATAAAGGTAATTTAGTCATCGATTTCAGTTCCTGAGTTATTCGCTAAGTCATCCACCGTACCTACGTGACGTACGGTTTGATTCACCACCCCTTGCGTGGGCACTAAACCAAAGACGTGAGTGTAGAACACACCTTGCTCATCTGACATCTGCACCACACAGGACAGAAAGTCAGAACCCGCTACAGCGTGAGTAGATACGACGGTCCCCGTTTTGATGTGCTGTTTAGGCACGTCTAAAAACTTCTTCAACACTTCAGCTGCACGATCCGCCGAAACATCCGCACTTACAAAGAACACTTGCTCAGCAGCGCCTTGCGCAGAGTGCGCGATTAACGCTAACGCTCCTTGCTGTGCTTCTGAGTTAAACACCACAAACTTCCCACCGATTCGAAAGGTGGCAGCAATGGGTGTCGCTTCATCGATTTCACGACGTAACTGAGCGGTGTTGAATGATGTTGCTAACATAGGTCGAACTCCTTTAGCGCAAAGAAAGCAGAGCGCGAAGCTCTGCTATGTTTTTTAGTGTGTGTTTCAGATCAGCCATTTGTTGTTCGTACATCAGGCCAAGTTGGGTAGACGTGTAACGTCCGGTGGATACAAAGTGAAGCTGTGCGATTTGTTTCTCGATTTCCAGTAGTCGATCCAGTGCGGGAACCACACAAGGAAAATCGTCTTCACTCACCGCACAGAACAGACGCCAGTACATCACCGCCATCTGTAAGTAAATCCAGCTGTTAGGAAAGATCCATGGGAGGTCCGTTCCTACTTTCTGTGTATACTTTAGATTGTACCACATACTCTTGAAACTGACTAGAAGGAACAATTTCACGAGGTGATACACAATCCCTAAACCGTACATACCCACCTCCCTTAATGCACACGTTGAGGTGTGTATTGTTTAATGTACGTCAACGCCATCTGGATAGTCGCGATCCAATCTTCGGAATCCGACAAGCCACGACGGTATGCATGAACGTGGTCAAATGCAAGAAGCGAGCAAAGCGTTGCTACGTCGTCCAGCACACGTAAGAGTTCTGGGTGCTTGTGCACACCGACGATTAGACGCTGGTGCTCTGCGCTACACTGTAAAACTAAAGCGGTTGAATGTTTCATGGGTAAAATCCTTCAATAAAGAAAAGTCCTGTGAGCGGAGTTTACAACTCCTACTCACTGGGATATTAAATACCTATAAAACATTCGATTCGGTTACTTAGGTAGAGTCAGCCCACTTAAGACGTCGACTACGAACTTACGATCACTGGGGTCGATTTGCCGTACTAAGTCAATCGCTTTGAGTAACGTCAAGTCGTCTACTCCTACGAACTCTGCTTTGTGATCACGTAAGGTCTGTTTGAACGACTCTAAACTTTGGTACAGGTTTAAGAACTTCGGGAGTCCGTAGATTGCACAGAGTATCCCAGCCACGTAAGTAGGGTGGTAATGGCTAGGCACCACGTAACGTATCCCTAATACTCCGGTCTTTACTTTCTTTAAGGTAAAACGGAATCCATTCCGAAGTCCAGCACTGTACTGTGGGTCTTTGGGCAAAACGATTTCATTGACCTTTTCAGTAGGGACTTCTAGACTACGATCTAGGTGTAATTCATCCACAGCGCACCTCCAACTCAGCAAGCTTAGACAGTAGCTCTTTCTGTACGTCCTCTATAGGGGCCTCAGCGTTCACTACAACGCATGCAGCTGCAGTTTGATCCAATCCCATAGCCTCACTGGTAAACATCGCTCTAAACTCGTTACAGACGCGTTTAAAGAACTCCGAACCCCTACGTTCGATCATGTCCATCCCTGTGGCGTTTCTACGTCGTTCTAAAGCCGTTTCTACCGAACAGTCTAAGTAGATCACCACGTCAGGTCGGTAGTCGTCCAAACCAGACCACACGAGTTCTTCCACTTGTGCTACTTCATCCGGAATGCCTAACCCAGCGCCTTGATACGCTCGTGTGCTCCAGACAAATCGATCGTAGATCACGTCCCACCCAGCGTCCAGTGCAGGAATCGCTACTTCAGTCAACGCTTCTCTACGAGAGGCTGCAAAGAGTAGTAGCTCAGTAATCGGTGTCCGTGGGTACTCCGTACTTTTCAAGATTCGACGAATCTCTGTACCGATGACGGTTTGACCGGGCTCTGCGACGACAAGCACCGCTCTGCCGTTTTGTTCTAAGTGCTGTTTGAGTAGCTCGATCTGTGTACCTTTCCCACAACCATCTAACCCTTCTACTACGTAAAACGTACCTTTCTCCATTTTCTAAAACCTCTTGTGTCAGATTACAAGTTTACTCGCTGGGGTAAAATAAAACGGCATAGAAGGAGGGTTTCCCCTCCACTCTAGCGACGTAACTGCAGAGCAAAGGTTGTGGCTGACCAGTACCCTACTGCAATGGCATCGTACGTGTGTTCATCTAACTCCAGAAAAGGAACTGAAGGATGGATAAACAACCGTCCTGCGTCTACCAACGCACGGATGGACTCTTGTACGTTTTCTTTCGACCCTTTACGCGTCAGTGCCCCTACGGACAGTTTCGCTGTAGGAGGATCTACAAACTGTACTTGGAGTGAAGGATCATACCCAAGCACAGTGTGGGTAATTACATTACAGCATTCCACCAACGCAGCGTACGCTTGAGGGAAACGCCCCATAAAAGGGGCTTCACTCGCCACGACGTGTGGTTGGTATTGAAACAACAACTGTTGTAGGTTCTGTCGATGGTAGTCTAGTTTGATGGCACGTTGTCCTATACTCCACTGTAAGGAAGAGTCAAAGTCTGCGTACCGATCCGCGCTAAAGGTTCCACCGTACACCAGGGTGATTCTCCCACTGACTAAACAGAGTTCTATCCACGCTACGCCCAGGGTGTTCGTCCCTGGGTCGAGGGCGAGGATACGTAACGGTTCTGTAGTAAAGTGTGCGTTCAACATTACTCTTCAATTAACATTGGTTCGGTAGCACCAATGTCAAACGTCATGTCAAAACCCGTACTTACAAACGCTAAACTGTAGTACGTCGAGATAAAGTGAGTGATCTGCACACCGACTGCCTCGTTGAACGGAATGGTAGCACCCCCCGTGGTTTGTACGTTCACCACACGGTCTAACCCACTACACACAGCAATCTCAGACACCACAGAGAACAGTGGATCTCCGTAGAGTACGCTACAGACGTTGTAGTACTCTTGAACGTCTTGTGCACTGAACACCACAGGCACTGGAGAGCTGACTTCTAGAAAGTCACCGTCTTCTAATGCTGGGGTAGACGTACTCGGTGGGAGCACTGGTTGTGTAGGAGACAGATCCCCACTGTTCGGCACAAACGGCACTGAGTTCTCCACACCCCCTACTACGGTCGTTAACGAGTAGTCAATCGTGGTGTTCGACAGATCCAACCGTTTTAAGTAGTACGCGTAGTACTGTAAACCACCGTGTTCTTCTTGACGACGTAACGCGTATTTGTTTCGCTCTACTTCCGGTAAGTCATCGGTGATTAACCGTAAAACAAAAGGCACGATTTCAAACGGTGCGGCATCACGTGGACGGTGTTTCACTGGTGCATCATATCCTACCCCACTTTCAGTGTGGTTTAAACGCCGTGTGCCTTTACGACCAATCGCGTAGTAGCCTACCTGTGGGTAGACGCCTGCTGCAATCGTAGAAGGGTGTTGGATGGCTAACGCTTGGTTTAATGTAGAGTTAGGCAGTATCGTGTACGGTCGACGTAACAACAAAGCATTCTGGAGTCCTGCCCCATAGACGGTCCGCGTAATAATTTCGCTGGCCATTGATCACCTCAATTCTGTTTTATAAGTAAAAATGGACTAAATGACATACGATGGTTTAGGTGTTGTCTCGCACACGCAAGATGCGACTCTCAGAGAGTGCTAACCGATACCGTGTCCCGACTCGTGTTTGGGGTTGGAGTTGCAGCTGAGTTTCTGCGCGTAGACGATGAGGCGTATACGTCATTCCTAACCGTAAGGTAGAGGCACGACCTACGTCTGTTTTCACAACACTGTACGTACGACACCGCACAGACAGTGGAGTGATGTCCGCTTGGTGGAGCATGCTCTCTCCAGACACTACACTCTGGATGTTGTCGATCCGAGCACGTAATACTTCCAGTGCAATAGCTGAGCTGGAATTGATCGTGGGGATAAACTGATTTGAGTATGCGCTCAGTGCTGCTGTGACTGCCAGTAACGACTTCTGCAATTCGGCTAGAGTCAGTTCAGAGTTGACGTCCGCTCCAGTAGCGAGACGAATGGTTTCCTCTAACGTCAGTTGGATGTCAGAGTCATTAAGTAAATGTAAGTTCCATCCACGGCTAGTGAAAAACTCTTCAAACGTCGTTGGCGTGTCTACAAACACACACGTCGCTTTTCGATAACACCGATTCGTGGTTTCTTCAAGCTGTCCTCGTTTGACGTGACGTTCTTCTCGAGTGAACTGACGATGGTGCAGTAACATCCGTTGGTGGATTTCCCCACAGAGGAAATAGAACGCTTCAGTAGACACCACAAACTCAATAGGGATCAAGTCTGAAAGTGTTTCTTGAATGTCAGCGTCTGTTAAACGAGACGACATGCTCTGGAGTTCACTGGTGGTTGGTGGTACACGACGTCGTACGAAGTTGACCTCGTACGGTTGGATCTCTTGCTCCAAGATCTCAAACCCATTCACTCGGTTCATTGCATACACGTACCAGACCGCTGCTTCTTTGACCGACATCCGGATCAAGTCCCCGTTGTTGGGGTTACGTACAGTGATCACTGCACCGTAGCGTTGGTAAGTACTTAAGAAAATCCAGTGGTCTAGTAACACGTCAGACAACGCGTACGGTTTACGATTGGTGTTATCCACCATCACAGACTCTAACACTTTCGTTGGTAAAGACGCAAGTCGTGTACGCTCTAAGTCGTGTCGTACGTTGACCTTCTCTTCAGCGACGTCTTTGTCGTTGTCTCGCGCGTAGGGAATCTGTAACTCAACGATTTCTTCTAAGCTACGGATACGGTCGGTGTATGGATTCTCATCGATTCGATTGAGCGCTAACCGATCGAGTTGTAACTCTGGGTATAGGTTGTCCTCTAACCCTTCGGTGAGCTGTTTCACGTAGTGCTGACCTAAAGGGATATTCCGTTTAGTCAGTAAGTGTTCTACTAACGTCTGGAAGGTGTGTTCTTTCCCACCGTTGGTACGCAACCACTGCATGTTCCGATACAACCACAACGCCTGCTCAGTCGTGAGGGCTCTGCGATGCACAGAGAAATTCCCAAAGCCATCCAAGTAATTCCAGATGTGGTAACTGTGCGCACGATTCGTACGGACATTTTCTTGCCGTACGGTTTCTATCCACGCTGGAACGTGACTGAAGAGTTCTCCATACACGGCAGCTGGATAGCAGTTGTGCGCAAAGACTTGATCGGAGTCATACCAGCGAGCCAAGTAGCGTTGCATGTACCCTTGCACACGGAGGATCAAGTCGTCTTCTTGGGGTTCTACAAGCGTTCTGTCCCACGCCAGAATCGTATGGTCTTGTGCAGCAATAGAGACAGACAAAGGGACTGGGTTCAGTATCCCTTTGATCAATAGCACTTGTTCTGGGTACTTAGCCAATAGCTCGTTGTAAAAACTACCGCCACGACGATACGTCCGTAACGTCAATCGGTGGTCGACTAACGCTGCTTTTGTAAATGGAATCTCCAACGTCGTGTCTAATGAGATCACAGTCATCGGAGTGTCTAATGGATGGTACTCACCTGCAAGATGTAAATAGTAGCGCCACGTCTGGGGTTGCTCTAAAAGCACGGTCTGTCCAGTGACGACCGATTCTCGTAAGATCTTGTTGTTCATGGCCATAGCCGTGGCTACCGATTTCACCACGAACGAACGTGCGAGTTGAAATATACCCTGACGGTATATCTTCTGGTACGAATCGGTCATTTATTGGTTCTCTCTTTTTTAAAAAAACACAGAAAGGTTCCACTCATGAAACCAGTGATTACTCAAGGAAAAAGACTACAGGCGTTTCGAGAAAACCCAGTCGGAGCAGCCGTTGCTCTGAAGTTAGTCAAAGATCAACGCCATGCAGCACCTATTCGAAATGGAGCCATAGCACCAGAGACGTCTACGCTTTCTAAACTCTCACAAACGACCGCCACGCGGATTGAAGATGCAAGGAATATCTTCGCGATTCTTCCAGAGACAGAACTCGTCAGACAGATCCTCGTGTCGTGCATCGTAAGTCCAAATGACTTACGCTCCCCTGAGCTTACATGGAAAGTGGAGAACTCCGTGCTGGCTCCAGCGCTTAGTAACGACTTACTGAAAGTGCTACGCGAGCACTTCGAGAAAGTCTATAAGATTAAAAATGACCTTCCGGAGTGGCTGTCGGATGCGTTGTTTGAGAAAGGCTCTCACCCTTTAGTGGTGCTACCAGAGTCGTCCATAGACGATCTGATTAACGTCAAGCCACGGTTAGCAAATGAAGCCTTTAAAAGCTACTTTGACGAGTCAGGTACGACACTGCGCCCGTTGGGCTTTCTTGGAAACCCGACCAGAGAACCAGCGTCACCTACCCCACGGGCTGCATTAGAGTCAGCGATGGGGTCAGCCAAACCCACCGCAGCGTACGATCCAAAGTTGGCGATTGGCGATGGCTTGATTACCGTGATCGATAGTTTCGACGCACTGAAACTTCCGAAGCTCTCACACGAGTTACGTAAGAACGTCACTAAACAGAAGATCCGTGATCACTTACCTAACGCAACGCGTAGTTCACTTGAAGCGATTAAAGTCACAGTGAAGCACAAAGAGCAGAAAGGGAATCCGAATGACCTGAACAGTCTGTATCGGAATAAACAAATGTTGGTGCGGGAAGTACAAACCGTTGCAACAACCGCACAGGCCAGTCGTGCTCCGATTGGCCATCCGTTGGTCTTACATTGCCCTGCTGAGGCGGTAATTCCTGTCACCCTACCGGGTTCTCCTAAAACAGCAGTGGGCTACTTTATTCTGATTGATGAATTAGGTAATCCATTGTCACGTGCTCAGGCGAGTAGTTACTACAACCAGTTAAACTCTCGACTGAACCGGATGGGACAGAACTCAGGTGAACGTGGAGCGACTGACTTACTGAGTCGTTTGAACCAATACAGTACGGGGTTAATCCACGACGACCAAACGGTAGATATGTCAAAGATGTATCAGGCGTACGGGATGGTGGTGGACCAAGAGCTGAAGTCTCGGATCAAGAACGGAATCAACGGACAGGACGTAGAGATCGCTAAACCTGAAGAGGCCTACCGCATTATGTTAGCGCGTCAGCTTGCGAACCAGCGTACGCAACTACTCTGGATTCCAGAAGAGCTGATGACGTACGTGGCGTATGACTACGACGACTTTGGGATTGGGGTCTCGCTGATCGAACGCTCAAAGATTCTCTCCAGTATCCGTGCGGTGTTAACTGTAACCAACACATTGACTGCGATTAAGAACTCTACCGCACGTCGAAGTATCGAGATCCAGTTAGACCCACGAGAAGAAGACCCACGTAAAGCGGTGGATATGCTGGTGACGGAAATCGCTCGTGTGCAAGGCGGTGCGTACCCGATTGGTAGTTTTTCTCCTGTACAAATCCAAGACAACGTGAGGATGGCAGGGATTGAAGTCAACGTCACAGGACACCCTGCATATCCTGAAACGAAAGTCTCTCAGAATGACATCCAGTCTAACCGGGTGGAGATTGACTCTAACTTTGACGACACGATGCGTAAGCGTTGGTTGATGTCGTTTGGTTTAACTCCTGAAACTATCGATACGGCATCAGGTGCTGACTTTGCAGCCTCTGTGATTCAGTCTAATGCGTTACTGAACAAACGCGTTGCAGTGTACCAAGAAACAACCAGTGAGTTCTTGGTAGATCACGTACGTAAGTACACGCAAGCATCTGGGGGTTTGTTAAAAGAATTGTACACGAAAATCGTAGAGTACATCAACGATGAATCCAAACCTGTATTGAAAGACGACCAAACGGGTGAGGACATTCAAGACGTTGCGCCAGATGACGTACTGGAATCGTTCTTGGATTCACTGAAGATCACACTACCTGCTCCAGACTCTACCAAACTGGAAACGACACGTGACTTACTGACAAACTACCAAGACTTGCTGAAACAAGCAGTGGAAGAATTCTTACCGCGTGACGTATTGGCTGCGATGGGTGGGAGTGAAGGCTCTGATCGCTACGATCAAACCAAAGCGGCTGTGATCAGTTACTTCACTCGGAAGTTCATGGCAGAAAACAACATCCTACCAGAACTGCAAGAGTTACTGAACAACGACGAGTTAGAGCAAACGGGATTCAACTTAAAAGAAGACCACTTGGCTTTATACGAGGCGTTACAGGTCACGATTGGGGACTTTGTGAAAGGGGTGGCGTACTACAACGACAAACGAAACGAGCAAGTGAATGCGGAGTTAGAGCAAGAGCCTGCGGCGTCGGATGACACGACGACCACCGATACCACAGAAGACACAGGAGGGGATGACGACTTTGGTGGAGACGACTCGTTTGGAGACGACTTCAACTTAGACGAAGAGCCTGAAACGGAAGAAACGGAAACTGAACCAGAGGAAACAGAAGAGCCTGAGGCTACCGCCGAAGAAACTCCGAAAGAAGAACCTGGATTAGACGAAGAACCTACGTAAGTAGACCAGCATAGGGAGGAGCTTGAGCTCCTCCCTTTATGCTTTCATTTCTAAGCGAGGACGACCTTGTGGGATCACAGAGAAATGGTCACGGTATAGACTCTTGATCTGTGTTTCTATCTCAGGAGTTTTCTCTCCGTGTTGTGCGGTGATTAAGTCACTGCCTTGTAACCACTCTGGTAAGACTTTGTAGTCATTCCGTGTAGACTCTAAGTACTCTGGTAACTCTAAGTCGATTTTCACCCACGGACAGATAGCGTCACTGTCTGTAAAGAAGACGTCCACTTCGTACACCAGTTGAGTCTTTTCGTCGGGTTGGTCTGGATGACTGACGGTAGGACCACTCACACGAAACCTTTGCTTGTACATTCCTTCTGTAAACAGAGTTTTGAAATGCATAAACATCGCACGACTGGATTCTACTTCGACTTCACTTTTACCAAACGAGTCATCACTGGACCAGACTTTCGTCGTCAGGATGTACTCGTCTTCTATAGCGTCTTCGGATACCCGACTGTAACGGTCTGTGCAGGCCCGCATGCGTATCGTCCCGTTTTCGGCACGGTGACTAAACTGCTCTTGGATTTCTGTGCTGATCGCTTTAGCTTGTAACTCTACAAACTGCTCTGGAGTAAACTGCGTGTAGAACACCAACTCAATCTCTTTGCGTGCTTGTCCGTCTACCATAGACTCTAAGGCAAGTAAAGACTCTACAGACAGTAAAGCACTCTTTAAGGAAGTAACCATTTGAACCCCTCTCAAGGGAAAAAAAGAACACATAGAATTTAAACCAAAAAAAAGAGGAACCCGAAGGCTCCTCTTCAAAATTCCCCTGTGAAGGAGAGGTACAAGTGTTGTTATAACTCGGTGGCGCTGTAACGAATCACGTAGGTTGTACTACCATCTGCGTCTTTGTTCAGAGCAATCAGTTCGAAGATCTGATTGTCTTGCGTAGTAAAGAACCGACGAGTATGACCGTACTTCGACGTTACGCCTTTCTCTACCAGCGTTCCTAAGAAGCTGTGTAAAGCAGGGAACGACTCACGAGTGACTGCACCAATGGCTTCTTCCATCAGAATCCCAAGCTGTGCTGAGAGCATTGGAATCTGTGCGACTAAAGAAACCTCACGACGCCAGATGCTGCGCGTCACGAACTCAGAGTTGTGGTCTACCGTCAGCTGACGTAAATAAGGAGCTTTCTCAAGTTCCTCTGCGCTCACGTGACAGTAGTTACACGCTCGTTTGATCAACTGTTTCATGTGGGCTGGTATACCCACTAAAGAATTCCAGTTTGGACCGAAACGTTCTTTTGCAAAACTACGTAAGCGTTCGTTCGCTGGTTCGTAGTCTGCTGAGAAACTCGTCATCTCAAACGACTGATCTCCTACAGAGTATTGACGATACGTGTTGTACATCCGTGTCAGTCGGGTGTTTAAGTCCCCGGCTAACAAACGAACGATTTCGCTCTTTGCGCAACTCAGTGCTGGAGTCAGTAACTCCAGTAACGCATCTACCGAAAGTTCATTCAGATGTGTACCGTAATCGAAGAACCCTTTGAGGCCTTGCTCGTAGTCACTGAATAACTTGTACTCCAGCTTCTGGTCATCCGACATATTCGCGTCAGAGTCAAATGCGCACACCAGTTGGTGAGAGATCACTGTAAAGTAGCCTACGCCATTTTGGTACGCTTCTCCACCCTTCGCTATACGCTCCTGACGCATCAGAGTCGCAGGAGTCAGTGCAGCCAGTACACCAGGGGCGTAAATCGGCTCTAAGCGCTCAAAGAGCTCTACGCTGTCTGTGGCTTGATACAGTGGAGAGTCTGTAGCTTTTGCACTACTACGTGGAACGTCTACAATAAAGTCCCAGAAGTTCTGACCGCCTAAGACGTCACCTACGTCAATGGTCGTAGGAGTGACTAAGCCAGTGAATAAATGATCTTCTAACCGCACGGTTGGGTCCTCTTCTATCCGTTCTATACACACACCGTCTACGACAGTGCTAGTTTTTACAACGCCGTCTAGCGCTTGGAAGACTAAACTAGCAGGACAACCTGCTGGATACACTTTGCGACTCACAAGTACCTCCACGGGGGTTGCTGTAGAGGCCATAGGAGCACTCACAGTCGTATGGGTTTGTACAGGGGTATGGATAGCAGAGGTTGCTAAACTTACCTGCTGAGGTTGGTAACTCCCAGAGACCGGAATGTGGTTTGGTACAACCACCTGCGGTTGGTACTGCTGCTGTGGGAAGTACGTCGACATCGGCTCTGATGGACGAGCGTGTACTGGAGGGACGTATGTATTTGGAGCCTGCTGTAAACGCTGCTCAAAATTCATTAAGTCACGATCCAGCTGTGCTCGTGTGTTGAGCATAGCGTTGTAGTCCGCTTGCTCTTGTGGAGACATTTGGTACAACAGATTCGGGTTCTGAGACACCAGTGTCGCTGCCTGCACACCCGCAGAGATTTTCACCGCTTCACGGATGTACGATCCGCTTTGCGCCATTTGCAGTTGTGTGGCTTGGAACATCACCGCTACTGCATTGGTGTTTTGTGTTAGCTTCTGCATGTTCTGTGGAACACGGCAGTAGTCCGCTAACGTCCTGTACATTACGCCATTGTTAGCGTACTGGTTTACGAACTGCACCAACTCAGTGTGGACTAATTGAATTAAATTACTCATGTACCTTTTCCTTCTTTACCTTTTATTCTTTTAACGTTCAAAGATCTCTTGTGCACGATCCAGCAAAGGTTGGAACTCGGGGTTCGGTAACACCGTTCCATCTGCTTGGACGTTTGCAGCTAAGTTTAACTTACCACGGCCTGTGGGGTCTGACTTCGGTTGGTTGGGGTAACTACCAACACTGGCGATACTGGAATGCAGCGCACGTGCGGGATCGGTCAAACTGACTTTACTCCGGCTACGTCCCCCTGTAGCATCACTTTGTAACACCAACGCACCAGTGAACTTATACGCCATATTGTCTCCAGGAGACGACACCACGCTTACTTCCCCATGCCCTCTGGAGAGGTTAAAGATCAGTTCGGGTTTGATGTACTTAGAGATTGCCATTGTCAGACGCCGCTCGTTCAGCTGCCGTCGGTTGTCATTCTTAATACGGAATGAGAACTTAAAGATCGCTTGCACGATGTCTGATAACACATACCGCAGTACGCGTAAGCGTTTTCCATGCATGGTCCCAGGGTTGGTGGTCATGATCCACATCGAGATGTTTTGGATGACGTACGCAAAGAACTCGTAGGTATCATTGCAATAAATACCTGCTTCAGCAAGCTCTTCCCGCACCACTGCATCCACGTAGGAATCAGTGGAGTCCAAATGCACCAAGGTGTTTTCATACACCTTCCCTTCCCGTGAGTCATTCTTGAAGATAATCAACCCCAGAATGGTTGTCCACACCCGTACGTGATCACAGTACTGAGGGAGTAACCGTTCTGGATAGTTATCCACCACGTAGAAAAACCCAGCAATTAAGTTACAGCTAAACTCATTCCAAAACTCCCGTGGGATCGCTAACCGTACTTTAGAAGGACGGTACATTTTCCTCGCTACACCGCGAATCGTTTTTGGAGCTACCCCTAACGACGTACAGATCACCCAATCGGATTCTGGGAAGTCTGAGAGTTTACGTTCTGGACCAAACAGCTGTACGTTACACGTCTCCCCAAAGATGCGTTTAAACGTACCGATCACTCCAAACTTACAGAACAAGTAATGTGTCAGTGTGGTGTACATGACGTTCTTACCTGATTCTTTTTCAGCGTAGGAGTGCACGCCGCTCCACACCGCATAGCCTGTCGCTGGTTTCCCGTTTTGTTGGAAGGAGTGACTCAAGCGCTCGTATGTGAGCTTGCTACGACTGAACGGCATATAGATCCCGTTTTTTGTCACGGAGATCGTAATGTCAGCCAGTACTGGATGGATGGTGTGTTCTGGACCACGTAAGCGTATTCTGCCTGCTTGATCCGTAAAAGGTAAATACAAATACCGAGGCTCGAGTTGACGCCCTTGGTAGGAAAGATACACTTTGGTTAAAAAGACATCGGTAGGTGCCATTTCTAATTGGTGCTTTCCATGCCGTTTTCCAGAGACGAAGTTAAAGTGTTCTTCTGGAGTACAGCGTTCCATTCGTAAGTACTTGACAGACTCTGGCCAGTCTTCTGCAGCACAGCGCCAGATCATGTCAATGTGAGACATGGCGTGTTTGAGGTGGGTGTACACCACGCCTTCTTTCACGTGTGGGTTAAAGGGCGGTACGACTGCTTTCGCCGCCCGCTGGAGTAGTTGACTCAATAGCTTTCCTCCTAGTCAAAGGGTTGGTGGGTTTACTTCCGTGCAATAGCCACTAAACTAATCACTAACGTAACGACACTGATACCCAGCTTGATGATATCGCTGAGGTCTTTACGCTGTGCTTGTTTGTCAGCTAAACGGTCTTCTTCGTACTTCTTCTTCAGATCACGTTCGAAGTCTTTTCTCTCCTGTTTGGCTTTACGCTTGCGTGCTTTGCGTTCTTCCTCCAGGATGTCTTTATCTGCGTCGTACTTGTCGTTGGCGATGTCTTTCTTTAGACGCAACAACTCAGCATCGAGTTCTTGTTGTTTTGCTTTGAGCTCACGTTCTTTACGTGTGATCTCATCGCCGAACTCTAATGCAGCACGCGCTGATTTAAAGAACTTATACGGACTTTTATCGGTGTCGTAATCGGTCACAGAGATATAAGTCAGTATGTTATTTTTAGCCGCATTCCCCAGTTTCTGCCACCCCCACGTGTAGACGTAAAAACCACAGGGTCGGTCTTTGTCTTTTTGTGGTGTGATAGTGACTACGTGACCCCCTACGTTAACGTAGTGCTCACCAATCAGGTTTTCGTTGTCGATCAGTTCAAACAGTAACCCACATGGATTTTGTTTGACGGGTGCGTCGTCTAGACTTTCTCGACACTCTTGTAGTACAGAGTGAGGGTGGATAGGCCAGTCGTCGTCCCTTGTTTTTCCAGTACGGTCTACGAACACGACATCTAAGTCCGTTGAGTAGATAAACCCGCCGGCGTCTTTGATATCCTCGTAGTGATGGTAACTGGTTTTTACGTATCCACGGCCTTTGGTGTTTAAGCGCCATTTCGGGATACGGTCGATTTCTTCTTTGCTGAGTAGATGTAGCTGTGGGTTGTCTTCTAACTCGATCAGGTCAGGACGCATGGTGTGGTCGATAATTTGTTCGACCATCAACCGTCCTTCTAACGTGGGATCTCTAGAAGTCCCTGAGGATGGAATCTTTACTGCGCTTCCGTCGCGCAGGACCATCCATAAGTCTTTTCCTGTAAAGTTGTAATAACGCACGTCACTCATGATCGCGTTACGCGTACCTAAGTCCGTACAGTCTCGCTCTACGACGCGAGCTTTTACAGGACGCGCGTTTGGAACACGCGCTAGATATTGTCCTAATAAATTCGCTGGGTTATTCACGATACCACTGAATCCTTTTACAGTCTCTTTTGAAAAGAACGAAGCTAATGGGAAAACGCTGTACTAAGCGACCTTAGTTGGACGCTACCTAAAAGCTCGGGTCACCCCGCGTGACCAATTCAACCAAGCGACTTCTAAACGTTCCACGGTTTAGGGAGTTGCGAGGCTGAATGATCGTAGATTACTCAAAAAAATAATATATATCTGTAATGGATTCGACACGGCATAGAAGGAGAGCACGAAGCTCTCCTTCTAAAGGGTATTCCACAATGGCGCTTATGGCGTTACTGGGTTGTTGATGAACTCGACTGCACCAGAGGTGATCAGTTCCAGTTCTTCTACGTCGATCTCGATCTGCACTGGGCAGTTCAGGATGTGACGGTTACGACGTTGTACGCCTACTTCCATCGCTAATGAACCATCGCGGATCATCTGGATTTCACCGACTAACTCAGGAATCCAAATGTGGTTACCGTAGTTCAGTGGGTGGTACTCAGCACCATCAGTTAAACGCAGGGCGATCATGATCTTACCGCGCATTAAACGGTTGTTGGTAGAAACCACTTCTGGTTTCAGCAGAGGACCTACAGTACGGTCATCACCTTGTACCATCAGGTATTGTGGTAATGTAGTATCTGTACCCATTACGACGGTTGGTTTCTGTTCTACACCGCCAGTCATTGCTGACACGGCTGCCCAGTAACCAGACACAGTCATTGCTTCAGCAACAGCCTGACCGATCAACGTGGTGAAATAACCTTGGATGTCAGCCAGCTTGTCCTGAGAACGAACGCTGTTTAACACTTCAGACATTTTCACGTTGATGTAACGGTAGTAAGGCTTCACTAACTCACGACCTAAACCTTCCACTTTTGGAACGATACCAGTGTCCTGGTACGCTTCATACGCAGAACGAATCAGAGACGCGTTGTCCAGCAGTTGCTGTACAGCAGCGTTGTTCGTTTGTACGCGAGTGGTGTTGATCAGTGACTCCGTGTTCACAGAAGCATCGTAAGACGCGTCGGCGTTTACTGGCTTGGTGTAGTGCACTGGAGCGTGTACTGGGATGGTGTAACCTTCACGACGGATGTTTTGTTCCACCAGGATACCACGGCTGCGGTAGTTGCTGTTGGTACGACGAGCTGACAACTCAAAGCTATCTAATTCGAACGTTACACCAGTCACGTCAGCTGCGCCAGTACCGATGTTGTTACCGTTAGCGTCGAATACGCGAACGATTTCCACCTGACCTGACATGTACAGGTTACCTGACTGAACGTTCAGATCACCTTTGAAGCGCAGACGCACTTGTACTTTACCAGTGAATGCAGCAAACGCAGGAACCACAGCACCAGCGATGTCTTTGGTTGCAGAACTGAACGTTACTGTGTCGACGTTCATGTTCAGTAACATCTCTCTCCAATCGCCTTCTGGCGTTTTGAAGAACTGAGTGCCTGGAGCATTACGTAGATCAACGAACACGTAGCTTTCGTCAGTGGCTTTGGTCACTTTCAACCAAGCACCTACTACTTTCGCAGCTGGGTCAATGGCATCTTGCTCAGTGAACACGTTGTTGCTCAGCAGCGTTGGGTGAGCAGACAGACCTAACAGACCGATTGACTTATCAAACACCAGCGGAGCAGTAGGAACGTTGACAGAACCCACGGCACGAGTAGAGGCTAAACCAGCTACTGCAGAGAAATAAGCGTTCTGACTGTTGTCTGGGTTTTTGTACGGCACCAGGTCAGTGATGTTGTTTTTCAGGATGTCAGGGTTTACCACTGCATCTAACAGAGACTTACGGTTGAAGTCAGCTTCAGCACCACCGTTCACGTGTTTGTAGCCTGGGTACACTAACGTACGGTCTACTTGCACCATGAAGATCGATTGGTCAGGAGTAGCAACGATCGTTGGGAAAAACGCTTCAGCGAAATCGTCCTGACGGGCAGACAGTACGTTCCACGTGATGGTCTGCTCAATGTAGTTTTGAGCGTTGGTACGGTCGAAAGCTTCCTGAGAGAAATTCGGTTGGAATAACATCTCACCGTTCTGAGCGTTTGGAGTCCACTGTACAGAAGGAACACCCGCTTTCGAACCCCAGCTGTTTAAGTTGTTACGTGCTAACGCAACGACTGTAGCGGCTTCTAAACCTAAGCTTAAACGCTCTAACGCAGCTTTGTTGCCAGTCAGATCGATTTTACTGTTTTCGAAAGCAGTTTTCAACGCACCTTCCAGTTCGTTATTCACAGAACTGAACGTACCTTTTAATGCTTGGGTATCCTGGAAGCTCAGAGACTCTGCGGACAGAATCTTTTGGCCTACGGCAGAATCTGCAGCTTGGCGAGCCAGTGCTGCTTTTACTTGTGTTTGCAGATTACCTACAAACGTACCGGCCGATTGGCCTAATGCGAACTTTGACATAGTCGATGCCTTCCTTTACTCTTAACGTTAAGATTCATACTACCGACGACACCGGGGCCGCCAGAAGCACTCAAATGATTAATGCGTTTGTTCCAGCGCACAGAAAAGTTTGAACATTTCTGACTGTTCCAGCTCCCGGTGCGTCATCATTTTATTCAGCTCAATCAAGGTTTGTTCTAAGAACGCACTTTGTTCAAACTGAATCCAACTCCCCACGCCCATAAAGGCGATGGTTTCGTCAGAGACGCAGCACGGTACATAGGATGTTCTACGTACTGTAACGGGGACTGAGATCTCACTCAGCTCCACCCCACTCCGTTCTGCTACAGCCACTGCTGTATCGAACTCTGCTTCTGCAGCTTGTAGCTTGCTGCGATGTTTGGTTAACCACGCATCGTTTTGTGGGTGGTCGGTAAAACTTTTAAAAGCGCCCGTTAGCCCTTTCAAATACCGTTCACGGCGATTGTGGTATGCGACGTAAAAACATACGTCCTGTACAGATAATTTGTCCTCCAGTAACGAGAGGTTCGTAAAGTCACTGACTGGTATTTGTCTAGACGTCGCTAGTTCTTTAAACCACTCTGGGATTAAAGCGACGTAACGAGTCACGGGATTTTGCATCATAGTGAAATCCGCTTTTAAAAGGTTTATGGTTAATTAACAACAGGAGTTACGATGGACGCTACCATGATTCTGGTGCAGGCTTTATCTCTAGCCTACTGGGAAAGCCGTTTACAACACACGTCCGGCGGGTCCATACAATTGCTTAGCAACGTGTTAGAAGAAGTCCCTATCCCAGATCAGAACATCGATGGGGATCGTACACGAGAGATCGTCGTGGGGTTACGTGGTTTAGTGCTGCAGTATATCAACAAACCCGACCAAGGTGCGATGAACCTTGGTACACTCCTGCAACGAGTAAGGATTATCTGTCGTGATCAAAATTCGATCTACGACGCATTTGCTAATGGTTTAGCAGATGGCTTAGAAGGCATTGAGATTCAAAAACGTTGCTTTTTATACGCACAGGAACTTTCTGACTTTGTGAACTTACGGAAGTTTCAAAAACAAGTCAAAGGGTTCTACGCCAAACACGCGTACTCAGGCGAGCAGATCGACATCGCTTCAGCCGCAGCAGAAATGATCGAACAGTTAGAGCACTACGTGTATCACCGCGAGGGAGCTTTAATAGACGGAATTTCAGGGATTGTCGACTATGTCGATATTTCTGACGAAGAGAAAATGCAGGACTTGTTTAAGAAAGCTCAGGAGGAGTCGTCTTCTGAGGGTATTCTGAAAGTAGGCTGGCAGGGGCTGACTCGGATGTTCGGTTGGCACGGCGGTCTGAGGCGAGGCGACTTTTACTTAATCGGTGCGCTGCAACACAACTACAAATCAGGGATGGTTCTGAACCTCACTAAACAAGTTGCTTTGTATAACACACCGTACATGATCGACCCGAAGAAGAAGCCACTGATACTTGTTGTAGCCGCTGAAAACGCTACGACAGACAACATGACGTTTTTGTACTCTTCTTTAGTAGAGAATGAAACACAGCAACCAGCGGACTTGACTAGGGTCTCCTACGAGGAGATGACGTCCTATGTGAAGCGACGTTTAGGCGTGAACGGATACCACTTCCACCACGTACGTGTAAACCCCTCTGACTTTGGTTACCCAGAACTCTTTACGTTGATTCTGAAACTAGAAGCAGAAGGATACGAGATACACCTACTGACGATTGACTACCTGAACATGTTCAGTAAAAAAGGTTGTACGGCTGGTGCCCAAGGGCAAGACGTGCGTGACCTATTTAGACGTGTAAGAAACTTTTGTGCTCCTTAATTACAGGGCGTTAAAGCCGTAAGGTTTTAATGAAACCTCTCTGAACTGCTGGAAACCCCTAAAGCTGTTTCACCACTGCGAGGCGAAAGCCAAAGCCACGGTTTGAAAACGAAACGGATGTACAATGGGCAACCGTGAGACCTAAGGTCTCCTGTAGCAGCCAAGTCCCCTCCCGTCCTTGAGACGCGGGGAAAGGTTCAACGACTATCCCGTAGCTGGGAGTAGGACTCAAGTGAGTCCCAAGTGGAGAGCTCCTCCTATTCTACTAAGAGTAGAGGATGAAATGATATAGTCTGTTCTGTAGGGAAAGCCTACAGCTGCGTACCCACGCTGTGAAGCGTAAGACGCGGGAGAGGTCTCACGAACCTCTCCGAACATAAAAGAGAAGAATAGCGGTCATGACACCGGCTCAGATCAGCACAGAGGCGAAGTACTTGTTGAGGAATGGTGTAGATGACTTCGTGAAAGAAATCGCCAACAAAGGCTACTGGGACTCCTGTAAAACGATCGACCAAGAAGTCGATATGGAAATGTTGATCCATATCGTGAAACTCGATGGTCGGAGTTACTTAACGGTACAACGTGGGAAACACCGTGGCTTAGGCACCCGCATGACACCTGAGACAGATCTGTATACCGTACTTCCGTTTGAGCCTGTAGGTGGTATACGAGATGACATCCATGGTCGTGATACCAGTATGTCTCGTCCAGGGGGCGCTAACCTACACGGGGATGGCGGTGAGTGGTTTGCAGCATGATCGACTACTATCTGTGGGGGATACTCCTTAAAAGTATCCTCGTGCTTATCTATTACTGGAATAAACACGAGCATCGAATTGCGTCAAGACAACTCAACGTCACAGGACACCTTACAGCGATTTGGTCAGCGTGTATCTTAGCGTATACGCTCTGTCGTCAAACCCCTGTGCTTTTAGAGCAGTGGTTATACGCCGTCGCTACTGTTGCGTTATTGGAGTTTATACTCTGGGTCCTTGAAGTACATTTCAAGCGAGTCTCTGTACTTAGAGGAAAACTTCTGTATAAAGAACACATGGACATCACCAAGGTCTTGCAAGGATTTGTACGCAGTAAAGCAATCTGGCTGTATTTACCCTACTGGAGTTTTTTACTCTGGTACAGCGCGTAATACAAAAAAAGAAATGAAGCAAAAAAAGTGCATAGAGGAGGCCCGAAGGCCTCCTCTATGCTAAGTAAGGTATGAAAGGTTAACACGGGTCTACGGACGAACATGGGTGAGTATTTCTACGATCATTCGTTAGCGTAGGTTTAGGTGTTGTGTGACTTTTAGTCATGCCGCCGTCGCGGTGTCTTGGAAGACGACTAGAAGTCAGTGACAAGGCAGGTTGGAAGGCTGCGCTCACCTTTATTACGCCGACTGTTCGTGTGGCACGCAAACGAGACGCGTGTGGAGGACTTTTCGGGACTCTTACATGACGCAGTAATCTTGGGGACTGCGTGGGCCGGAAACCACCGGTTGGCCGCTGCGCGGACAAGCAGTATTCCTTGTTTACCAAAGCCGGAGAGCTCTTGCTGTCTCCTGTAAAGGAGAGTAGCCAAATTGCCGCATCTTTCATACCTTAAACTCCCTTCGGATGTTCGAGCACGAACGCTCGTGTAGATACACTCGTCAGAGTGCAGCTACGCAAACGAGGTGGTTAGCGAGGTTTGGTATTAATCGCGTACACTGTGAAAACGTACGTTTTACCATTGATCGCTAACTGAACAGTTTGGGGTTCTTGCATGGTGGATGTGTCCTAAAAGTTGAGTGGGGGAATGGGGGAATGTTCTACAGCGGCATAAAAGTGGGAGCTCACGCTCCCACGTAGACACGTTGTGCCTGTGGAAAGTTGCGGGCTAGTAATTCAACATTCAGAGCAGTTTGGATGTCACGGATAAATTGCGCATCTAACTCTTCTGGAACGTCACCTACTAACTCGTATGCAACTTTTACGGTTTGTTCGCCGGATTTTACTACGACGAAACCGTCTGGGATACCGACTTCACCTAATTGTTTCAGGTGGACTTCTACGTTGGGTCTTACTAAGGTTGCCATGGTGTTTGCTCCTGTTGGCTGGGTGGAAAATTCCTAGGGATCTGACGTCAAGCGTCATATCAACTTTATATTAAATATCTATAAAAGATTCGAGTCAGGCTACTCTAGGGCACTGCGCCCTAGAGTAGCTTTATGTCGGTTAAGTTTTTGGGATAAAATACACCATGACCGAAGCCGTGGTTTGGTACGTCTCTGTGGTAAACCCAGGACGTTCTAACGCGGTATATGCCTCTACCCCAAGGACTGTGCCGTAGCCTTCTACTAAGCCTTGTGGGCCTTGATAGAAAATACGCATGGGCATACCGGGGACTAACAACTCAGGGTCTGCATCATTCCATACGAAATGTGCCAGTTGACCTTTACGCGCTGAGAGTTTAGAAAGCTCTCGTGCGATGTTGTCCGTCACACGACGCTGAAGCATCGGAGCGTTGTTGAGTTTAGACTCACGCTCCTGGACTTGTACTGTCGCTGCGGTTTTATCGGGCTGTAAAACACCCACTCCGTTCTCGACTTTCACAAACTCATTAAACTGTTTGGTGGCAACGCTAAACATTGCACCATTGCCTTCTGAGGTTTGTTTTTGGTCACTAAAGTCAAAATGCTTTACTGCCCCAGTAATTACAACAGTCACTCGATCGTTCTTTACGTCGTAGGTTCGTTCGGTGATCACCTGGTTGCGTGGGATGATATAAAAGTCCACGGCATATTTACTTTTGTTGTATCGCGTCGTGTCATACAACGGATATACATACAATAACTGTCGGTGTGAAAAAATACCGATGTCGTTGTTGTAGATCCCTCCCCCATGTTTCTGTAGATACCCTGGTAGGTTATAAAGCTCTACACCGTGTTGGATGTTGATCTGTTTCCTGACGGTTTTGTTATCAGGCGTCACAAACTCCAACCCCTTTAATCGCTCGTTCTCTAACCCTTTGGTTTGGCTGATCGCTTGGGTGAGTAAACACTTGAGTAAATCTCCTGGTGTGGAGTTGACGTAAGGTCCACCAAAACGAACGTATTGCAGTTTATCAAACTCTATTGGAATCAACTGAAACTTTACGTTGACAAAGGTCTGAGTCCCGCTGACTTGTGCAAGACCTGACATACTGTTCTGTCCTAAGAGTCCAGGGTCTGTGTTCTCTAAAAGGACAGCACGGTAAGTACGCAGCGTAGGTGGGAGGGACTTGATGATCCCTCCCTGTAGTTCACCGACGACAATCCGTTTCAAATCTACCTTTAAGTCGTTTCTGTGTGGGTACACGTATTGACGGTATTGTTCTAACACCATTAAGACTTCCAGAAAGCTTGTTTCCATAAACCCTTTGACAAAGTCTTTCTCTTGGTCAAAGTTTACTACCTTCCATGGAGAGAACTTTCCTTTGGGGACTCGAAACTCAGCCGTCAGTTGTACAAACACAGGCCGAGGGGCACGTTGGATTTGCCGTACTGCCTCGGTGTAAAACATCGGTTTTAACGCCATGCGCGTACCCTCTCCCGACCTAAACCACTGAGTGCTGCGTTAAACACGTCAGGGGCTTCGTTGGTGTAGGTTTTCTGCTCACGTTCAAAGAGTGGGTTTGTGCCCACACCGTGTCTCCAATACTCCAACATCTGCAAGAAGTCAGAGGGAGGAGCCACAGGCTCAGGTCGCCATCGCTCTACCACAGGGTGGAGTGCGTTGATAAACTCTTGTAAGTCACTCGCGTCTTGTAAGACACGTTGTTTCTCAGGAGACGCTTGAATGGCACGTTGGCTGAAAAACATCGACTCACTAAAGTACTCCGCGAGGACTTGGACGTGTTCGACCAGTAAGTCGTACAACTTTGCGATTTCTTGGGGTTTCTCGAACTGCACTGGAACGCCATCCAAGATCAACTCTAGAATCGATTTGATCTGTGGAGTTTGTTCTGGGTCTCGTACCGCAGGGAGCTGACACAACACCATTTGCTTTAAAGCTGCTTCGTCGTGTTTTAAGTCCCCACTGGTGGGAGTTCCGTACAACTGGATGTGGTGATCAGTCAGTAAGTGGACTTGTGGAGCTTGTACCCACCAGAAGTAGTTAAACAACTTCCAGATAGGGGTAGCCTCCAAAGAAGGATACGTACGCATTAGTTAATCGCTCCTAAAGCATACACGCTTAAAAACAACACTAAAGGAGTAAAGTAAAACCGCTGTACTTCACTGAGGTTGTCAAGATCGCGTGCTAAGGTTAATACCCTGGCGAGCTGAGGGGTTTGATTGTCTAACACCGCTTTGAGTTCTTGCTCTAGTACACACGTAGCAACGTAGTCCCTGTAGAACGCCTCAGAAACGACGTAGGCGGGCTCTAGAGGCCATAGGGGTACAGACACACTACTTTGTGTGTGTAAGAGCCCTGAAAGCTCTGTGGTGCTGATTTGAGCACTGAACGATTGGATCGTAGGTGGGGTACCTATCCAGTTAATCGGACGTGTGGCGTTGGGGTGGTCTTGAGCAGACTTCACCACAAGGTCAATCCCACTGTAGCGAATGGTTCTGTACAAAGGAGGTTGGAATACCGTCTTTGTAGGCAGTAACGCAAAATCACGACGACACCGCACCAGCTGCTTCGTGTCTCCTTTGAGTAGAACGTCAAATAGTGTCGTGACTGTTGCTGAGTTCACGTCATCGCACACCAGCTGTTCCGCTTTCTGGTAGAACCGATAGCGGTCTTTCGGAACCAGGTGGGAGATAAAGTCTACGACGTAAGGATCGTACGTGGTAGTGTCTTGGTCAGGAACCAAGAACGCTTCAAACTCATGCACGTAGTTTTGTTCAAAGTACTGGTTGATCAACGTCTGCTGTAGAGTCAGTAACGTCTGGTACTGTGCGTACTCCGACTCGACTAACATTGGGTTTCTACCCACACGTAAGAAATCACGAACGTAGATCACGTCCTTAGTGACTTTCTTTTCAAGATCTCGTGACGTGACGTCGTCCAGTAAGGAACGTAACTCGTAACGGATTTCATACGCAGGTTGCTGGAAGATCGACTTCGGCTCAGCTGACGTTAGCGTAAAGAACCCAAGCTGTCCCGGACGGACTGGGGCGATAAACATATCCCCTACGTTGGGTACCACGTGCGGAAATACAAACGCGGTCCCTTCGACTTTGAACTCAGCGTTTTCAGTTAAGGACTGAGGCTCAATAGGTGTCGTGACTTTAAACTCAAACTCACGGATTCGCACGTACTGCTGGAGTGCAGGAGGGATACTGGGTGAGTACGCTGTAGGCTCACTGTCTACCCCTAACACCTGACTGTAGTACGTAACTACCCACTTGGAGCCTTTGACGTGTGTGAGTAAATCGGTCGTTGGGATTAACCGCGTGTCGTTGGTAATCCCTCGGTAGGGTTGAGTCACTAAGTCCACAGGGGTTTGTGGAGGTGTGGTGTCATCGGTAAAGAAACTCATGCTAAACGTCCTCTGCGGGTTTTAATTAGTAACTCATTGAACATCCACCACCGGACTTCAAAACTGGTTGCACGTTGTTGACCTATTTTGCGTAGTCGTCCTACGACCTTGTCGTACCCTTCTTTCTCTACTAAGCGATTAGCGATCACCCGAGGAGTAAGTCCTTGGGGTTGCATAGGCGGATACACCCAGCGTAAGACCTTTAAACACACCTGAGGGTTTTGACGAAACCGTAGTTCGGTCTGTGTGTCTAGCAGGTCTAAGCCCCACAGGACGTTAAACCGAAACCGGTACTCTAACCGTGGGTCTAAGTCACGACTGCAAGTGATCACGAAGTTCTCGTCCATACTTAAGTAGGTGTAGTCAATGGGCACACCCCCTTCGTAGATCTCAATCTGTACTGGACAGTTATTCGCACCAAACAAAAATGCACGTTCTTGTTTTAGATACTCTAAAAGCTCAGGAACGATTTCGTACTCACCCAACTGAGTTAACGTCAGTACCGTACGAGGGGTGTCTGGGTTAATCAACAGCAACGAGGTGACGATGTTCAAGTAGTTGGCGTTTGGATACTTCGGTAACCAATCGTCGTAATGAGGGATAGTGATCCCTACCGTGTAGTCTTTCGTCAACCACGAGAAACTCCGTGGTGTGTCAAGGATTTCGTCAATAAATCCTTTATCCGCTAAAGCTTCTGGTTTATAACTCGGTAGACGGTCATACAGTTTCGCTGGTACGGGCTGTTGATGCACCAATACAGGAATCTTCCCAATAATCGAAATCGGACGTTGGTACTGGAACACAAAGTCAAACGTCGCTTCGTACGTTGCACCGGTGGTTTTACTGGGTTCACTAGGTAGGGTATCACGGAACCACCCTTGTACGTTGATCTGGTCTTCCTGCACGTACGGTTCCATTTCCGAACCATCCAGTTTGGTAATAAACGTAAACTTTTCTAGTGCAGCGTGGTTCTTCCAGTACACACCGAAGTCTTCTGCGTAGCCTTGTTTGGTTTCCCGTAAACGATGTAACTCTAAAAGGGTAGCAAACGCTGCAGGTGGGAATGGATACTGGTAACTGACTTTGTGGAGCTGATGTGCTTTGTTATTCCGTAGCTGCCTTACGAAGTTGTCTCTCCAACGTACCGCGTCTTGTTTGTCTTCAGAGCGGAACGTGAAGGACAACGTCACTTCCATCGTGGTCGTAACGGGACGGTAAGCGATCCCTAAGTCGGTGTCTAAGAACAAATACTTCTGATCTTTCGTGGTAGAGTTCTGCGCGATCAACGTCGGTTCGTACTCGAGCTCTTGGTGTTTCACAAACACCGCTTGACGTTGGTCAAACTGAGGCCCTACTCCTTCTTCTAACCATCCTGAATTTGTTAAACGCAGGACTTGTTGGTCTCCAAAGAACCCCACGAAGGTTTGGTCGTGTATACCACTATTGGCTAACACCTGTTTTAAAATAGATACTGCCACAGGACGGGTGATGCTCTGGTACGTCTCTGGTAGCATGTAGTTGATCAAAGGCATGGGGATGTCTCCCTGAGACAAAAAAAAAGAAATAGGTTCAAAACTATACGATTACGGGGCTTTTCAGCCCCGTAACACGTTTTTAGCTTACATGCTTTAACCGTTTAGAAGTCCAGAGTTCGGCATAGAACTCAAGAATCCAAAACGACTTCTTCGCGTCCACGACAACAAATTGTTCACCGCCACCAAAGGTGTAATAGTGCGTCAAAGGGAGTGTGTTAGCTAGAAACAGTTTTGTAAGATCAGGGTGTTGTTGGAAACGTAACAGAATCGCACGCTTGAACTCCTCCTGAAAGTTCTCGAGTGGAATTTGCCGGTAGTTCTTTCCTACCCGTTTTGCATCGTATCCCGAGAGTTCACGTAACGAGTCCCATTGTTTCCCCGTCCCTAACCAGTACCAGAACGCTTCTAATGACTTAAACTCTCCGTACTCTGGGTGCGTAAACCCCAGAGGAGAGAAATTCGTCAGTAACCGCCCTAGCTCAGTTCTTGCTTTGGAATAGATGTTGACATGCGTCACACCGTCCTCGCTCAGTTGGGTGAGTTCTAACTCACCCTCTGTGCTCCCTACTTTGAAGGTTTTCATCCATACCCCTTAGTGCAGGTGTTTGTGCTCTGCTGAAATGGAGTTCGTAGGTTCTCCAGTATCGTGACTGTGGTTCACTAAACCGAGCATCGCCATGAAATGTTCAATACGACGACTCACCTGAGCAGTGATCTTCACACCGTTTTCAAACTGAGGGATCACACTTACTACACGACGGTTCTGTACACGCACTTCCCAGCTATAGCCCGTAGCCACGACTTTGTTAGACACAGGACGGTTCAGTAACTCCACTGAGAACACACCCTCGTTGAGTTTCTGTGGGTACGACAAGAACGTAAACCCTACAAACTCAACGACCTCTAACCCATGGGGGTTTAGGTGTGTGTTTAAGTAGTACTGTAGTTCTTGGTCTGTCAAACGAGTCGCTAACGCACTGGCTTGCATTTCGGCTAAGTACAGCTGCTCGTTGAGACGCACTACACAGGTTCGTGTACCTGTTTGTATTTTAGCGACGTCCTCCACTTTGAGGTCACACAGAGGAGTCGTTACTTCAAACTCATCCATAGTCTCCCCATACTCAACGCGGGGTGCGTCACCGTAACTACCTAGGAGCAACGTGTCTATCCCAGAGACCTCAACGTCTCCTACGTGTTTGATTGGGGTGTATAAGTCTAAGTACTCACACCAGCCAAACTGAATACCTGCTAACTCCAGAACTTCAGGTAGCTGTCCGCCGTAGGTGGTGTTGGCTGCAGCGCCATACCGTACGTTCTGTAATTGCATCACAGGACGTTCCGTCACACCGAAGCACTCAGTGTCTTTCTCCAATACGCTGAAGAACTTGGTGGCGTAATTACGACCACCTAACTTCACTTCCTCTACAAGGTCGTATGGGGTCTCTAAGTTTAAAGCGATTTTCTGTACACAGGCTGGGAAAGGGCTCACCCCACCAGATTTTAAGTCGATAATCACAAATTGTTTACGTACGTCAAAAGTCTCTTTAATAAACATAATGGTCGTCCTCTTAAGCTGCGATTGTGATACGGTTACGGTAGTCAGCACGTACGTGGTCTGGAAGCTGTTTTAGTACTTCTGCCCGTAACGTGTTGGCAAGTACACCAGACGGTAAACGTAAGCTACGTGTACCTGTGAAGTAAAAGGCATTCATTCCGTCTAAACAGATCGACGGGTTGGTTTGGGTTTCGTCCCAGTTTCCTGCATGTACAGGGACCAGTGACAAATGAAATTTTTCTGCTGCTCTTTCAGCAGCACGACGTAACGCAACGTCTTCCTGAGTACGGGCTGCTGTATTGAATGCGGCAAACAGTTTTTTGATGGTTGTGAACATAGTCTAGCTTCCTTTTTTTGAGAGTGGGGTGAGGCTGTGCGGTGGCACAGCCTTTGTATCATAAACGAGCGATTTCTTCTTGGCTTAAAAACCAGAACCACTCGGTAGGTTTCAGTACCGTTTCCTTTCCAGAGTCGTCAAAGATGACGTAGTTAGACTCCACGAACTTCCCTTGGAGGTTTTCATGTCCGTAGGTTTGTCGTAAGTAACGAATGGTCTCTGGAGTAGGGACAGCGCGAGTCAGTAAGTCTTTCGGCGTCTCACGCATGCGGCGCAGGATGGCTTTGGTTAAAGCTCTGCGAGAACGGATACTGCCGTAACCGATTAAGTCTTCACAGTGTGGTGGGATGCCTTGATAAGGGGCGATTCCTTCCAGCACGTATGATCCATCGGTTGGGTCTTTCTTTACTATCGCAAAACAGCTGTGGAAGGCTGTCCTACGAATAATCAGCCGGTTATCAGGCTTCTGCTTCAGTGGGGGCAGCAGCCAGCTGGGGTGCCTCCTTAGGCAGTTTTAATACCGCCAAGAACTGGTTGTAGTACTCGACCAGTAACGGTGAGTACAGATCCAGCTCTTTCTGAGTCGCTTTCGCGTCTTTAGCCACTAAAGGTTTTGGGAGTGTAAACTCACGACCCTTTAAGTCATCTTCGCTAAAGAGGGATAACCAGTTTTTCTCGTTGTACGTACCGCAGTGTGTGCGTAAGGTGTATAACACGTCACCGACTTTACGGATTAACTCACGTCGTGTGGTCTCACGCATGAAGTACCACTTTAAACTGTACTTCGTTGCAAACTGAGTGAAGAGCTCACTAGCGAGTTCCAGCTGTGCTAATGCGAAGCATGCTGCTAACACACGTGGGTTCTTACGCCATTCCAGGACCTGTTCTAAGGTTTGTTGAATGGCGTACTCGACATGCACGTTCATGTGTGGGTCGGGTAACGTATCCGCGATGGCGGTGGATAAACCCAACACGGATAGACGCACTTCGCGTACGACCTCTGGCGTAAGCTCAGTTTGCTTTAAGAGCTCTGCTTTGGTTTCCGCGAACAGTCGAATTTGACGTTCTTTATACTCATTTAAATCTAAAGCTGACATAGTTAAGTCTCCTTATATGGCTATTGTCCCAACCATATTAAATACCTATAAAAGTTTCGAAACGGCATAAAAGGAGTACCCGAAGGTACTCCTTGTTTTATGGCTTACTCTTTGTCTACCGGGTAGGCAGCAATATGAGTAGCGATCATCGCCTGTGCGGCTTTCACCACACGCAACGACAACTCACACGCACGGCCCATAGGCTGGGTAGCCCACGTAGCGAATGCCGTTTGGTAACGCAGTAAGTCCTGGTAGTTTTCTTTCTGACCAGGAGTAGCTTCCGCTTTACCGAAGGTTTCAGAACAACGTTTAGACGACTGTTTCAGTTTGTCAGAAGCGTCTTTCAGTTTCTTCGATTTACCGTTACGATAGTCTGCCACTAAACGCAATACGGCAGCGCACTTACCGACCAATTTCTTCAGATCGGCTGGTGTCAGCACGTCAATATCGCCCGCTTTGTACGTTTCAAATTTTGGATTATCAACAATCGCAAAATTCGCTGATCGTACTTTAGCGGAGGTAGCGTCATCGGTCGGAAGGTGAGCCACTAAGAACTTACCGCCTGGCAGAGGCGCGGACATCTTCACTTCAATACCGTCTTCGGTTTTCTTGTAGCGATCGTCAGAACTACCTGGCTTAGGCAGGATACCCATTACACTGCTGTTACGCAGTGCGGCGCGGGCTTTACCAGCCGCTTCAGCCAATGCTTTCTCAGACTCTTCGGTTTTAAACCCAGTGAACACTTTGTCTAAATCGTCAGCTAAACCTAAGATTTCAGAAGAGTGTTTGTCCAATAAAGAAGACAGTAACCGCTCTACTTCATTCAACGCGTCGTTCGCGTCAGCGAACTTGTTCGGTGCTTTACCGTTGCTGGTTAAGTACTTACCGGCAGTGCCCGTAGAGACTTTGTCTTTCGTGGGCTGTTTACCTTCGATTTTACCGATGCGGGCAATCAACTCTTTGTTCTTCGCGTTTTCACGACCTAACGTCGAGAACACCGCTTCCACAAAGCGCATGAATGCTTCCCAGGCTTGAGACACTAAACCAGAGACAAAGTTCCAGAAACGACGAGCCATCTCACGGAAACCTTCAGCTTCCTGTGACAACTTACGTTTCGTGTAACCCATGGATTCTAACGCAGCATTTAAGCTGGTAGCGTCTTCCGGGATCTCTTGGTCGTGACCTAATTCCACTGCAGCATCGATTGGGGTGTCAGCAGCAGCTAAGTCACCTAAAGCTTCGGTTAATAAAACCTCACCTGGGGTAGACTCTTCTACAGTTTGATCCAATATTTCAGCAGCAGACTCCATCGCTACAGCACGGTTAGCCATATCGTTGGCGCGCTCTAAGTCAATTTCTGACTCAGCTAATGCGCTAGAAGCATCTACGGCCGCTTGTTCAGCGTCCATATCTTCCAGTGGTTCTGGTAAGTCAGGAATATCCACTAACGCTTCTGCTTCTGCAACTTCGGCGTTTTGTTCCATTTCTTCCAGTGCTAAAAAACGTTTTAAAACCATCTTTAAATTCCTTTACTCAAAAGGTTCTGTGAGAGGGGGAGTTTAGACTCCCCCTACGGAACGTAAACGACTTACTCAGAAGCGTACTGAGCTAAGGACTTCTCAGCGTAGCTTAACGCCGCAACGCCAGTAGACGTAGCGTAAGAAATACCAGACTTAGCGAAGTTCAGGCTACCGCGAGCAACGTGCTGTACGATTTTCAGTACAGACTTAATTGCTGTCTTAGAACCTTCGTCTGCACCTTCGCCAGCTTCTGCGTTCTTAGCGAACTGATCGCCTGCTTCACGCAGTTGTTTGATCGCTTGTTGTACCTGATCGTTTTTGGTTTTGTAACCAACGATCATCTGGCCGATTTCTTCCACAGTCTTCGCGATAGCTTTGCAGTCTTCGATAGAAGCTACTGGAACTTCTTCGTAGTCGGCTTCTATGTCTTTCTTAAACATACCGAATGCTGAGGTCTTTACACATTTCAGTACAACAGTACCTACCGTACCCTGAGCAGCAGCCCAACGTGTCAGCCACTGAACGACTTTGTTAGAGTCTTTGTACGCTTTGTCATCTTTGAAATCGTCGCGTACGGTCACTGTTGCAACAGCGTAACCACCAGGTAATACAGGACCAGCAACAGCATGGTAGATCGATTCGTCTTGTTTGAAGGCACTACCAGCTTCTTTGATGTAGTCGTCGGTAGTAGAAACAGCTTCAACGACATCGTTAGCTAACGTTGTGTAGATGTCCATGTTGTTCGTGAATTTGAAACTACGTAAAACATCGGCCATCGCTTTAGCGCGTTCAGCACCTTTAGTAGCGGCTTCACCACACGCGTGGTTGATCATCGTTTTAACATCATCTAAACCACCAGTCACGTTTTCAAACTTGCCGTCTTTGTTACACAGTTTGGTCGCGGCACCGGCTTTCATCGTCTGGGCTTTCTTCTCGCCTTTGGCTTTACTTGCTTTTTCGAACACGCCCTGAGCGGATTTCACCATACGACCAGCTGAGCTGATGTGAGTTTGAATGAATTCGTTCACCTTCGCTAAGAACTCGGTGACCATCTTCACAATCATCGCCCACACTTCTTTGATCTTCGTACCGACAGATTCCTGAGACAGCGTAGTGGCACGCAGTTTAGACTGTGACACACCAAACGCTTCGCAGCTTGGAGCTGTGTTCTTTAAACCCACGCGGTTTAATTCACGGTTCAGTGCGAATTGGAAATACGTGGCAGATTCCTGAGACAAACCACCGGCAGTAGCGTCACGACCTAACATCGCATGCAGTGACTCCAGGGCTTCCTGTACATCTTCTGCTTCTTCGATGCCTTCTTCCATCTCATCCAGCTCAGCCGCGTCTTCTGCGATTTCAGCCAGCTCTTGTTGTAAAGGCAGAGTCGTAGACACTTCTACGTCTACGTCAGTAGTGGTGGTCACGGACTGTTGGCCTTCAGTACCGTCTTCGTTCTGGGCTACGATAGCTTCGCTTTCCAGCGCCAGGAAACGATTTAATTTCTTTGCCATGGTTAAAACTCCAATTGGATTAAAATTTGTTTTTTTAGAACACGTGTTCTACGCACCTACAAGCACGTGCACTTGGAAGTGCTTAGGTCACCGGACATACTCTGTAGTCCTGAGCAGCGGTCGGTACATAGCATTAAAGGAAAGACAGCATACAGGGAGGGTTCTACCCTCCCTGTATGGACGTACTATTTCTGGATACTACGTTCAGCGTAATCTAAACAATGACCGATGTTTGGAATCGCCCACTTCACCACAGAGGTCATAAACGCCTGACTACCACGGATCACGTGTTGTGAAATACGAAGCATCGCAGCAGCGGCAGCTTTCTCTTTCTCTCCCAAACCAGCCGCTTTGTCGGAGTTATCCGAAAAGTGGTCTGCTGCAGATTTGAGTGTTTCGATTGCACGTTTTACTTTATCACCACGTGTGCGGTAGGACAGAATTTTCTCAGCGGCTTTTTGTACGTTATCAACCACGTCGATCGCTACTTCTTTTGTCAGAGCGGGGACTTCTTTGAACTTAGGCTCCACGGGTCTGAATCTGAAACGTTCTGTTACCAACGAGTACGACGCGAGCATGGTGGGTACTTGTTGGAAGAACTTAGCGTTCCAGTTGATGATGTCTTTTTGTTGAGAATCTTTGTTGGTGTAATCCGGGCTGTTCTGATAGTCCGGTTTGATCATAACAGTCATCACTGAACGATCGCCAAATAACACAGGGCCTATTTTCGAAATCTCGATGCCGTCTTTGTGGGTAACACGAGCACCTTCTTTCGTGATGTAATCATCGCTAGTAGCCAGGATCTCACGGATGACGGAATCGCGAATCGAGCCGTAGAACGACTCACTGTCGTCGTACTTGACACCCTTCAACAATTCTGCCATTTTCTCCATACGCGCGATACCCGCATCAGCACCATCTGAAACCGAGTGGTCTACCGCACGTAAAAGACGAGCACTACCGATAACAGGGTCCAGTAACTCACCCTGGTTGTCGTACAATGCTTTCAGGCCATTTGCTGGCATGTTTCCTGTTTTGAAATTAGCGGTCTTTAATTTCTCGGTTAATGACTTTGCACGCTTGACGTAGTAACCAGCACGAGTCAAATGAGTTTGAATGAAGTCGTTGATTTTCGCTAAGAACTCAGAAACCACTTTGACGATCATGTTCCATAGGTCTTTCAGCCGTTGGCCGATCCCTTCTTGCGAGTAACTGGATTCAAATCCAGTACCTAACTGTTCCAACCCCACTTTCTTTAAGTGCCGTTTCGCTAACGCGTTTGCGTAGCCCAGCGCTTCTTCGGATAACACGCCTGCTTCAGAGTCCGCTTGAACTTGATCCGCTAACGTAGACAGCTCTTGGTGTACGTCCAGTGACGTGTCCAGCGCTTCTTCTACTTCGCCTAACTCTTCAGCGGCAGCTTCGGCCGGAGCTGCGGTCTCTTCCAGACGTTCTTCTACAATGGCTTCGTTTTCCATTGCTAAAAAGCGGTTTAATTTCTTAGACATCGTTTAGGGTTCCTTACCAAAAAAACGGTAGAAAAGAGAGGGCGTAAACCCTCTCTTTCACACAGACCGACTTACGCGTATTGAGCCACAGACGCAGTAGCGTAACTCAGAGACTCTTGGGCTGACATCTTACACAGCTTCATCGACATCCGAGAGAACTTACCGCTTGCGCTAACGGTATTACGTACTAAAGACAGCACACCTGACAGCTGTTTAGAGACATCAGCCGGAACGTCTTTCAAACCACCTGCGCGGCTAGACAGAGAATCGCCAGCTTTCTTCAGTTCCTGCATTGTACGAGCCATCTCACCGTTCTTTTTGTCGTACGCTAACGCAGTGTCGATCAGAGCCATCGTTTCAGCAACGATATTCTTACACGTTTTCACATCGGCTGTAGGTACGGTCTCAGGAATCGCTTTTTTCTCACCGCCTTCTTTAGAGACTAAGCTCTTCAGACTAGCTAGTAAAGCGTCCAGATACACTTTCACGATTTCGTAACCTTTCATCGTCTTTGGTTCTGAGTCGTAGACGCGATAAGAAATCACGTAGTCGCCGAAAAATGGCTTAGTTTCGTACTCGGTGTACTCACGACCGTTTTCGTCTTTCCCTTTGGACTCACTGCCGTGCTTGCCTTCCAGGAAGTTCATGTTGGTACTTTTGAGATTACCGACGTCGACCGCTTCCAGCCCTGACTTCAGAGAGTCTACTGAGGATGCGTTGATCCCTTCGATCATCGCTGTGGCGAACTGCAGTAAGGCTAAGTCTGGACCTTCACCAGTGAAGGCGGTTTTGGCTAAGTCCTGCGTCTGACCTAAGATTTGCAGCACGTCAGGGAACTTACCGTCGATCAACATGGACTTAAACTGCTTGCCAGGCAGAGTCTCACTCTTCGCTTTCGCAGAATCACCCAAACCATCCAGTTTCGCTTTCAACGCTTCAGCTTTCTTCTTCGCTTGGCCTAAAATAGTGAAGTTCTGTTTGAAGAACGTAGCGACTTTTTCGATGAAGGTTTTGATCATGTTCGCGACCATTTTCCAGATTTCAACGATACGTTCTTTGAAGCCTTCTACCGATAACGTCACAGACTCGTTAGAGACTTGCTCTACGGGTAAACCGACTTCTTCTACCAGCTCATTACCGTATGCATTGGCGTAGCCTAAGGCAGCATCATTTAACTTACCTGCTTCGTGGTCAGTTTCCATCTGCTCGACTAAAGACTCCAACGCTTCAGCGACTTCAGTAGCGGTATCGATACCGTCTTCCACTTCTTCCAGGTCGTCTTCAGTTTCTGCTAACGCTTCTGCTTCTGGTGTGGTATCCAGATCGCTATCCACGTCAATGACGATTTCTGTAGTCGCTGCGTCAGACGCACCGCTGTCTGTAGTTACTTCAGTGGTCGTAGTGGCAGCCACAGAAGCATCTGTAGTTTGTGTGTCTTCACCGGTTGTCGTTGCCACACCAGTATCTTCACCTTGACCTTCAGCACCTTCGACTACAGAGGCTGTTGATGTAGCGTCTTCTTGTGACAGTTTTGAAAGTTTATGTAACAATAAAGCCATTGCTGACTCCTTTACTTAGTTTTTAAGAAAGTAAAGCGAGGGGACTCCCTCACTCGACGGTGCTACCAAACAGCACGTTTAACGTACAGATCAGATCAGCCATCCCATTGGGTTGGTTCACCCATTGGTACAGGTACGGCGCACTGACGTTAAACTTTTCAGACAGTTTGGTGGTGCGTTGAGGGCCCTCTGGGCTTTCAAAACGCTGTGCTCTGAACTCTTCTGCAAGCAGTAACTGATTGCTCGATAAGTTCAGTTGACGATGGCCAGTTTGGACAAACCGACACGTTTCTTCTAACAAAACAAATCCAGAGCGTGTAAGCTTTGGATTGCGGTCTTGCGCGTCTAAAAAAGTACGGAAGTCAGTACCGAGTAAACGCTTGGCGTGTTTGAGCACCGCAATCCGGAAGGACATCGAAGCGATGTTGTTTCGGCCGTTACGGATGGTCTCGTACAACGCCACCCACGCGTGGTCTACGTCAGTGTCGTGTCTGGCTTGTTCTGGAGCGAGTGGAGTACGAAACCCCAGTGGGTAGTATTGATAGTTGAGTAAGTCCATACCTTACTCCCGCATACCAGCGTCACGTTCCATTTCGATGATCTCGTTAGTGATCAGCAACATCCGCTTTTCCTGCACATCAATCATCTTTTCCAATGCAGCGTCTTGCTGACCACTGCGTTGTTTCTTTAAGTGCATTAAACGTAGCTCTAACGACTTCTGCTCTTCCACTGCTTCGTGGTACTTCGCTGTTTGCCATTCGGCAATCGCTAAACGGACGTGGTAGATGGGGTTGTACCGATGGTTGATAAACCCAAAACGCATTGGATCGACGATGTCACGGCCATGGACCTGTACTGCAGCATCGATGTTCTTCAGATCCAGAGTGATCTCTGGCGCAGACTCAATCGCCGATACAAACTCTTCTGTCGTGTGTAAGAAGATCTGTAAGTAACGAGCAAACATCGTCAGGCCGTCGTTCAGTTTCTTTTGTTCCACGGCATTCAGTGGAGCGGGGATGTCACCCCCACCATTCGCGATTAACTCTTGATGGTACGTCCACAGCAGTAACTTACGTGCGTAGCTCACAGTAAACGACATACCTTCTAACGCACGGATCACCGACGTGGAACGGTACGTCAAACCAAACTTAGAGATCTCATTGCTGTCTTCTGCAGCAACGTTCTGCTCCAACCATTCCAGTTTCGCAGGTAAGGTTTGTAACGCACGGTACACGATCTCGATGTAGTTACCGCGTTGTCCACGTAACTGACCCATTAAGTACGTGTTGGTGTCTTTACACCACGCAGACTTCAAGGTTTGAAACACACGTTCATCCACCGCACTTTTGTATGGAGGTAATGTGTGGTTCTTCAGGATGTCTAACGTCGCTTTGGCGTCGTTTAGTACATCATTTCGTTTGAAAGAAGGCAGTAAACCTTTCAGGTAATCTTTGATACCAGACAGATCTACGTAGGCTTCTTCGGTGTAATTCACATGGCTCATGGAGAGGCTCCGTTAGAAACTAGGCGCAGTGGCTGCGCGGTAGGCTTTTAAAATACTTTCGATGTCAGGACCTGTCCCTTTGTTGGCAGACTTTAAGTCACGCAACAACAGTTTAGTCGGCAATGCCACACCACGATGGTAGATCTTGATCTCACCGAGTTCACGGTCGATCACACACAGTAACATCAAAGCGGACTTCACAAACAGACGCTGACGGGACGTAGGGTCTTTAAACGTCATCAGAAGCTCACGTTCGATTTGCAACTGTGTATCCGTAGGGATCACCAGCATCGCGGAGGCACTGGCTACAGACAAATTACCAGAGGCTAAACCGGCTAATTTACTACCGCGTTCGTTGCCTAATAAAGCAGCATAAATGCCGTCTTTGTCGCGCATCATACCGCGCTTGTCCATCTGGATAATGTCTTCTGCTAACACGATGTCCCGGATAAAACGAATTGCACCTGCTTTCCATTGATACTTCCGCTCTTTCGCCGTGTATTCACTCCCAGCACTACGTAAGTTGTCCAGTAAGACGTCTTGACGTATAGCGATCGGCTGCAACTGGACGGTCACCGGCACGACGATCTTGTTCTTCCCGTCAGAGAACTCAACGTCTAACACTTTACCGACAGCTAGGTTATCTGCTTCGCGTAAACCTTGCACACCACCACGGCCTGCACCTGCAGTAATTGCACCTGGACCGGAATCATGTGCTTCTTGGGCTAAGCGACGATAATTCGGAAGACTCTTACGGAAGTCTTCTTGGCTTAGTCCGGTTAACACACTGCCGAGCGCACTACGGTTTGGGTTGAATTTATCCAACCGTGCAGAGATCGACATATCACCCAATTTATTGGAGATCGCCACTGCTTGTAAGTAGTAAGCAGAGAACATTGACGTCAAGGTTTGTAACACGTCAGAAATGAAAGGTTCGTGTTCGATACTGGAGTCAATCAGTACGATGGGTTGTACCCGACTGGCCTGTGTGTATTCCACCAGACTGTCGGCTCCTTCTTGACGCATTTGTCCAAGAAGCTTCGCGACACTCGACGCGGCTTCTAAAACGGTAACTGTAGCTGGTGTATACATACATCCTCACTCTTAAGAAAAAAAAGGTTTAACACATGGCTAATAAAGAAGAGTTAATCCGCCAGGCGATTGATACCATCGCCCGTACGACAGGCGGGGGTGACTTCTCGACAGCGTACGCAAATATGCTGTTTGGGATTAACCACAGGGGGTTAGGCTCGCCCTTAAAACTCCACCATGATAATGGAGGGATCACGTTCTTCACGCGGCCAGACCTAAATCTAACATACGATAACCTCTCAGGGGTGAGGCCGCTATCGCCACTTTTAACCCAAGACGAATACACGATCCAACGCGCAGTACGAAGTTTGTTAGATCCGAGGAACAGTCGGGGGATGACGTACAAGTACGATCGTCTTTTTAATTCAGGAACCATGCCTCCTGGGAAGATCACTTCTCCGCTGATTGACGACCACTTACCGTTCATTACGTTACTGACCAACAACTTGATTTCTCTCACGGGCTGGCCAGATCAGGTGGCACAGTTTTATGAGTCTCGTGCTGGTGTGCGTAAAGAGGTGTATGGTCACATCGACTCACACGTGAGGATCACCACACCGTTTGACTTAACGGCAACGTTTCGTAACGTAGACGGTGATCCGATTTCGTTATTACTGGCGGTGTGGTTACTGTACGCAAGCTCTGTGTACGTGGGGGACATGGTTCCTTACAACGATCACATCGTTCGTCGGAGTATTGACTACAATACACGAATCTACCACTTTGACTTAGACCCTTCGCGTCGTTGGGTGACTAAAACCTTTGCGATCGGTGCTGGATTTCCTTACACGAATCCCACTGGTGTTGCAGCGAATTTTAACCGTGACCGCACGTTTGTGGAAGGGAGCGATCAGATCACCGCACAGTTCCGATGCTACGGGATGGACTACAACGATCCGATTACGATTGAAGAGTTCAATCGGTTAGTGAGCTGGTATAACCCCGCAATGACGATTCTACAAGTCCGTGAGTCTACAGTCGTGCTCAAAGGACAAAACATGATTCAGTTACGTGAACGTGACCTTGTGTATGGAAACTTCCGTGGGTATCCGTTGATACACCCACTGACCAACGAGCTGATGTGGTTTGTTACACGAGATCAATACAACTCCATTAAAGTAGGGTAATTCAGATATGTCTTCTGTGACTCAATTAAACGACCAGCTGGATCTGGTTAGAAACAACCCCATGTTGATTCAAGAGTTGCAACTAGCAACCTTGGAAGAAGCATTAAACGGAGCTTTCGACGTTGTGGATGCGACGTCTCCTTTTGTGCACTTGATGGAGTCTGCTGCTGTGACCACAGCTAGTCTACACCGTCACTTAGAAACGATCGACCGTCGTCGTGCACCACAGCGTGCTCTTACAAGAGAAGACTTGTACTTACACATGTCGGATGACGATTACCTTGGTGTGTTTGGTCAGTACAGTACTGCACCTTTTCGGATGTTTATCTCTGAAGCGGAAATCCGTCAACGCGCAGTGGTTACGGCTGACGGCGTAACACGTAAGTTAGTGATTCCAAGAGGAACGGTGATTCGTCCGAATGACATACCGTTTACGTTACAGTACCCGTTGGAGATTCGAGTACTGGCGTCAGGTGGAATACAAGTTCTGTACGACACAGACGTGGTGTCTCCTTTACAGCAGATTGAAAGTAACATCGTCAACTGGTACTTAAACGACATCTCGGGTGTACGCCACATTGAGTTTGAGTTTACTGTTCCCCAGTTAGAAGTTACCACGTTTATCGACACCCCGAATGTTTCTGTGGGGTATAAACAGTTGATCAACTTCCCTGATCAGTTTTACTACTGTCGGGTGTATGGCGCAAACGAAGACGGAAGTTTCACCGAATACAAAACCACGCACGATGCGATCACCTACGACCCTACAGAGGTCACCGCTGTACTGAAGGTATTAGACAATCAGTTACAGGTACAGATTCCTCTGGTGTATCTAACCGCCGGGTTGGTATCGAATCAATTACGGATTGATATCTACACGACCCGTGGGGATTTCACACAAGACTTACGAGACTACAACGTCAACGCATTTCCAGCAGAGTGGGGTACAGAGTACACTGCAGATCAAAGCGTATTTAGCGCACCACTGAGCTTGATTGCCAGTAAAGGTATTTACTCTGCAGGGATTTGTCAAGGCGGCAGAAACGCACTGACGACAGAAGAGCTACGTGCTCGTGTGATGGCGGGGATCTCTCCTCGTCAAACGCCTATCACTCCACTGGAGCTAGAAGCTAAACTGACGTCATTAGGGTACAGTGTCATTAAGTCCGTAGACCGTTTGACGACGCGTAAATACTTAGCGTCTCGTGGGTTACCGACAATCGCTGGGTATAAGTTCAACTCTGGTGCTGCGTGTACTATCGATACCTTACAAACGTCGTACAGTCAGTTGGAGTTACTGGCAACTGTCCGTAGAAACGGTGAGCGGTTAACTGTGCTCTCTAACACGTTATTGCAATACAAAGACGGTACGTTGCAGCTAGTCCCCACGACAGAGATCCCTAATCCCACCGTACAAGGGAACGACACCGTAGCAAACATTCTAAACAATGGGACCTACGTGTATACTCCGTTTCATTACGTGCTGGATGCGACTGATAACCAGTTTAATGTGCGCGCGTTTTACTTAGACGCTCCTACGTTAAAGTCTCGTCGCTTCTTAACCGAGAATGAGACCACTGGACTTTTTGTCACGACGGATGGATTCTTAATCCAGAAAACGGCAGAAGGGTATTTAGTCACTGTGAAAACCCGTTCTAGTGAGGTGTACAAAGCGTTAGCCCCAGAGCAGTTGCACGCACAGCTGTACTTTGTCCCTCCTGGAGAGTCGTCTGGTGCGTACGTCAACGGGACGGTGCGAGGAGTCGATCCTGACAGTAACGAGTATTACTGGGACTTTAGGGTCGTCACAAACTACGACGTGAGTGACACGAACGCGTTACTGCTGACTAACTTTACGATGTTTGATACCACCCCGCAAGTGTTAGCAGCTCCACTGAACCACGAGTGGAGAATCGTTTATGGGGTCAGTGAGTACAACGTGGATGGGTTCCAGCGCACGAGTATCGACGATCACTTAGGAATGCACTTACTCCCAGATGACACGCTAGGGTTAACGGAAGAGTTGCTGGTGCTGGAGTTAGGAGTGTATTTAGAGAGACTGTGGAGTAATGGTCGTAGTGTAGCCAGTACGGTCACGTACGAACGACATCCTACGGACGTCTACCTCACGTACAAGTCTCCTGTGTACCGGACTGACCCAGTGACAGGAGCCGTGGTGTTAGAGCGTTTACCAGATGACACCTTTAAACGGACGGTGTTACACAACGTAGGGGACATCGTTTACGAAGACGGAGAACCCGTGGTGTTATTCCCGGCAGGTTCAGTGGTGATTGACCCTGTTACGGAATTGCCAGTGATTGCAAACGGACGTACGGTATTACGTCAGGTGGACTTACTGCTGGTGGATGCAATCTACTTGTACGCTACCGTAGAGTCTGACATCGCCTACCGAGACAGTATCGCACAGACGTTAGTGGGGTACATCAACACGGAGATTGCGGCACTGAACGCACAGCTGTACGATCGTACAGAGTTGTACTACTACCCCAATAAAAACATCGGGTTTATCAACGTCATCGCCGATGACCAAAGACGCTTGCAGATTCCATCGAGTCTGTCGTTTGTGGTACGGTGTTACCTGTCGGAGACGAAGTACTTGGACGACAAAGTACGGGAAGTGATTCGTACTGCAGTGAAAGCGACGATTGCTTCTGCACTAACACGCACGACGGTATCGTTGGATAGTTTGATCGTTCAGTTACGTACGGCACTTGGGGATGACGTGATTTCTATAGACTTAGAGAAACTCGGTCCTTCTAAAGACATCTCTACGTTTACTGTAGCGGACAGCGCAGACCGTGCTTCTGTGAAACGGGTTTTGGAGTTACTACCGAACAACCGTTTAAACGTCATAGAAGACGTGCTGGTGGATTTTAAACGACATACGGCATAAAGCAGCATACAGGGAGGCTTCGCGCCTCCCTGTATGCTTGGTGTGACTTAAGATTTAAGTTCTTTGTTCAGCCCGTGGGCAACATAAGCACCCACTGTGGTGATCTCTTTAAGGTTAGCTCGTGCGTATGCCATGGTAGCGTCTAACATTTCGTTAGAGTACTTAGCTGCCACAGTACTGAACTGTGAACTTGCGCGAATCATCGCTTTCACAACACTAACAGCGTGGCTTGAAGTCGCTCTTACACTATCGTCAGCACCTTTAGCATCTGCGTGACCCGCTAACACTCCTGCTGATTTTAAAACACGATCCATCTCGTCCGACAAAGACTTTTCAACGGTAGCGTATTTTAAAAGATCAGCGCTAATCTTTTTCACCTTTTCCAGAAGAAGTGTCAGTTCCTTGGCGTTTAGTCCAGGTACTTCCGTAAATTTAACGTCTTGTAACGTAGAGTTGTCCATATAAACTGAATGTTTCTCATACTGCTGTGCGACGTGTGCCCAATAGTCAGAACTTCCTTTACCGGAGTCTTCGTTCTGAACGACATTACCTTTCCAGATCCAAATTAAACGGCGATCGCCTAGCAGGATGTCGCTGGTTAGGGTTTTGTACTCCTTACTGCGGCGACTTTCCGGTGCGGCGTGAGTCTCGCGTAAGAACGTGTTGGCTGTGTCGTAACCCAATCTGACGTTTCGGTATTTATCCAACACCGCAGTAAACGCGTTTGAATCGTCAACCACTTTCACCATCTCATCGAGTTGTTCTCGAACTAACTTTAAATGATCGACGTATTTGGTAGATACTTCATCAAACGCATACGCCATGACTTGCTCTACGCAAAACAATCCGTCTAGGGGTTGCCAAAATTCGCCTTTAGCATCCGTTAGTTTCTTCATTTCTAAAGTCGCTGGTATTGGTGGAGGTGCGGTATGCTCAGACACCTTCTTAAGGCGCGAGATCATCTGCTCGCATTCTTTCACGCGACGACCGGAAGCGCTAAAGAAAGACTGGAAGAAGAGATTCAATTTACGTAGGAATTCGGTTACGAACTTCTTCACCATCTCCCACACTTCTTTGATGCGAGAGCCTACAGACTCAGCAGAGTACGACGACTCTAGGCCAGTTCGTAACCCACCTAAACCCACACGACTTAAGTGTACTTTGGCTAACGCGTTGGCGTAGCCTAAAGCTTCTGCGGATAACTTACCGTTGTCTGCGTCAGTCTGTACTTGGTTCGCTAAAGCCGACAGTTCGCCATGGACGTCTAACGATTCGTCTAACGCCTCTTCGACTTCACCTAATTCTGCGGCTGCAGCCTCTACGCCGACCGTAGGCTCTTCCGAACCTTCTAAACGTTGTTCGATGATCGTCTCACTCTCTAAAGCAAGAAAGCGATTCAGTTTGTTCTTCGCCATAATTAAAAACTCTCTTCGAAATTTAACCGAAAAAAAGCGAGGGCAAACACCCTCGCTGCTCATAAAATTAACGACCCAGAGGTTTTAAGAAGTCCTGAAGTTTCTCGTTTAATCGATTAAACTCCGCTTCATCCAACCGACTGCCCGCATCTTTACCACGTTCGATTAACTTCAAGTACCGCTCTTTCGTACGTTTGAGTTCATCGTCTTGTTTCGCTAACGCTTCCCGGTAGAACGCCTTGACTTCTTTTAAGAAGTTTTCGTACTCTTCCGGATTGGATTCATCCACAGGGTCACTGAAGATACGATCGCGAATGTCACTTCTAAGTTTCCTTGCAGTTTCAAACGTTTTAAACACGCGACGCACAAGCTCGTAGTTAAACCGTTCGAAGTGAGCAAATGCACCCAATGACTGCTGAAGCTCTCTGACAATTTGTCGGATCAACTCTGGTGTGGAAACCACTCCGTCTTTGGTGATCGGGTAGTTGTAAGCGTTATGCCGTCCCGTCTTTACTTGTTGTCCGCCCACCCCACCGTTTAAGTACCCTAAAAGCTCATTGACTTTTAAGCTCTCTAAGTAGGTAGGTCCACCAGCAACAATCGCAGCAGTGTGCTCAAATGCTTTTGTTGCTTCTGCAAAGAGCGTAGTGGCCGTTTGTGAGGTTAGCGCAACCGTTTCTTTACTGAACTGAGCCAGTGGGTTATGGTCAGGTAAGAACGCAGCGAAGATATCGATCAGCCCCACGTGTCCTTTGACGTACCCTTTGTACGCACCCCCACTAAACCAGATCGCTTGTTTACCGATCTGTTGCTGGAGCTGCTCTTGCTCAGCAAGAAAAGCTGTACAGTTGGCGCGTAAAGTATCTTCATCGCTGAGTTCTAGCTTGCCAGTTTCTGTACTGTCTGCTTTTTTCACAAACACAGCAAGCTCTAACGCTTGTGCAGCCACCCCTTGTAGGAGTTTACGCATTTCAATATGGAGGTTATCTAAACGGTTAGAGATCTGAGGGTCAGTCACAAACCGCAAAGCGAATTCACTGACGTGGTGTTTCTGCTCTTTGATCACAGACTCTTCCACAGTTCTGACACGAGACTCAAAGAACTGTCGTAAGTTAGACGGTGCTTTCTTTGCGTGTTCTTCTGTAGCTTCATCTGCGTCAGTTTCGTTGAGTGCAGCAGCAATGTCTTCTGCTGCTTTTTCTACGGCTTCTACGCCTTCTTGGGTTTTGTTTTTGATCCACTTGTACAGCTTGACAATCAACACACCTACAGCCACTAACGCAGCAGCGATCACAGCTAATGCGATTGTGAGGATACCTTCACAGGCTAAAGTTTTCTGCGTTAAGCTAGGGGCAGTCGTGTACCGAGAGGTTTGTTCGAACAGTCCCGTAGGGAGTAAAGACTCTAACGCCACAGCGTTTTGTTTAGACATCCCACGAGCGTCAATCTGTACGTACTGAGCGCTCAGCGTCTCAAACGCTTGCTCTAAGTCTTGTAGTACAGTTTGTTCACTCTCAAAGAGGTCTTTTAACTCCCCACGACTCCCCGCAAGGTATGCGTCGTCTTCGGTGAGGTACATAACACGCTCCTATTTACGCTTGTAATTGACGATGGGTGACGAGTGTGAGTGTACTCACGGCACCTAGTAACGAAACGCGCTCTAAAAGCGCTGTAAGGCCCTCTACCACCGCTGGGATGTACGGGTCATCCAAAGGGACTTGTACAGACAACCGATCCGCTACAGTGTCTTGGAGTAACGACACCAGCGTGTGAGGTTTGAGTAACGCATGTTTAGGTAACACACGTACACTTTGTTTACATAAAGGTTTCCACTCGTGTATCCGATCCCGTAACACCGCCACGGTATCAAACGGAGTCCGTGTCGTTATCCCTAACCACGACAACCACGCGTCTCGTTCTGTGAGGGCGTGGAAGTGGTCTAAAACGTCTAATGCATCCTCTAGTAAAGGTGTACTTAGCACTGTTTTTAAAACGTCTACGGTGTCTCTGGTGTCGGTATACAAGGCAGAGAGAGGCTGCTGTAATTGGGTATGTGCGCGTGCGCACTGAAGCCACCTGTGGTCGTTCCGAAGGTCTAACGAGTGAGGGTCGATCGCGTACTCTGAAAGCTCAGAGAGAACTTTCGCTAAGTACTGGCAACCGATTCCGAACGTCTGTTGGAATTCGTGTAAGAACGTGTTTAAGTGCGCTTCTGTGCAAACGACACGAGGGGTCTCTAGAAAGACCCCTACTTCGGCAGGTAACGCGTCTATGACGTGACTGTATTGCCCTGTGACCATGCTGACATTCCCTGTGCTACGTAATCGGCTTCTATGGCGTCTACTAACTGCTTGTAAGCGCCTACGTGGTTTGGATCGATCTTCGGAATGATCTGGTCTAACTGACAACCTAAGCTGTAAGCGCACAGTAACCGAGCATCGTAAAACTCACGTACCTTTTGGATCACGTAAGGAACTTTCAGGATCACCGACTCGTTGATGTCAGACACCGAGTCACGAATATACCCCTGGCAATGTTTCGCGTAGAAACCTAACGCGTCATCTTTGTTGTTTACCGGCAAAGGCATTGCCCATGCCAATGCGGCAGCGACATGTAAGTCGATGTCTGGGACGTTGAGTTCTTTCAGGGTCTTAGCAACCTGAAGTGCGGTCGTATGGTTCATTCACCACTCCTTATTGTTTTAGCTTTGTAATTGACGGAATTCAGCAGCGCGAGCGTACAGGTTATTTGCAGCAAGCTTTTCAAGCTCGATCTGCATTTTGTACGTACGGCGTTGTTTACGGGTACCTGGAACGATTACCAGCCAGATCTTCTGCCACAGGGACTCACGGTCGGTTAATTTCTTAACCAGTAACTCGATGGCGTCAAGATCTTCTAAGACCTTTTTCTCGACAGCTGGTTGTAAGTCCTTATCTTTCAGCATCGTCTGTAAATCACGACGTATGCGCTCTAGGCGTAATTCAGGTTGGTCGTAGTCGTCGTAGAACGGGTTATTAAACAGAATCGACAGTATGATCGTGATAGATGTGGGTTCACCTTTTGATGCTGCTATGACAAAACCAATGAACCCTAAGATTTTTATGATTTCTGTTATTAAAAATAAAATCGTGCCGCGTGCCGACCGAGCTCCAATTCCAAAGAACGCGCCGTGGTACAGTTTTGACAGAGCCGAAGCTAACGCCAAAGACGCACCGTGGCGAGACGAAAACTGATCACTCAGGTGCTCGTAGCTACGGACGTCAAATAAAGGAACACCGAACTCAGAACGCGTCTCTTCGATTTTGTCTTTTAAGATCAACGTTTGGAAGACGTCAGCGTCGCTCGTTTCAGCAACGTGCTCTTTGTCTTCTATTTTGATCTCCATGACGTTCTCTAAGTCTTCTAAGAACTCGATACGTTGTTTGGCGTTCTCGATACCCATGAACTCACGCGTCGCTTGCGTCAAGACGTAGTTGGTCGTTAGGGTCTCCGCCAAACACTCGTAGTAGGAGAAGACATGACCCAGCTCATGTAGAATCACTGCTGCAATTTCGTCTGGTGTGAAATCGCTTGTGAACATTCCTTTAGTCACAGCGGCGTCGAGTGTGAGTTTCGAGAACGCACCTGTGACTTTTGACTTCTCGCGATCTACCACACCGACCGCTTTCTTGTAGTCGTTACAACGCACCAACGCTTTCCCTTGTTCGTTCGAGCCCCAACTAGAACGTCTAAACATGGAAATCAACGGATGGTTGACATCGATCGTCGGTGGCATCACGTACGCATTTGGGCTAGGTGAGAAATCGACAATAAACAACGTGTCTATCCCTAAGCGATCAAAGATCACTTTACGTAAACGTGTGCGCTTAAACGCGTCTTTGTCGTATTTCCCTTCGGCTTTCACTTCAGAGATAATCAGAGAGATCTCATTAAAAAGTGCGGGGTCTTGGTGCGCGATTGCTTCAGCGGCGTACCGCTTTAAAATGGGTTTCATAAACCTCTCCAATGGTCCAACGGATTAAATAGTTACACACGATTGACATACTGTAGGATAACTTTACACGTAAGTAAGGATCAAGATGTCTGAACAACCAAAAAAAGAGATCAAAGGGATTGAATGCAAGCATGTCATTTACATGCCTTCGAACCGAGCGATGTCTTCTGATGATGCGGTGTTTATCAAAGAACGTATCCATTTTCAAGACGGAACACAAACCACCAACTTCCGTCAAGTGAATAACCCACCGATGGATTTCTACGTGGTAAAACCTGCACTGCGCACCTACCGTGAGAAAAAGATCGCAGAACCTTTGAGTCGTTTACAGAAGTACACGACGACTCAACGCAAACTCCCTGAGAAGCTTTCTCAAGCGTTAGGGTTACGAGGCGGTAAAGACTTACCATTGCGACGTTTAGCGCGCTCTCCGTACGTGTATGGTGCCGATGCTACTGTTGCGACACGGATTAAAAAGAAATACCAAGAACGCTGGCCTGACGTATCCTCCAAGTCCACTTTAGCTGTACTCGACATAGAAACCGACGTTGTGGACTCGGATGAATTTGGGGATATCATCGCAATCTCACTGACGTGTGGGAAACACGCCGTGTTAGTTGCTACAGAAAAGTTCTTAGAAGGAACTGTAGACGTTGAGCGTCGACTCTTTGCAGCGATTGATAAACACATCGGTGAAGACATCCGTCAGCGTGAGATCACCGTCGACTTTAAGGTCGTTGACTCTCCTGCGGCAGCAGTGAAATACGTCATGCAACGAGCGCATGAACTCGAACCTGACTTTATGGCGTGTTGGAACATCAACTTCGACTTACCTAAACTCATTGCTACTGTACAGGAAGAAGGACTGGACGTTGGTCAGGTGTTCTGTGACCCTCGTGTTCCTTACGAATTCAGAAACCCACGGTATATCGAAGGGACTGAAAACAAAGTCACAAGCTCTGGGAAACAACAACCGTTGAGTCCCCATGAACGCTGGCACACTTTTGACGTCCCGTCTACGTTTTACTGGGTAGACGCCATGATCGTTTACGCGATGATTCGTAAAGCTGCAGGGATGGAATCCAGTTACAAACTCGATGACGTACTGGATAAAAACATCAAACGTCAGAAACTGAAATTCGATGGAGCGAAAGGGAAGTCTGGGAGAGAATGGCACTACGTCATGCAGACTCAATACAAAATTGAGTACTTGGTATATAACTTATTCGACTCCATCGGTGTAGAGCTTCTGGATGAGAAAACGATGGACTTGCAATTGACGTTACCTGAATTGGTAGGGTTTGGTGAGATCCACACGTTTAAGTCTACGCCTAAACAGTTAGCGGATGACTTACACTTCTTCTGTTTAGAAAACCAGATGGTACTCTGTAGTATCTCTGACCAAATGCTAGACCCGTTAGACGAGTACGTGATCTCCCGTGAAGGGTGGATTATCACGCTTCCTTCACACCTAGTGGAGGAGAATGGGATTTTCGTATGCTCAGACTTTCCTGAGCTTCGGTCTCAAGCACGATGTTGGGTAAGCGATTCTAGGTGTGTTACGACACACCGAGTCCCCTATTCTCGAAAGAGAGTGGGTGTAGGTTCTTTAATTGCTGGAATACACTAAAGCTCAAAACGCTACAACGCAGTCCGTGAGGACAGACGTGAATGCCATCGAAAGATAGAAAAAAGTTTTGAGATAACCTAAGCTGAAATAAAAGCTTTGTTAGACGCAAGGTGCTAAGGGTTGTAAACAATGGTTAACCAGCAGCTGGGGTGGTTCTAAACCACCAGAGTTCAACGACTATCCCGTAGCGGGGAGTAGGGACGCAAGCGGAGTATACACTCAAGGCGTTTCGAAATAAGAACCCACCTAAACGCGTTTCTAACGCGCACGGTGAAGATATAGTCTGGGCGTGCAGGGAAAACCTGCAGCAGTGTGGGCAACCACGCGGAGAGTAAGTCGCGTTTACTCTTGAACAAACCGTTAGACGTAAAATCCTCTTATCCGTACACAGAGATCTTCTTAAACGTCTGTAAGTCAACGACGTTGGTAGAAGTGTGTGAGATTGTAGGGGTGTCCGACCAAGACCGTCGGATATGTGGGATTAACATGACAGGTGGGATGACCAACGCGGTAGACTGGTGTTGTACGATGTATCAATTACCAAGGTTTGACGATGCATTAGAAGCGTACTTAGCTGAGCAAGAAAAGGAGGTCGCATGAGGCTGTCTGTGTTACTGATCGCTCACCGTACGGTGACTGAGCCTAAACCTAAGCCGTTTCTTTATGGAACGGTGGAGGTGATATTCGACTCCATCGACCAGAAAGCGTACGAGTGGGTGTTACTAGAGCGTTTTGAGCACGGGTTTGCTGAGCTACGCATGCAGCTTGGGTTACTGGACTTACCACGCAAACACCAAGCGTTATTCGATAGCGTAATAGACGATCTCACCAGTGCTAAACTCATCGCACTGGAAACCTTTCAACAAGCTCCTTCACTCACACGGCAAGTCCCTCATAAAGGACAACACGATCGTTTACGGGAAGGAGTCGAAAGTCACGTGGAGTTTGAACCCATACGTCACACGTGGGGAGACCCCTCACACTTTGCAGTGACGTTGTTGGTGTTACCTAAAGACTAGACCGCATACAGAGAGAGCTCAGGCTCTCTCTGTATGCACGTACAGTGTATTAAATCGCACAGAACTGTTTGTACCACGCCATGAAGCGTTGACGGTACGTTTCGTTCTTAATGCAACGGAACGCTAATTGCAGGTTGTAACGGCTGGAGACTAAAGCGCGCTCACCTGGGTTTGACGTAGACACAGAAACCAATACCGTGAAGAAGTCTTTAAACTCTTCGATCTGTGGTTTAGTCATACGGATGTCACGTGCGTCTAAGAAACGGAACAGGTGACGAGGACCGAAAGCGCTTTGTGTACCTAACGCTTCTGTTAACGCTTTCATGCAGTGGCCGAAGTGTTGACCGTTACTGTATTCGATGGCTTGCATCACACCACGGAATAAAGCCGATTGGTGATTTGCACCAGTACGAATTTCTACAGCAACGTTCGCTGCCATTTCTTTCACGTAGGCGTCGATGGTTCGTTTGAATACAGCGACTTCAGGCGCGTCTGCCGGAGTAGCGGCTGGTTCTTCCCAACGACTGGCTGGCTCTGCTGGGGCAGGGGTTGGAGTTTCTACAGCAGCTGGCTCTTCCACTACAGGCGCTTCTTCAGCTGTGGCTTCTGGCTCCGTTGACACGTCAGTAGCAGCCATTTCAGCTTCTGTAGTGACGTCGTCGTTTTCTGGAGTCTCTGCAGTTTCAGAAGCTGGTTCATCCACACCAATTGATTCTTCTGCGCTGTCTAATTGGCCAATTTCTGTTTCCAGTTCGGTCGTTTCTACCGCAGGTGCTTCAGTCGGCGCTGTTGCTGCGGTGGTGTTGTTTCTTTTCTTGGACATTGTAAACATTCCTTAAGCTTAGGGAAATTAAAGGACGCCGGCCGACGCCCAAAGGATTCGTCACACAAATGATTATTTTACAGCAAAAAAGAAAGAAACCGAAGCTTCTTTCTTTGTGTACGCTAAACCCGATGGTGCAGCACCGCTTGGCCCACGGCTTGCTTTACCGACTGCTCGGTCACCACGCCAAACATTCCAGCTAAGTGTTCGTACACCTGCGCACAGACTTCATCAAAGATCAACCGCATAGCTGGGTTGCTCAGATTTTGGTAAGCGTCAATTAACACACTCAGACGTTTGGGCGTGTTGTCTGCCTCCGATTCAAATAACACCTTACAAGTGGGAGTACGGTCATGTACGTCGTGTAAATGTACCGTAATTCCAAGGTCGTGGTTAGGGACTAAAGTATTTACGGTGTAGTCACACACCACACCAGCAACAGCCAGTGCTTCTCTGAGTTGTGTCAGCAACGGACCCTGTAAGTCTGTGTAACGACTACCTTTGAAATGAAAGTCTAACAACGTTTTCACTTTAAACGTTGGTTTTTCAAATAACACTAAACTCATCTTTCTCTCCTTTCAAGAAATTCTAACAATTGATCCCAATCTAAGTCACGTTGGTACGTACCGTGTTCGGCCCACCAACACACTTGAGACTTCCCGCGCATGAGTTTGTTATTCGGTACGGAATACACCGCAAAACGAAAGCCCAATTCTTTCATTTCTTCCCAGGTGTCTTTGAAGGGTACCCAGACGTAGTGGTTAGGGCATTCGCTATCAAATCCACAGAGGACAGACGTTCCGGACAACTCCATGGGAATACCGTCTTCACGCGGTTCTGGCGGATACCCACGCAACTCACGTTTGTACCGCCAACAGATCGATTCTAGTGACGTGTCGTAACAGGGAGCAGACCAAGGACCGACGTACTCTCGTGTGTCGCCGATTTTCACTTGGACTTCTAACCGGACTACTTCTACCAGTGTGGTATCCGCGCCTACCGGAAGCGGTGTTACTTTCTTGTGGGTTTCATCACGGTAAGAAACCACAGGAGGTCGATTACGATCCCTTACTCTTCTTTCAAACGCAGTTGTCGCCATAACTGCATCCTCCCTACTTCGGTTTGTAGTTTCCCTTCTTGAGCCGCTTTCTGTAGAACTACAGCGCGCCGATTCAACTCACCCCACGCCTCTTCGTCCTCAAAGGTCGAGACACAACTCATCCAGATGTCCACCCAGATCACCGCCGCGACGGATCGCAAATTGTCTAGATCGCACCCGCGGAAATCGCCGGAGACAGTCACGCCAGCAAAGTCGGAAGTGGGGCTTTCGATGGTATAGATTTCGATATCGCCTTTCCAGCCGTCGAGTTGGTCGACGTCAACAAAACAGGTATGTTCGACCAGTTGACTTGGGATATATAGGCCGAGAATCAACCCGACTTCTTTTAAAGCTTCGACTAACGTGTGTTCAAAACCGCGGTGTGTCGTGACTGGTTGAAAGTTTAAAGCGAGTTTGGTTAGTTGCATGGGGTGGTTTCCTTTTCAGTTCGTTTGTTTACCAAAGCTTTCTCAAGCTCTCTGTGGATGTACTGTAAGTCGTTCAGTTCGTTTCCCAAACCGGAGTAAAAGTACGCTTTGATAACGTCGCCGTCTACTGTCAGCCAGAGGGTTATATCGGCCGCTTCAACCAATACGGCATAGTGGCGTTTATACATAAACAAAGCCTGTTTGACTGGCCCATTTCTGTATATTTCCACTGTACTTAGTTCATGAGTGGTCATCACCGGTTTATTAACGTCCAGTTTCATCGAAGGTGTACACAACGCATCTAAGCGGATTAAGATCTCTTGCAGTAATTGTTGTTTTTGATGTCGCTTCAGATCTTCTTCGCGTAGTTTCGTTAAACGACGTGTAGTTAGTGTGTTGGCTATAAACGCACCGATAAATGCGCTGACTACGAGTAGAAACACGATCATTTTATCGCTCATGGTGTTTGTCCTTTTAGTTCAATGTGGGTTAGGTGTTCCAGAAGAGAACCCGTACGGCCTTCTTCTACCATTTCTTTAATGACTGTTTCCAGGTCGTGTGTAGCAAACACAGCAGGCGCGTTGCGGTTCGATTGTTTGTACACTTCGAGCGCACACTCAGCGGTCTCAGAGATCATCGCAGCTGTGTACACTGAATTGTCGTGATCTCCATCGAAGTGTGATGCCATGACTGCATCATCGCTCAAGGTTAATACAGCATTAACGAAACGTACGCCGGAATACAGCATGTACAAGTTTTTACGGACATCGAGAAGGTAACCTAAACATACCGTCATTTCATCGTCCTGCAGGAGCGCACGTAGCGCTGCTTGACGTTGCGTGCGCGTCATGTTAAAGAGTTCAGGGAGAGTTGCTGTAATCCTTTCTCCGCCCCAATACAAATTCCCAAAGGGGAGTTTGATTAAGTTCTGCGGAAAGACAATCCCGGCACGACGCATGACTTCTCCTGAGAACGTCACAAACTTTCCTTTCTTATACAGAAACATCAGACTCCTCCTCGTCAAATACTTGACTGATCATCGGCTTTAGCTTTTTACTACTGATACTACAGACAGGACCAGAGACCGTCGGGTTATGTTGGAACACCCACTCCAAAGCTTCCAGTGGTTTAACACCCGCGTTTAACAACACACGCATTTCCATAAACACACTTCCGCAGATGTTGTAGTTTACAGGAGAAACCACCAAACAACCTAACTCCATCACGTACGCCTGTTTTGCAGAAATAACCAGCAAGCCAACAACTTCAAAGTACTTTTTCAGTCCTTCTGGAATGGACTCTGCCTCGACTTTCCCTAACTCGATATTTCTCACCGCAGCAATCAAGAACTCTTGTAGTGCAAGGTGTGTGTCTTTGGAAAGACTCTTTCCCACTACGCCGTACGCTAACCGTTTACACTCCGTGGTGAATAGTTTCTGTGCCTTAAAAAGTACAGGCTCAGCACCACGCTCCTCAATGTACTCGCCTTGAGAGTCTGAATACAAAACTCCATCGGCCGTAAAAATAATCGACATTCCCTCACTCCTAAATCAAACCGACAAAAAGGAGAGAGCCGAAGCTCTCTCTGTATGTTGTACGTTAAGCGAAGCGGTTGGCTTCCCGTTCCGCTTTAGATGGATACGGACTACGGCCTGCTGCAGTCCCTGTAGGACGTAACGGTTCTGCGGTAGTCGCTGATGCAAATTTAAACTCGCTGTCAAACGACACCACCTGACGATGTTTTGCACCTTCCGGTAACTGACTTTTGTTTAGTTTTAAGAAAATACCGTCGGAGAATTCCAACATCCAACCGTCTTTGCTTTTGACTAAAGTGGCTTTGGAGTCCACTAAGAACGGACGTACTTTTTCTGGTAATACGAATTGACTCATGGGAGTTTCCTTTTCGGTTATGGGTTAAATTAATTGTGTTTATCCAAATGGTTCAGAACGGTTTGGATGGCCTGTTTTACTTCTTCAGGTGCGTTCTCCAAGGCCTCCTCGTAAGTAGAGACCAGCACCGCTAAAGATCTGGTACGATCTAACCTGCCGTCTAAGTCCAGAGCAATCAAGTTCTGAGCTTCTGCGATCAACTGTGGATACTGGCCGAAGTTTGACGCATGTAGCAAACGCTGTAACGTCAGAAAAGTTAGCTTACGCGAACTATCCATAGGAAGCGCGCTCGCACTCTGCACGATCAGACCAGCGGGCACCACCGTTGGCATGGGTTGACGATACATCGAACTTGCTAACGCGACTGCAAACTCACGCTGGGCTTCGTTCTCCAGTTTGAACTCAATCGTACAGACTCCATTACGGAACCAGGTATCTAACACGTTACTCATTTCTCTAACTCCAGTGTAATAGGCTCAAACAAAGGCTTAACTAAGTCAGGGCTAAAGATCCCTATCTCGTCGGATGCGATAATGTTTAACGCTTCGTTTTCAGTTGGAACCACGATTCGTAAGTCCTTTGACCAGATTTCAGCCATGTTGATCTGAAGCACCGAAACGAAAGAAATCTGGCTATACAGAAAGTATAAACGTGGTAAACTGACGTGGCGGAGCAGACCTAGTTTGTTCTTAGCCGCATAGGCTAGGAGTCGCTCGTCGTGGATCTCGTCTCGAATCGGACTACGGTTCAGCTCTTTCAATAAAAGGGTATAACGACGCAATACGCTCACTGCGTCAGGGTCAACTCGATGGTCTCCAAACAACCCACAATACCGCAACCACAATTCCGCGACTGTATACGCGGGCATGTCGCGATATCGTCCAGAAATAGTGAGACAAACACCCTTCACACCCATGCGAGTAACCAGAACACCAATGTTAGTGTTTATCGAGGTGTCGTTGAAGGTTACAGAGACTACGAAATTTTCTGCGTGCTCTGACTGTACCTGGATTCCTAAGAGTTTTCCCAGTTCGTTCATCGATCTTGCGTAACTGGAGTCCGTAGAGTACTCGTCACTGTTTGCTGGTACGAAGTTTACTAAAAACATAACTACTCCTTTTTTAATGCGTCTAGAATCGATTTTAAGAGACTTTCTTCTTCGGTGGTATGAATACTCGTCTCTGGTGTTTTTATTAAAGCTTAGGCTCTCTGAGAATACCTAACTCGGGTGTGTGGTAGAATGGGTTGTCAATACACTCTACGTCCGGCTCAGCAATCCCTAGGTAGGTCAACTTCCCGTCGTGTAACGCATACACACTGAAGTCTTTCGATAGCAGTAACTTGATTTTCGGTTCGTATTCCCGACCTATTTCTAAGGCGCGCTTAGTGAACTTTGTGGTACGGCAGATGTTTGTGTTTTCGATGTTAACCACAACCTCCACTGGAGGGTACAGATACTGCATTATCTTTCTGCCATATTCGAGCACAGTGGGAGAGAAACTACGACAGGAGGATTCTTGTTGTTCGTGGTACCACAACAGAAAATCGCCCACCGTTGGAACTTTCCCCTGTTCGATGAACACCTTATGCCCAATTACCTCTTCCAGCAACGTGTGGAACTTTTTAGATTCCACACCCGAATAACGAGTCGCTAAGAAGACGTACTGTTCTTCGCTCAACGCAGTGACGTTTTTACCCACTGAAACCTTTACGTAGGTTTCCGCTGGTTTAACCACCGCAGCAGGTACACGGGACAACTTAGCATGTTCGCGCTGTTCCGCTTTACGCAGTTGTTCTACGGCAAATTCATGTCGTTCTAAACGACGTTTCTCGGCTATATCGTGACAGTAAGGTAGGATGAAATTAAATCCATTTTCTGTACAGACTTGTAGCTCTAAGAACTCGGCGATTTTGACGTACACTTCAGCATTTACGTCTAAGAAAGACTGAGTGACGTTAGTCGGTTTACACATCACGTCGAACCAAATCAACCACCGTCCGATGGACGTTCTGATAATTTCTCTACCTTGCCCCCAGAGCGACAATTCCAGTTGTGTAGCAAACTTTCGTATGTCCACTAAAGGGTACTGTTTTTTCAGATAAGAAAACGCGTGTTCGTCAAGTGGTTCGTCTCTCAGTTCGTCTAAGGAGTAGATCAGTTCTGGTAAAGACGGATGTACATCGACTCGCAACACTAAGTTAGATTCCGCTTGCTCTTTCCAGCTCCCTTCTTCCTTTTCGTTGATTAGATCGGCTATAGTTACCTCAGAAGGAATTCCCAAAGTCGTAAGTTTGTGAGCAGGCTGTACATACCGAACTGCTGCAGCCAACACCACGTCTGAAATGTACAAGTCTACCTCTGCAGACCTCCAGCCTGCGGTAAGGTAATCTTCAATCGTGGTTGCGTCAGCACACCCCACGTTAGACAGAAGTAACATACGGTCTATTTGGATCAGTGTGATTTTTAAGAAGTGGGCTACTTGTTCAGTAGACCAACCCAATGTTCTCAATAACTCTATCTTTTCTATTCTGGTCATCTTTATACTCCTTAATTAATTCACATCTTTAAATGGATGTTCCACCGAACCGATAGAGGTAGGTCTTGTGCGCTCATAACGACCTAACAACGTACCTTCTTGTGGGGTGATGTCTTTCTCAAACTTACGTGCTAAACCCATTCCAGGTTCCTGACAAAACACGTACTCAACGTTAGTGTGGTGAAACTTCTTCACTAACGACTCTAATGCAGTTTGAACTTCTTCGCTCTCTGGTGTTAAAGCTAACAACACGTTGTCTCTTTTCTTTAGGGACTCACCGTACACTTTTAAATACAGCGGAGGATATACCGCATACCCAGTCTCACTATGGAACTTCTCACGTAGATGTTTTAGAGACTCTATCACTTGAACTTCCGCTGACATCTCTGGATTGTGTTTACGGCGATACTGGATAGCACGACGAATCATCTCCACAACGTCCTGAGGATCTCCACGATCCGCTGTGGCGATTAATTCACTCAGTAGACTACTATATCCGCCTTTCCAACTCGCGCGATGCTCCAGTGCGGCTAACCCCATTAACTCACGTTCTTCCTGGGTGTAGTTGTTCACTAACCAACTTGCAGGTTCAAACGTAAAGAAGCTATGAGCGAGATAGTGATGGTTACTCCGACTCCATGTAAATAGGTCATGTAGCAACGCAGGAGGAACAATCAACCTTTCCTCTATCCCTAAATCAAATTTCTGATTTAACTCCAATGCTGTTTTGCATACCTGCAACGTATGTTCAAATTGATGCGCTTTATCACAGATCGAGTACGCGTATTCGTATTTACGCATTAACATCTCAATGAGTTCTTGTGTGTTCATTCCTGAATCCTTCTGGGTTAAAGGTGGTTTCTCTTGAAGATAATGTATGCCTGTAATTCTTTCCAGACCGCAAAAAAGAGGAGACTTCGGTCTCCTCTTTGTAATTATACCTGCGGCACTTGCGGAATCAGCTGTCTTAGCATGTACCCAGTGAATTCGCACCGCACCCCGTCTCCCATACCCCCAATCGGCTTACAGACGTCACCTAGGTTCGTGTAAAGAATCTCATACGCATCGTGAATGATTAACTCATCCAACTCGTTCATATAAACCCCAAATCCCAAATCGTAGACGAGGTACTCTACGGCAGGGAGCATTTTGTACGCGGTGTTGTTCTCTAACGCTTCTATATACTTCAGAAGCAGCGCGCCATAGGTTTTACGACGTTCTACCGCCGTTGACACCACCGGTTCTTTTAACATCGCGGCTGACGCTTCAATCATCGTTCGTATAGCTGTTGTCATTTTTTCTTACTCCTGAATGTACTGTCAAAACGTAGACAGTGGTCTTTTTGTTCCCGGAGGAACGATTGTTTTTAGTGTTAAGTTCAACGCAGGCACTTGTACTGTCTCTTCTAAAGGTAGACTGAGACCTTTAGGAAACAGCGTCGCATACTGCCCTACCATTCCCGCAAAAGCGTCTGTTCCATTCCACACGTACACTTGTTCCATTTTCTCGTCTGTATACACCCCACACCCAGCATCTACAACTAACGAAAATAAAGAGTTCCAGAATGGCTCGTATAAGAAGATCTCATCCGCCAATACGCTAAACTTCGGAGAAATTAAACTTTCTCCTTTCTCCGTCAGTCCGCAATGCAAGAAGCAGGCTTTCAGTAAGGTTTGGTGTTTAAACTCAGTGAAGTTAGCTCCTAAGCCTTTCGGGGTCTTTTTGTGCGCTGCGTGGGTTTCTTGTAAGTAGTCTCCTACCGTCACTAACCTCGCTTCACTTAACGCTTTACTGTACACCGGTTTAAACGTACGTAATACTGTCAGTGGGTCTTTGGTTCTCCGTACAACGATTCCAGGATACAGAGTCTGCAGTAACTCGTCCTGAGGGAGTCCTGTGAGGTCTAAACTCTCTACTGGAAGCTTACCGCAGTTGTCGTGAAGGTCTAGGTGGACACCACAGCGATCTAAACACCGGATTCGAAACTCTTCCAGTGTGCGTTTTCTAAATCCAGAGAGTACGACTTTAGGTTGTAGGACGTATGTGAGGAAATCTCCTATCGTTTCGATCCTTAAACGTTGTAATTCACGTATCTGTCGTTCTCTTAGACTTTGTAGTCTAGTTAGCCTAACCTCGCAGGCTTCTAAGTTTATCGTGGGGTAGGTTTTCTTTAAATGGTCGTATCTGGACATCATTACTCTCTCTCGAGTGATTTAGTATTCTCGTAGGGATAATGTAGATCTCAAATGGATTCCAGACAGCATAAACGGAAACCTCTTAGGGTTTCCTTATTATTGTTTATTTTTTAAAGGGGTTACCCCCCTATAGGTTCTCATCCCCCAGACCCCCTAGCTCTCCTAGACCCCCCTCCCCAAAGACCTCGTTCGCTTCATCACTACGTTCAGGCTCACTCCGGTGAGGCTGTCGTTCGTACCTTTCGTCTTCGGCTACTACTCGCTCATTCTTCCTTTCAGTCAGAATCCCGCTCGCTGTATCCTCAACTCAAGTTACTCACTCCGCTCTTTATAGCGAAATTTCTTTCGCCTATAGAATAAGAAGTTAGTATGTAAATTTTTACATTAGTAAAAGTATATTATGTAATGTTTAATAATAGAAAATAGTTTAAAGACTATTTTCTATAGATTTTTATATATTTTATTTAATAAGAAAATTTTTTTAATAAGAAAAAGAGTTTTTTAGATAAGAGAGCTATCGCTCTTTAATTTACATATAGCGGCGGACCCAAAATCGGGAAAGTGGGAATCTGGCATGTCCGTCGTGGTCCGATCGCGTGGTGAGGCAAAAAAAGAAGAGGGACGGAAGGTCCCTCTCTATGCCTGTTTAATCGCCTACGATCACTAACGTCCCGTAGTTGTTGTCTGACTCTGGTAACTCACGGACTTCTACTGCTACGGTATCGAGTTCAGCTTTTTGTTTCTCTAAAGCAAACAGAGCTGATGACAACACCATTACGATCTTTTTTACGTCATTGTTGTCGAAGACCACGAAGAGTTCTTCAGGATCGTACATACCCCAACGGTATACTGTATTCGCATCCATAGCTACAGATTCACCCGAGTCTAGTTTCAGGTTAGCGTTGAAATCGTCTTCGAAGTCATCGGTACCCTCAAACTGTCCGTGTACAGGTAAATAATAGAAATCGTTCTCGCCACCGCTACGTTCGCAGAGTATGAATAACTGTGGGTTGAAACACGGCATTGAGTCTTTAGCGTGAGTGCTAAACACCGTGCCGATCGGAAGCTTACACAGCTCTGACATTTTTACTTTACGCATCGAGTACTCCTAATGTAGTTAAAGGGTTTACTGCATCGGACGTAGACGTTGTTTCAATCGAGCGGTTAGGTTTTCTATCCCAGCCCAACTGAGTCGCGTCTGCAATTGAAAGTCTTTCACAGTCTCTACTTTCCAACTGTCTATGTCTTCAGGGAACTCAGCACGGAAGAATAGTTTACCACACGAGTACGCACAGACCTCGGAGTCAGCCCAGACGAGTAAGTACTCACCGCGTTCTACCGCGTAGTGCGCGTATTTAAACGCACCTAGCTGAGTGTGGTGTGGATCGTACTCGTATAGCTCAGCCAAGCAGTCGCGGACTGTAGTGAGTAACTTAAGCGCACTTTCTTGTTGGGCTTTCCTGTTTCTTTGTTTTACAGTAATCCAGTACGCAAACACAAGAAAGACGCAAACGAAGAACAACGCCAAATACGTATAGTCTTGCATAACACGTTACTCCTTAGAATCCACACGACGTGCGTCGCGGTGTGCTAAATAAGCCATAGTGAAAAAGAAAGTTAATACAGTACTTGCGATGATTATAAAGTCGATCATGGTTATACTCCTTCATTGAGAATGGGAGAACGATCAGAGGGAGTGTTTGCCCCCTCTCTTTTTTTGTGTGATTAAAACTTAAGCTCTTTGACGATGCCTGTGGCGCCCGCATCAAAAGACCCTTCAGCGAAGGCTTCGACTTCAGGTTTAGATAAACCCAAATGCGTTAGCTTCCCGTTGAACAGACCCATGAACGTTCCGCTTGGAGCCAGATATAGTCGAATTCCGTACTTGTTTAAGTTACGACTTTTCAACTCTTCGGCACTGTACCGATGACTACATTCAGGGTTTCTTCCTGAGACTGCATGTAGCGCCAGTTCCATTCCGGAGAGTACACGCCTGTCTGTAAAATACAGATGCACCAACACTTTCTGTAACTGCCAGACCACTAACGGCGTAGGCGTAGGACACTCCTCTGACTCCATCGCTTCTTTAAAACGCGACAAGAAGTCCCTTACGGTGTAAACTGGAGCACCCCACAATGTCGATACACCTTCAACCACCTGACTCAGAGGAGTGTCGAATCCTTCTGTTGCGGCATTGGGGAAAGCTTGTACTAGCTGTTCGTGAACACTCGAGGGTGTGAGGTCGTTGGACATGTTCTCACCGTCGTTGATTTCCTCCTGTTCTACAACCTGAGCCATTTCAGCTTGCAGTGCTTTTAAACCCGTTTTGAACGTTTCAAACAGAGGCAGGAAGTGTTGTGCTTTCTCTGCTTGGATCTTTACAACCTGACGTTTAAAATCTTCTGACAAACTAGCCCACACTGGAGTGTGCTTCAGCTTGTACAGATGACACAAATTTTCAATCGTGCCGTTCTGGTTGTAGTGGTACTCCTCAGACACGATCGTCTGTGCTGCCGTATCCATACCTGCTAAATAACCCCCTGTGCGGATTTCTAAGTCCGCTCCTTTAAAACCATCCAACATAGTCTGTACCATCGGGATATAGACCGCAAAACCCATACGGGTGAAGAAGTCTGCCAACAGCTCTGGTGTGGCACTGAAGGGTATCCAGGTCTCTAACACCGCTGGTAATGCAGCTTGACCAACATGTACGTTGGTTAACATCGTACCGTACGCGTGCATAAACGCGTCCTCTAACTCGTGAGGAATGTTGGTGTGATCGACTGCAGCACTAACGAATTGGTAGTTAGCGGAAGCAACTAAAGCATTGAATTTTATTTGTTGTACTGTAATCATGGCGTATTACCTTTTTAGCTAATGGGAAAATGGGATTCGTGAATGGGTAGTAGTACCTCATTCACCGTGATATTAAGTATCTATAATTTATTCGAAACGGTTTTCTTTTGTTGTTCAAAACACTCCGCTAACAAAGCAGCGTAGTTAGCGTCGATCCCACAAACAAGATACGGACAATCACTATACCGTTCTCTCCCTACTGTCACAAACCCTACGTAATTTAACGCAGAAAGAAACAGGGGGTGGGCTGTCGCCACCCCCACTTCAAAACGGTCTTCTGCGCGAGTAGAGGTTGTATCCTGCCACATGACGTCGATAAACGTCGTGGCTTGTTGGTAAAGATCTTCGAGAATCACAAGACCGGGACCTTCTCGTTTGAAGAGGTCAGCGATCATTTTCTCTACCTCCACGCCAAACATAAATACAGCCATTTCTTTCGACACGTGTATTGCCATTTTAAAACTCCTTTACTCTTTCGTAGAAATCGACCAACGCTTCAGTGTCGTTCACTGTGACGTCGTGTGCTGTGATGCCAACAGAACCGAGCTTAGTCGTTAAGTCAGCCCACATCGCAACAAGCCTTTCATCTGACGTGCCTGGTGCGGCAGCGTGTAACTCGACTAACGTCCCACGAATCATGGTGGTTACACACAACGTATACTTATCTACACGCAGCGTTTTTGAATGTGAGTAACGACTGATTTCTTCGTAGGTCAGTAAACCTTGCAGATTTTTGTGTTCTGCGTTACGAGAATCAAAACCCTGATGTCTGATCCACCACGCGGTGTTTTCAACCGCGTTTTCTAACGCCTTACGCGCAGCCCTTTCTTGTTTATACGAATTCCATTTTACTACAAGAGCTTGTAGAAACGAGTGAACTCGTTTTGGAATATTTCTTAAATGAACCATTTTAAAACTCCTTTATTTTGTTGGTGTTAAATGGTGAGTAACCAACCACTCGTTGAGCGTGGATACAACACCCCGGTGGTTGTTCTTACTACGCCAGTTGGTCACAACCCCATTGTACAAACCAGACGCTTCTGTAATGAACCCAAAGAGTTCAGGTAAGTACACGCCAGGTTGAACGACAATAACGATAGGTCGACCTTCAGGGAATGTTCGGATGAAATCCACCAGTTGGTGTAAATCGTCGCAATGCTCTAACAACTCACGTGAAAGTACAGAATTCGCCCCTGAAGAATCCAGCTTACTTTTTAACTCTTCAGGCGTCACGTTACAGTCTTTATGAACACAAAGCAACGCCCACTTTGTTTTCCCTTGCATGAGTTTCGCATAACTGCTCAGCAGCTTAACGCGATTCATCGGCTGTTTGTACGTGAGCACATCCAACGTCGTTTCTTTCTCAACCAGTATAGGCTCAAACTCCCACCCGTGTTCTTCTAACCACTTCCATTGTTCAGCGTTGATCTCTAAGTCCAACGAGAAAGGGAAGCTCCAGAATGGATGGTTTTCCTTACGCATCCTTGTATGAAAACGGGGACGACCTTTATAACCGTTGTGTGAGAGTAACCGCTTCACCGCAGGCACCGCCAGACGGTACGAGAAAGTTTCTTTGAAACGAACCGACTGTTCTAGCAAGTACTCGTCTGGTTTTACGACACCTGCCGTGTAGTGAACCAGAATTAACTGACGAACCGTCTCTTTGTGTTCCCCTCCCTTACTTTTCAGTAGAGTGAGTTGTCTTTCTACTTCAGGGCGTATCAAGGCGCAGCGTAGAGAGTCGATTGGTTTTACTTGAGGCATGTTGTAACTCCCATAACAAAAATAAAAGAAAGCGTAGGGAGAAAACCCCTACGCGTGACAGACCACAGGAGTCGGCTCGCTGTAAGCGCAGCGTAACTCCACCGATAATTTCCCGTGAGTGACCCACTTGGATCTCTCCATGTACTCCACCGGCTGTCGGTTTGAGGCTTTCTGATAATACATCCCAACCTGATGTAAACAACGACAAAGCTTTACGGTCGTTTCATGAATGTCGTAGTAATGTCGTGTTACTTTCTGGTGGTCTCTTAACGCACAGGTCACGGCGTGTTCGATGGTCGTACTGTTAAACGACGCCGTGCGTGAGTAAAACGTATAGAAGCAAGCACCAGCGTAATAGAACCTGAACTCGAAAAGTTCTGATCTCAAAGGGTGACCCAACCACTCGTGGGTGAGCGTTTTATCGCCCCACGGAACGACAATCTTCCGTTGGTCAGCTGAAACAACCAGTGACTGTGAGTTTTCTACAGCAGGGAGGTCCTTCGCTAGTTGTAGAAACCGCACCATCTGTTCCACTTCGTGCGGGAACTTACTGGTGCGTGTATAAATTTCACGCGTTTGTTTGTATAAGGTAGACGTTCCCACTAAGGTAAGCCTACTGTAGGTAAATTCTTTTGAGTACATTTTTAGAATCCTTCTAATTGATCAGATGTACGTTTAAACGTACGTAAACCCATTCCTGAGACGTTTTAAGGGTGGTGGGTATAAACCACTAAGGAATTGAAGAAAAACGTCCTATAACGCATTACAGAGCGTTTTGTGAGGGGTGGTAATTTACAGGCATAGAGGGAGCACGAAGCTCCCTCTCTATGTCGTATCAGTCAGGTAGTCTTTCTAACACCACGCTTACTGTAGATGCACCGCAATTGTTCACTAACACCACCGAACTGTTAGGGTAGTCTTTGCGGATGTCTTCTTTAGCGCGACCCACGTAGATCTCGATGTGATATCTTTGTGTGTCGTACTTCAGACAGACTAATGACTTGTCGGTGGAATCTAACACCGAGGTGTCCATAGAACGCAACAACCCTTCCAGCTCCGATTCTGACACGCCCTGCACGCCCAGCTGCGCGGCTAAGGAGCGTTTGTTGGTCGACGTATCCCAGTGCTTGAGAATCGCTTCCATTTTCGCTGACGTCAGTTCCAGACCGTAATGAAACTCCATCGTACCGTAATACTGAACAGTTTCGTTCCACGGATGGTAAACCACGACTAATTTCTTATTCATTTACTTTACTCCTTAGTGTGATCGCGTTTAAACGAGTTCTCAGTCCAAGGTATAGGACGTAACGTCTGTAACATCACGTGAGAATCGTCTAAACTACGTAAGACGTTTTCGACGATTTGTAACATGGGTTTATCCATACGTACTTCCACAAGGGGTTCGGAAATTGGACACCGCTCCCCTTTATGCCGTAGTAGTTGAATGTAGTACTCCACAACGACACCGTTTGTGTTTAAATACAATTCCAAAGCTCGGAAGAACTTTTCGATGAAATCTGACGCATCACCTAAATACTCAGCACGGAAACTACAAACGTGTTGGTATGTTTGTAAGTGAGTTTCGAGCTTATCTGGAACAGTCGTAGGTGGTTTGTATTCACCGGCGGATTCGTTATTCACTTCCCAGTAGAAAACCTCCCAATACCCATTTAAAGAGTAGCCCATCTTCCTGTAAAGCTCGCGCCATACTTCTGAGTTTTTATTCAATCCGTTTTTATAAAACTGATGTACAATTTCATTCAAACCGATAGCTTCGTATAACTCACAAATGAACGGATCGGCCTGCCAACGCAACACACCATCTACCAATACAATCGGGTGGTTGTGGTGTGTTTCCGTCTTTAACATTTCTTGGTAGTCTTGTGGGACTAAGTCCCGTTGTACTATGGTGGTCATTTACTTTACTCCCAATCTTCGGGCGTTATAGCCCACATTTTGTTTTTAGGACGTTTCTGCGCCCACGTCGCATAACTGACTTTCAGCGTTACTGCTACAGGAGGGTTGTCTAAGTCAAGTGGTGTTTTTGCAATCACCGTAACGTCAGACATCCTTACTCCCGTGTCCGTTGCTATTTTCAGCATACGCGCAACACCGTTGATCAGCGTGTAGGGTTTGTGCCCTAACTCCTTTAACACATCCCCTAACGTACCACCTGCTGTCGATGGGTTACTCATAGCAGCTTGTATACTGACGTCATCTAAACGTGCTAGGTAAATCCGATCGGACGTATGGTGTTCGTACTGAAACACCAAAGCGATGGTCGGTATTGGTGTTTCGAGATCTTCCATCAATACGTCTAAATAAGAAATGCACGAAGGAATATCTCCATGTACCACTTTCGACTCACCGATGTTCTCTACGGGGTCGATTAGAATGACTCGATCACTTACAGCAATCAAGTCTTCTAACCCTTCCGTTGTATCCCGCCAACAGTAGCCCACTACCGCCTCCAGAGTTTCAGGAACAGGCTGAAGGTACTCTTGTTTGAACCGCGCGAGGACGTCTCCCGTCCTTGAGAACTGCAGTCGTTGTACCGGACGATTCTCTGTAGGGCGGAGTAAGTCTAAACGACCTACGAACCCTACGTTTCCAACAATTAAAATTTTCATCAGTAAATCTCCCCGTAGTGTTGTTTATCTACTACCGTACCAACGTCCAGTTGCTGTTTCGAAAGCAGAAAACCTAAACCGCTCGCGTGGTTTAATAGTTGTCCTTTTTCAGCAAACGACACCGTGGGGCGATTAGGATGTTTTGTGTTGCTGTACAACGCAGCTGCTAGATACCCTAATCGTTCTCCCACATCCATGACACATTCGGTGTGTTCTAATGTTGAGGGGTATTCAATCGCAGCCAGGATCGCTTCCCCATCTTTTTGTAAGAAAAGAGGGTTGTGCTTTAGTGTCAGTAACTCAGTAGGGTTGTTTAGATGAACAACATATCTCACCTGTAAATCCCGTAAAACGTGTACGTAAACCCCCTGGTCTTCTTCTGAATACCAAGGCGCTGCTTTCAAAGTGATTTCCAACTCCCGATCAAACGAGTACAACAATACATGTCCTTCGTTTAAACGCACTGCGGCTTCACTTAACCACTTCTGAAACGCATCGATGTTACCTAACTCACCGTCCGGTAGTTCCGACAGCCAACTCCCCACAGCTTCCGCGTCTAACTGATTTAGATCAACGTGACGGATGTCTAGCGGGTTTTTACCAAACCACGCAACGGAGAGTTCTACCCAAAAAGGTTGGGTGGTATCCACCACTGGTTTCTTTTCAGGTACGACCGTAGGCACTAACATCCGCCACTGAGTAGCCAATTCAGGAAACTCCACCAGCTCTTCAGCACCCATTTCGTATACAGTACCATCATAACTACTAAATATGATTGTTTTGGTAGCCTCATCTACTACATCGACCCGCAGCAACGCATCTTCGTTTAAATCGAACGCAAAGAAGGTCTGGTTGTTTTTCAGAGTATCGGGTATTACTAAACCGAACGACGCTTTAGCAAGCGCTAAGATTTCTTCAATAGCCATCTTTCATTAATCCTCTTTGTTAACTAACCGGATGGTTAATTGTACCAAAACCGACAGGTCTGACTTGTATCTGCGGTTGAGCAGCACCAAAAGAATATACACACCCAGAGTTTTTCCCCATATCAGAACGCACCAGGTTAATCCATTTCTGGAACAATTCAGCATTGTAGTTCCTTTCTGGTAGATACTTCCGCAACCAAAGAACGAGTTCCGTCAAATCTGGAGCGTTTAAGTCGTAACTACACACATCGGTAGGCGACTCACCGGCTTGCGCTATCGAAAATGTCACCCATAAAGGTTTTTTGGCGTTAGTCAGATCGTATTTCAGGTCCATACGCGCCACGTAGTCCGCGGCTATGATACCGCACCAGAGACGTAAGTTACCCACCCTTTCACCAGACGGTATTTCAGCTTGGTTTATCACATACTCGATGTGTTCGTGAGCGAGTACTGGCGTGATACCCGCAGGAAACGAAGGGTCGAGTGTCACACGTAGTGTGGCGGAATTACCGTAATCGACGATCACACGTCCGGTAGCGCATAACGCTTCCTCCATCATTGTTACGAGGTGTTGGTTTCGAATGTCTGCAATAACTCGATACATCGGTTTGTTGATCGGCATTTTAAAACTCCTTATTTGATTCGATACGCTGGACCTAAGTCCGCTCTGGGGGTGTAATCGATTTGCGGTTGTCCCGCCGCAATTAGTTCCCCCGGCCGTGTTATATCCACTTCGTCGACGTTGACGTACGTCTGCGCTAACACCCCGAAGATTTCATCGTTGGACAAATTACCGTAGTTGAAGAAATACAGCGACTCTTCGTCCGAGTCTACACTACGCTTGAACGCTAACTGCCGTCCTCTCAAAAACATCACGTAACCAGCACAGACCAGCTTACGGTATTCGCTTAACGATTCCGAGTCTGGTACGTGTCCACGTGTATTTAAAAACTCGCAAATGTCATCAAACTGCTTTAAGCGTTGTTTGGTGTGTTCGCTAAAGTTTTCTTCGGAGATAACAGCGGTTTCAACCGTTGGCGTCGGCCTGACGTAATACGGGTTGTATTGACAATCAAAGTAATCTTTCAACCACTGCAGTCCCTCACGGACTAAAGCTTCGTCGGGTTTTTCGTCTGGGTGTATAAAACAAACACTTACGCATGTGGGTGTTGTGACGAGGGGTAAAATACAAACATCACCTTTACGTACCATAAACTTCACACGGAAAGGATCGGATAGCCCTTCCGTCCCTTCTGCGATAAAACGGTATTCCCAAAAGAGGTCTTTCGTAATTAGTAAGTCCGCTAAAACCTCTGGGACAGTAGCGATTATGGCGTAGGCCATTCCTTTCTTTAAATTTGACATGGTGTATTACTCCACGAAAAGTTCAGGACGTAGCTTTTTCAGCTCGTTTAATAAAGTAGTTACCACCACTGGGTTTACTGAGGCAATGTATTCCGCATCTTCTAATCGAAGATCGTAAGCGACATCGACGGATTCATTATTGGTTAGATATACATTCCCGCTAAAAACGTCTGGCTCCCACGGCCCTTCAGTCGTTTCTGCTGACAAAGCGTTTTGTATTCTACGGATGTTTTGCCTTAACTCAGCGGTCTGTGTATCCGTTTCACGAAAATCTGACTGAGGTACTTCAGTTGCAGTTTTAGCCATCGTTAATGACTCCATTAAAAAGAAACAAAAAGAAAAGGGAGCCGAAGCTCCCTGTGTTTTCTTAAGCTTGGTAACCAGCGATGGATACGCACAGCGTGTAACCGTACTTCACCGCATCGTGTCCGACGTTTGGACGGTAACTAAAACCCGTGTAATCCGCGCCTTCTTCGATCAGCGTGATTAACTGATCGATCCCCGTCGACAGATACGGTTGATACAGTTTCACCAACTGCTGTAAGCGATCAAACGAGCCAGGGATTAAACTGTTCGCTGTCTCAGTCAACTGAGCGTCTAAGTCACTAAACGCTTTGTTCAGCGTTTCCTGCGGGTTATGTAGGTACGCTTTCTGATCTACGTCCACAGTGAATTGTAAAGCGCTGTGGGTAGAAACCGGTTTTAACGTGAACAACAAGGAAATAGTGTTAGTCATAGTAGACTCCTGATTAAAAACTGAACGCTTGGAATGGGTTAAAGCTGCGATGATCGGAAGTTCTCCGCGACGGAAACCTCCTACCGGAATAATAACGTCTTTCATGCAACCACCTCGACTGTGTGACGTGCAACAAACTCCTTAGCCGTAAGGATCTCTCCTTTGCTAAGACCGACTGCGGTTTTCTCCATCGCGAAAACTAAAGCTCCAGAGAAACCCCCTACCGATACAGAGCAGTACGAGTCGGCTTCCATACGAGACATTGGTTTGATGTTCTCCGGTGTGTTGACGAGGATCACGTGCGTGCCGTATCCCTCAGACCACTTTAACTTTAAACCATCGTTAACTTGAGAGACCTTAAAACCAGCGTCCTCTAAAAGCTCACGTAATGCACTGTGTTGCGCTAACGTAAGGTCTGGGTGTGTAACTATCACTTTTAACATTTCTAATTTCCTTGCGATCGTGAGAACGTTTAAACGGGGGTGACAGGCCAGTACAGCGGAGTACCGTCGCCTGAGGTAAATACAAAACAGTACACCGACATACCGTCAAAATCAACGACGTCGGTCGTCCACTCACAGCGCTCTGCGTTTAATGCGTTTTCTAAGTACGGAGTACCTTTTAACGCATCGTCCGCTAACAACCATGCCATCTGTAATTGCTTCACAGTAACTACTGTTGTCTCCGTACCTTCCGGTGGGTTAGTAGGTAGTAAAACTAAGTAAACGTCGTCTGCTTGAGCGAACGTCGTTTCGCGAAGTACGTAACGCGAGCGTTTACGGAAACGCAGACCAGCGGTCGTGTGTTTCACGTAAACAGCCATTGTGTTCAGTAACTCCACTAGACGTACGTATGAACCGTCTTTGGAATCCATGGATATACTCCTTAAGCTTTTAAAGCTTTCAAATCGTTTCGCAATTGTGATATTGGGTTCGTGAATAGGTAGTGGTACCTCATTCACTTCCATATTAAAGACCTATAAAAGTTTCGAAACGGGTTTTTTTACAGCATAGAGGGAGGGTTTGTACCCTCCCTCGTATGACGTTTACGTAAGCTCTACACTTAAGTCAAACTCTACAGCGGACAGTGCTTTACCGTGCATCTTTTTCATCTGCAATAGCATCAGCTGGTTGCCGACTTGAGTTTCTGCAATGCTCACCGCAGTTTCTCTTCCCCGGATAAACTCACCCATGCAATAGATACAGTAGTCTGGAGCTTTGGCTTTGCATGTTTGTGTGCTACGCACCATTGCTCGTTTTCCTACTAGCTCTCCTACCGAGACTTTATCCAAAAGACGAGACTTCCCACCAGAGACGATCAAGTACTTCCCAGCAAACTCATTCTTGTTCTCAGGAGTGAACACTACCCACTCTCCAAGCTGAGTCCCACAGTCTTCCAGTTTCACTTGTAAGTTACTGGTCATCCGTAAGGTGTCTTTCGCTACCGTACCCCCCAATGCCGTCATCGCACCCCGAGAGTGTGACGCGTCCCGCATGGAGTTGATCATCGGTGGAAGCTTTTTGATGTCATACCCTTCACTTAACGACCGTGGAATGACTTGTATCCCACCGTCTCCGTTGAAGTTGTATTCCATCCCGTACATGTAGTACATCTTTGCACGGGTAACATCAAAGTCTTTTGCACTACGGATAAACCCACCATCTGGGTCTTCTGCAATCCACTGACGGTCTAAGTCAGACAACTGTTTTGCGATGTTCGCTAACACCACAGGGTCATGTAACTCGTCCTTGTGTTTCTCCAGCAACTCATCCCGTAGTCTGCGACCATCAGGATGCGGTAGGAAACTACGACGCGTGCCACTGGGTGCAAAGAGTTGTGCAAACCCTTCCATGTGGAGCGAGCCTTCTAAGTACTTCTCCAGCATCCCCGTGTCGATCTGGTCGTCTGCTGGATTACTCTCCACGTACTTCGACACTAGGTACTGTTCCAATTTTGGAATGTCTACCCGACCTACCTGAAACGGTACCCTACCCCCAAACGCGTACAGTAACGCAAAGGCATTGTACAAGCCATTGCCATACGTCGTCACAAGCTCAGTCGTGACGTTTGCGAAGTCCCCTGCAGAGAACACCACTTCCTCTAACCGTAAGTACAAAGGCTCATTCAGAGGAGGACCTACCAACAGCGTCTCCTCTCCTGTCTCTGGGTCCACGAAGTAACGCTCTTTTCCATCTTTGCTGTACAACTGATAGGGCCAGTGTTGCTCAGGGTGTAACGGGTCGTCCTGTGTAGGACTCTCACGCAGTTCAGGGATTCCAAACGCGTCAATCACCCAGTTCGTCCAGCGATACGCACCAGCGTTAATCGCTTTGATAAAATACGTACGTTTATCCACGAGTTACTCCTGTGCTTGACTGTAACGTACCACGGTACGATACACAAGGTTTAAACGGTTTGCATCCGTGTAGTAGTTTTGCAAGTACTGCTTCACCGTCAGAGGAATCTGCTCTTTCTCTAAACACGCTAACGCCCCTAAACCAAACCATAACGCCCCTTGCTCTTGTGGGCTACCCGTTTGTCCTAACAACGACTCAAACGTCGTTAAATACGCTTGGAAAGGATACCCTATCACACCCCCTCTCTGTACGTAATGTCGCAGTGGGTGCTGTTCTGGAAGCTCTGCTAAGAACGCTTTTGCAAACCCACTCAGCTCTGCTTGTACTGAAACTTCTTCTACAGACAGTAAACGCTCTTGTAGTCTAGACTCTAACGCATGGAAGTACGCAGGGTTCGTGTACGTGAACAACTCCAGTAAACGATCTTCTGTGCTGTAGTATGTTCCTGCAACCGCTAAGAGTTTATCCTCCACAGATTCTGCAGCACGTAAACGATCCAGTAGCTCTCCAGGCATCGCGTGCTCTTCTATACGACTGATCGTGTCTACGAAGTCCCCTAGCACATTTAAGTCTTGTTTTTCAATGTCGTCCACGACAATAAACTCGTACTGCTGTAGTGCGTACGCAATACAGTCTGCTAAGCCTTGCTCCAGTAAAAACAACAAGTGGTACGTAGGCTCTGCGTTGAGCTTACTGGTGATGTTCTCCAGTACTCCCTCTATCCCTTTGGGTTGTACGGTCTGTAACGTCAAGATTAATTCGTAGGTCTTCCCGTAGCGTTCTGGTGATACAACACTACTGAGCCACGTTTGAAATAAGTCCATACTCCACCCTTTTCTTGGTTTCTTTTTACTGAGGTTCTTTTTATATATGATGGTTGTGCAGACCTCCCTAAAGACTTCTCATTATTCTCCTAAAGGAATTAAACATGAATCGGCCTAAAAAAGACAAACCTTCAACGGCCACTGCCGTTTTAGATAAAATGTACGGCGACCAAGCCGCCACTCGTCGTGCAACCCAGTACGGTAAGAAATCTATCGCTGACTTAAAAGCCTTGTCGTCTCAAGCAGCCCAGCTTTTAAATGTAGGTCCCTTTTTCGGTAAAGTGGGTTTAGACCACATTGAGATCATCAAGCGTGCTCCTGAAGAACGTCAACGTGAGATTGCTGAACTCTCCCGACGTGTGACTTCTGATATCGCGACCTTCCGTACCCGTTATGAAGCCTTGCGTGAAAGAGAACACGCGTACGAACAATCCGTCCTACAAGGCGCTCAGCGAACGGACCTCGTGGGTCCTGGTTTAGAGCTCGCGATGGAATACAACAACTGGTTAGGTGAATACACTGAAGTCGTTCAAAACAGCATTGCTTCGTTAAGTGATCTGATCCAACAAATCATCGAACAGTACCGCGATCACTCCTAAGGGGACGTAGAGATGCAAGAAGACCAAAACTTAGAAACCTTAGCTGACAAGCTCAATAAAGAGCTAGGTGAGCAGACTCCTCTGGAAGACCACGAGCACACTGCGAGTGTAGTAGCAGAAGAAACCACAGCAGTCGATGTAGGTGGGGGTATCGTCGTCGTTGATTCTACTGCATTAGGTGGTATTGCCGTAGAGCTACCAGAAGGTGTGGAGTTTGAAGTCGCGAGTGACTCAAACTGGGAGTTGGTAGAAACCGACACACCCGCTGAAGAAGACGATCAGGAACCTGCAGCCCCAGAAATTCCTCTGATCAGAAACTCGGTCATTGACGCGTTCGAAGACCCGTCTCCGCGGACTACAGAAAACTCAGCGTCTGCAGTCAGCGCCAACTTCCCAAGCTGGTCAAATGACTACCCAGCCCTGTATGGCCTATATAGCAAACTCTCCAGCACCTTAGCAGCGTTAGAAGCTGCCACACTGAATTCACCTGGCACCGCAGAAGCTGCCGAGTGGGGCGCTACGTTACAAGGAGCATTAGCCGCGGGGTTCCATCCAACAGGCGGAGCGTTAGACTTACTGACTGAACGCCCCGCTCAGTGGACGAACACACCGTACTACGAAGGGAAGCGGTTAGTTCCTACCCGTGGTCGTCCTACCCCAGAAGGTGACCAATACGTCGGTGACTCGATTGCCGCGCGTGTAGCGCAGTCTATCGGTGTCGGTCAAACGGTGACGTTCCCAATGTGGGCGTCTGGTTTTTACGTCACGATCAAAGCACCCAACAACGCACGTTTACTGCAGTTGGAACGTCAGATTTCCATGAACAAAGATCACTTAGGGTATGCAACCTCTGGGATGATCTACGCAAATGACGTCGCGTATTCACTGGAAACGTTAGTGGGTTACATTTTACAGGACATCGTGGACTGTAACGTACAGAACTGGAACCCAACGCTACTGAAAGAGTTAATCCTCTCTCCTGACGTTCAGGTGTTAGCGTTAGCGTATGCGACTGCGATTTACACCAATGGCTTCCCGTTCTCTCAGCCGTGTACTGCACAGCTTGGGAAATGTTACCACACAGAAACTACGAAGCTTCACTTATTGAAGTGTTTACAAGTCGATGAGTCCAGACTGACGTTTGAACAACTCAAACACATGTCGAGCCGTGCTACCAAACATACGGTAGAACAAGTCCGTGCGTACCAAGAAAAACACACCGAAAGTCGTGTAGGTACAGCGCGCATTGCTAACGACATCACGGTGGTGTTCCGTGTCCCTACGTTGTCTGAATACTTCAGCTCTGCTGCGCGTTGGTTAGACGGAATTGAGACGTCGACCAAAGCCGCGTTCCGTGAAGCCTTAGCGGGCCAAGAACGCTTAGAGTACATGAAACAACAACTGCAAGCGTCATTGTGTCGTCAGTACGGACATTGGGTAAAAGAAGTCATCTTTGATGACCCAGCTCCTGATGGTGAATCAACGATCCAACGCTCGATTACCGTACCAGAATCGATTGACAAAGCTGTAGACTCTTTCAGTGCGTCAGACGACTACACCAACGTGTTTATCGATGGGGTGTACCAGTATATCAACGATCGTACGATTGCACTTGCTGCGATTAACAACTACAAGTGTCCGTCGTGTGACAACTGGCACCACACCTCACACAGCAATCGGTTAGTCCTCCCAATCGATGCGGTGGGTACTTTTTTTACGCTCATGCAATTCAAGTTACTTCAGTACCTCCCGAACTGAAAGAACACCAGTACGTCGCTCATCCATCCTTTGGTTTAACCGTCAAAGGACGAGACTTTATCCAAGACGCACTCAACAAACTCCAAAGGAACCTCGATCCCTTTGAGTGTAGAATGCTACTGACCGAGTTGTATGAGCTTACGTACGGGATACGGCCTGACGTAGAGAACGAATCTCCTTTAGCGCCTGTGTCGTTTCATGAAGCGAATAACACCCTGCGGTACTCTGGGTTGTTTTCCTACGTGGACCGATTTGAGCGTTTAAAAGTAGGAGAGACGTATCGACTCTCGCTGGTGGAGTTTTTAGAACTCCCTCGTGACATCGCCGATGAGTTGTTAGAGCGGGCGTTACTGCGCCTTCGGGAGAAAGGAAACAGTGTTGACTCTATAGAAGCAAAACTGTCAGAAGAGCTACGAAAACTAGGGGGGTAAACATGCCCATCGTCAGTGAAAACGAACACGATCTCTTAGAGTGCCCAGCGCAGACTATACTCTGCCCTGTCAACACGGTAGGGGTGATGGGGTCTGGTTTGGCTTACTACTTTCGTATGCTCTCTGAACCTTTCTTTTTAAAGTATAAAGAGTTGTGTTTGACTCGTAAGTTTACCATCCGTACGCTTTGGTTGTACAAACCTAAACCGGAAGAAAACATCCCGTATTGGTTCTTAGCCTTTCCTACGAAACAAAACTGGACGATGCCTTCAAAAGTCGAATGGGTTGAAGACAACTTAAAACGATTGGTGGAAGCCATCCCTAAAAAGGGAATTACGTCCTTAGGTGTGCCTTACTTAGGGTGTGGGAAAGGAGGACTGGATTACCAAAAGGTAGTCCGTCCTCTTTTATACAAGTACTTAGACCCACTGGACATCCCTGTACATATCTGCGAGAGGAAGTTTTGATGCCTGTATTTAAAATGATTGCTGCTGTCGCGTTTGGTAACTTAGCTGTCGGACAGCAAGGGAAGATCCCATGGAGAATCAAAGAGGACTTACAGCACTTTAAACGCATGACGTTACACACGTGTGTGGTGATGGGTCGTAAGACGTTTGAATCCTTAGGGTCTAAACCACTCCCAGAGCGTACCAACGTAGTACTGTCTACTCAACCACGCCCAGTGGATTTAAACCCAGCGGTGGTGTGGTTGAACTCGTATGACGCTGTACTTGAGTACACGAAAGACGAAGAGCTGGTGTGGGTCATTGGTGGTGGGGAAATTTACGAGTTGTTCTTACCCATCGCACAAGAGCTGGTGCTCACGTGGGTGTTACAGCACGTACCTGACGCAGACGCATTCTTCCCTGACGTCCCGTACGAGCACTACACCCTGAAACGAGAAGAGCTCACCTCGACTCCGATTCAGTCATGGGTGATCACGTACACCAAAAAAGAAAGTACGGAATAAAAGCTACAGGAGGAGCAAGTGCTCCTCCTGTATGCCGCTTACACTTGTATGGCTGGAACTACATCGGGCCAAATGGCTTTAATAACAATCCACTTTGCTTGCTCTACTGGCATACCTTGACCGATCGCTTCCGCAGCTTCAATCAAAGAACAACGACGTGGAGTGATGTCCTGCCCCAAGCTAACCAGTTGTCTTGCGACGTGTTTATCCAAAACTTCCAGCTGATACTGCGTGGTGTGGAATTGCTCGTACGTGATGGTACCCTCAACCACTAAGTTCGCTGCGATGCAGCTGGCCACTTTGTAGTTTTGCCACTCCGCCGACACACGAACGGTACGGTGTTCTTCTTCGGTGGTAGGAACCACCAACCCCATCAACGCAGCACGACAATAAGGAACAGTCCCAGTATGCGCGTGAGAGATCGTGCCGTATAAGGCAAAAACTTTATCGATGGTGCGTCTGAGTGTCAGCGCGGCTTCTTCTTGGTTCCGGACCAACGTGGAATCGAAAGATACCCCGTGTTTAGCAGAGTACCAACACGATTTTAAATTAGGGCGCTTACCGCTACGAACAATAGCAGCAACATTCTTTACGAAACGGATAACGACAACAAATAATTGCTTTAACATAGTTTAGATTCCTTCTTTGAAAATGGGAGTGTGCGGTTATTTAAAAAAGCCTATTCCGCATCTAGCGGAATAGGGAATCTTGCCCCGTGGTACTGCAGGTAGAATACATCCGTCCGTATCCCACCCAGATTGCTGGTGCCTAGCAAACCAGTTCCAGATGACAAATACATGTTCTTATGGGTGTCCCACATCCCTTCGGTTCTGAGAGCTTTGATGTATTCGATGCATTCGACTTTCAGAGTTTTCCACTCTTCAAGAAAACTTTCCGGTAAAGAAACACAATAAAGCTTGGGGCAACTTTGTGTTTTAGGGGTGTGTTCTCCGTAGATCAGACGGTTTTCGTAGTTGGACGTTACACGTCCCCAGTTGTTAACGATCACCGACAGTCTGCGATTAAAGTCTTCCAACTTCATCTCTAGTTGGTCCGACCTTAACTTCTTCTGGACTTGCCGGAACAACGCAACGACGTCGATTCCCGCCCAGTCTGGTTTCGTGCATTCCTCTGGGTCTTTACGAAAAACAAAACGCGAGTAGTCGCGGTACGAGGCTTTGTGCTCCGCGCTGTGTTCAGAAGCTTCCTTCAGTTCTTTTTCGCGCTCTGCTCCGTTACGATAGACGTTCCTGTCATCGGAGTACGTGTAGTACCAGTCGTGCGCCAGTAACGCTTTGCGGAAGGTTTGTAAATCTTTTAAGTCCATGGTCTTTCTCCTAAGGGCGATTGGGGTTACGTTTGTGAATGGGTTAGTGTGCCTCATTCACCGCAATAATTTATATCTATAATTTATTCGAAACGGCAAAAAAGAAAGGACCGCAGTCCTTTCGTTCTAAAGATCAACAAACGGTCCAGTACACGTCTTTTTGTATCGCCCCTGCTCCTGGTGTACCTTCGTACCAAAACACGCCAAAATGCGTACTAAGCGCTTTTGCGATACTTCCAGTAGGAATCGCTTTATCCGTTTGGATAAAGCGTAACCCCGCTTCTTTGATCTTAGCGATCACGCGTGAGTCATCCATATACGGACTGAGTTGTTGTAACAAATCGAGCATTACTTCCACGTACGGATTATTGTCTTTACTACCTACGTAGTACAACCCATGCATCGGTACGGGATATTTGTGCATGTGCTGTAAAGAATACCCATAGGTGTCCACTAACTGCTTCACCGTGTGGATTAACCGTACTGCTTTGCCGTATTCAAAATCTAAGACCAGCTTCAGTCCTGTACCATCGTCGTGTTTCATAGTTTACTTGCTCCACCGAAAGTGATCTATTACAAAAATAAACGAATGTAACTCATTGTCGATTCGTACAAAGTCAGGAGGGATATCTACCCCGTCATTTGCAGACAGATACGTCATAAACCGTTGTAACCACGCATCGTCTTCTACAATACTGTTCGTGTGCTGTGACATCAATAACCGTAACGTCAGTAACGTCGACGGATAGTGTTCACGGTACACTTTCCTCGCTAACAGAAAGT